CATTGTAAAAATACCGTAATTCTTTTGTTCATCATTCGTTTGATTTCCAGAAACATTGTTTGTAACGGGTTTTGATTTACGTTTCACATTATAATTATTTGAGGTAGGAATAATTTTGTTATTTATAATAAACTCATCATTATCCTCGTGAAGTTCTGGTAATACTCGTGTTAGTGGTTTATCTACAATTAAAAAGAGGCGATCGCTTTTTAACAAACTTCTATATTCTTGAATAGTCAAATTCCCGCAAAATCTATCAAGCAAATAATGTGGATCAGGTGCGGGTTTTATGTTTTTAACATAATCATATACCTTATTGTAAATATTATTCAATAAACTGTATCTTTCAAACTTACTAGAACTATCAATATTTTCCTTCATTAGATAGGCAACTGCACATTCTGGTGAACAAAAACAACCATACACATGATAAGTTCCTTTCAAATAAAACTTTGGAATATAAATAGGAGGATTTTCAAATCCATAAGAGCACCAAAAACAACAAGAATTAGCATCTGGAACACTATTAATATGTAAAAGTTGTTCTAATGATTTTAATTTACGATAAGTTTCTTTCGTACTTACATTTTCGTCTATTACCTTCATTTCTACTTTTTCTTCCATAGCTTCTTGTGTTTCATTTTTACTACAAGTGCTATTAATAATCTGGAATATTGTATTATCGTTACCTTTATTTTGCGTATCAATCATATGATAATTTAAAGTATTCTCATCATAAGACCCAATATTCGAATCTGTAAAATCATCTTTTCTATTCTCATTTTTTGTTATTTCAAGATCTCTTGTGCTGCATTTTAAATGTAACATTATATTTGGTTTTTGAATAACTGCTTCTTTCTTTTCAGAACTTTCTTCTATGATTTTACCTCCTTTGGGTTTTCTACCCCTTTTTTTTGGAGCTGGTGTAGGAATAATAATATTGTTTTCAAGATTATACTTTTCCTTTTCTTTCATTTCTTCAATTTCCTTTTTGGATCTTCTTCCTCTTTTTGGTTTAACTGTTTTTATTTCTGCTCCGGTATTAGTATTATTTGTGTTTGTATTGTTTCCACAGATATCCATTTTATGAAAATAAAAAAATTGGGTTTAAATCGATTTCACTATTGTTTAACGTTAATGATGACTCACCATTATTACTACAACGATTTACATCGCCCTTCTTTCACAGTTCTGTTTTTTTCTTGTTCCTTTTCGAAATCCTTCTCAAGATAGCATTTTCTACATACTGGAATATAGTTATCGTTTCCTACCTCCTTTTGTTCAGTGTTATCTGAAATTCTATGGGTGAATATGGCTCTTGTTCCATTTTTACATATGGAACAAATAGCTCGCATTTTATGAACTTTATCACACATAGGGATAAGATCTAGTAAATCACCAAACTTTTCTCTTCTGAAATCACCATCTAATCCACAAACATAAACAATTTTATTAAAACTGAGTAATTTCTGAACAAATGGAACAAGTCGTTTAAAGAATTGGCCTTCGTTTATGAGAATAACAGGCGAAGATCGTAAGTCAGGATACTCTTGAAACTCTGTGCCATTAAAGTCATCTATCATAATACACGGTATCATTTGCTTATCGTGTGTGGAAAGCATATTTTCAGAATATCGTTTATCTTCTGAATAATTGATTACAGAAACTTGCACTCCACAATAGGAGAACCTTTTATGTATTTCTAGAATCCAACTGGTTTTACCTGAAAACATAGGACCGATAGCTAATTCCAAATATCCATGAGGAAATGCATCCAGCGATTCAGTTTGCGGTTCCATTTTAATTTACTATAAGTTTGAAAATAATAAAATGAATCGTAACTTAATCAATTTTATTATTATTATTTATTAATCCTTGGTATTTTCCAAAGAATTATTTGAGTTGTGAACAGACCAACACTGCTGTTCCAAATCACCCACTATTTTGTCTTCTTCTTCTTCATTCATCGATTCCATAATAGCCTTGTTTTCTTCTTCTTCCCATTCTTTCTTTATTTTTTCGTATTGTTTATCATTAAAATCTTTGGTTGCTGCATCTAATGTAAGTCTCATTTGTCTATATATTTCTTGATTTACTGATTTTACTTTATATTTTTTCTCGACATCAATACCCATATATTCTTTGACTATATTTATCGTGTTGTAATCATGTTCAACAAGTTTTGATATTATTACGTCCGTAGAATAATCTGTTTGTCTAGAAACTAGATTTATCATATCTTCTTTTTCTGCTTCAGATATTTTTGACATAATATCCACAATATAGTAACATCAGATAGTTTTTTTAAGTATTTTACATGAAACACAAAGATATTTGTTCACATTTTTGAATGAGGAATTAAATGATACAAAATAAGTTATATATAAATAAGTTAAACATAAATGCACTATAGAGGATATGCCAGATATACTAAACGTAACAATTGACCCTATCTTACCAGATATAAATTATATGGTAAAAAACCACATTGAAACATGTGTGAGAAAATTCAATAAACAATTTATCTGTGCACAGATAAGCGAACATAAACAAAAGATTAAAGTTTTAGAGAAGCAGCTTGAAATGTTGGATAATGATGCATTTGGGTATTCAGATATTCATTTCGATGAAGAAAATGAAGAAGAAAATCAATATCAAGCACATCAAGAAAATATACAATTATCAATTGATGAGATTGAAAATGATGGTGTAGGCGATAAGGATAATAATGAAATTAAAGTGAAAAGAACTACAACTAGTAAAACTTTTCAGTCTATAGAGAATAATAATGTGAAACACGAAGACGTAAATATAAATACTACATCGAGCGATGTCAATGTTCCGGTATGTGTAGAAACATTTGAACAATTTAGAGCTGATAAACAACCAACTAGTTCAGATAGTGATAATAATATTATTCATTCAAGTGTTATATCTGATCACCACGAAAAAACATCAGTTTCTATAGATGATATTTCATTTGAAAAGGGAGATAATTCTGAAAATACAGAAGAAGGCCAAGACTCAGAACATGATGATGAAGAAGAAGAGGAGGAAGAGGAGCCTGACGTAGATGAAGAAGTAGTTGGTGTATTTGAGATAGAAATAGATGACAAGGTTTATTTTACAACAGATGAAATTAATGGAACCTTGTATGAAATAGATGATGATGGTGAACCAGGAGATGAAGTGGGTAAATTAAGCAATGGAAGTCCAGTATTTAATAATAATGGATTACCTAGTCAGTAAATGATACAAATTAAATTGTCAATTAAAATTAATAAATAATAATTGACAATACATCTAAATATAATTTAAAAAGTTGTAGAATTATGATATAATGAAACTATTTGGATTTTCTTTGGCTAACGTGAACTTAAACTTAAAAGAACAAATTAACAATTATCCTATTATCTCAAAAATCGTTACAGGTTGTACTGCATTTGTTGGTGTATATATTATTGGAAAAAATGACAAACTAAAAAGTAGTTTAATTGCATTATCATATAATTTAATTTATTTGTACAATTATGTTGTTATGACAATAGAAAAATGGATGCCAACAATTGGATTTGAACCGGAACAAGGTTCTATGGATGTAAAAATACAGAAAACATTGTTTTTTATCAAGAACAACGTTGATTTAATTGAAAGTGTTGAATGTAGTAATTATGAAAGTACGGATTTTATATTGCAACGAAAAGATAAAGGCACTGTGATAGGTAAATCTAATAATTTTGTAGTATCGAAAGATTCTATTGTAAATCAAGTATATGAACCATTTTTTCTTTCAATATATATTTCATTTGAAACGAATGGTAATGATAGTGATAGTGGTGATGATTCTGAATTAAAAATATCACTTGTTACCGAAAATGATAATTTTTATGTGTATGGAAATAAGATTGATAAATATGTTTTATGGTATCTTGTGTTTACACAACATAATATAAATAATTATGGAAAGGATTATTCATTGAAATATATGACAAATAGTTTTGAACAAGGTAAATTGGATTCTACAAAGAGTATTTTAATTAAAGAAAACACATTTGTTGTATTGTAAACCAATATAAATGTAATTTGAATATGTATATATCAACTAATGGAAAAACAACAACGTGATCCCGTTGAAGATACACATCATAAATTAGAATCCGAATGGACATTTTGGGCACATCTTCCTCACGATACAGATTGGAGTACAAATAGTTATAAAGAAGTTTTTAATATGACAAGTGTTGAAGAAACAATTTCATTACTTGAATCAATACCAAATGTATTAGTTGAAAACTGTATGTTATTTGTTATGAAGAAAGGTATTATTCCAGTATGGGAAGATCCAAATAATAGAAATGGTGGTTGTTTTTCTTATAAGATTAATAATAAACATGTTCATCAAATATGGAAAGAATTAACTTATTCTTTGGTTGGATCTTCTATTAGTAATCATTCAGATTTTGTAGATTCAGTTACAGGTATAACCATATCTCCCAAAAAGTCGTTTTGTATTATCAAGATATGGATGTCAAATTGTGATTATCAAGATCCTGAACTAGTTACAAAAGAAATAAAGGGATTGACTACAATGGGATGTATTTTCAAAAAACATTCACCTGAATATTAATATTCACAATCAAATAAATAAACATAACCAATTTCAAATAATTGTTTATGTTTATGGTTTACGACGAGATTTTTTGTTTCTTCTTTTATTATTCTTTTTTGATTTTCTTTTTCCTCCTTTATGATGACCAGAATAAGAATAACCAGTATAACTATCACTGGTATCATCAAGATGGTTTTCCGCTGCCATTAGTGAACTTAAATTATTAGATGAATAAAAATTATTCATTGATTGATTAAGGTATAGATTATCTTGGCTTACAAATTTATTATTATCCCAAATCACGGGATAAAATGTATCAGTGGTTGTATTCAATCTGTATGCCTGTATATTTCCATTTTTGGCAGCATTTTTGTCATTATTGTCCATTTCATCAAATACAAATAAATTAGGGTAAATGCGTATATCATTTTGATTTGCTATCATAATATTCATATCTTCTAAATGTATTTTCTTATACAGCGTATGATACGCAGTATATAGTCGATATTGTAGTTCCAATTTTTGTTGTTCTTTGGGACTCATTTGAGATGTAACTGTTGCAACAGTTCCTGGTGTTCCTGAAAGAGAAGCTAATGGCGATAAGTATGGCGAATCAACTAGGGTTGCAACATCACTGCCTGTTGACAAGGAAGATACTGAATCGCTTCCTTGTCTTTTATTCTGATTCTGAGGAGTGGTATAATTTGAGTTTGGATCTGACATTCAATATTATATTGTTATCTAAAATAAACGAACAAAATAATATAATTTTTGATGATATTTTCATTTTTATTTTTTGGATTTACGTCTAGTTTTCTTTTTACCTTTTTTACGTGTGTTTCTTAATTTACTTTTTTCTTTTCTTTTAGATTTTCTTTTTTGTGGTTTATGTTTATGCTTTTTTTTTGTAATTTGTTTTGATTTCATTTTTCTTTTTTTGATTATTTGAAACAATATGTTTTGTCCTCCTTCTTGACGTGGAGCTTCGTCACCATCTATTCCTTCAGGTTCAATATCAGGTATGTCATTAGACCTCAAATCAGGTTTATTAATACTGTCTTCTTCTTCCTGTTCTTTTGGTTCTTCTATAATTTCATCCACATAACCAGTTGTTTTTTCTTCAATGTAATTAGTTTGATCGTCTGTAATCCCTGCATTATCATCCTCTTCTTCGTCCTCAGCTTCAATAACCAAATGATCTTTTTCATCTCTTTCATGCTCATAATGATTGACATATATTTCATCACCTTTAACATTAGCCATTTATTATCAATATAGTATTTATATAGTATATTGATATAATTTACTTTCTCAAGGGACGTTCTGTCTGTTTAGGTACAAATGGTTTTGCAACAACAGGAGCTGGGTTTTTATATATTCCCAAACTAGGTAAACATTTTAAATCAGCATCAAGAGTAATAGGTTGAGGTTTGGTTAAATCAGTAGTTCCAATACCAAATAAAAACGACTCAATCTCTACTGGATTTGCAGATAATTGTGTTTTTGGAAGTTGTGGATTTCCTACTCCATTTCCAGCATAACAAGTTTCTTGGGATTGTCCATAATCCTTGTAAAGTGAATAGTCTTGGGATTGAATACTTTGATTTAATTCTAAAAGATAGTTATTGACAGTGTTTTTATTTCTGGTAGATGCCATTGTCTGTATATATGTAATATATAGACAATATAATTTTCGTGTATTATAAACCAAAATTCATATGTTTACTTTTCAAATCACTGTAATCTATTTTTTTGCTATCTAACTTCTTTTCAAGTGCTTTAATATATGATCTATATTGTGCGCAACGAATCATTCTAAATATACCACCTACCCTTCTCTTTCGAGATTTTCCTCCTATTTTTTTGGTTGTATGTTGTTTCGATTTCGATTTCCGTATTTTTCTGGTGTTCATTCTTTATAATATGTATATAAATTATTCACGAACAACATAAACATTATAATCATCACGATATGTTCTAATAAGTTCATCATACTTGGTAATAAAGTTTCCGTCTTTATAATCAGGATAAACACTGTCAACGACAGCTTTGTCTTCACATAATGTTTTTTCCATTAGGTATTTTGTAATTTCATCAAAAAAATAATCAATTACTGGTATTCCTGTAATTAAATTATTCCTATATGTTTTGACAAACAGTCGTGTTTTATTTTCAGAAATAGGTAAGGCAGATGTAATAATAGTATTTACATAAGGTCCAAACTTTACACGTGCTACTGTATAATGTGGTATAACATACTCGTTTTCAACTACAAGTTCATTAATACCATATAATAGTTTGGGAATGGATTTATCTCCTGCTTCATATGTATATGTAACTTTTATGTGTCCATCAGCTATTCTTTCCACTTTGTCACTTGAAGGTAAAGGTTTCATCATATTTCCAAACGAATGTAATTCTGATATATGAAGAATGTCCAAAGAATTTTCAGAAACTGTTCGTGCATCAATGTTAAAATCTTTACTTATATCCACAGATTTAAAGTTCGAATCATATGCTTCTGGTTCAACCCAAAAATCATATCCTCCTGGTAAAACATCAAGATCTGTAGAGGGTTTATCAAACATATATATCCAATTATTTTTTCGAATAATGTGGTAATATGGAACGTCTGTTTTTTTACTAAACTTTGCTTGATTTCCTCTCACAGATGTTTGTCCGGGAGTTTGAATAAGTCTTCCACACGAATTAAATTTGAATGTATGATAAGGACAGACAACACAATTTAATGACGTATCTACTCTTCCATTGGATAATGATACTCCTCTGTGTGAACATATATCACTAATAGCAGAATATGCGTTTGTCCTATCTTTCCATACCGTAATAGGTGTATCTCGAATAGTTAATTTAAAGGGTTTATTTACTTCTACTTGACTGTCTTCACCTACAACATACCAGTGATTATGAGCATTGAGAGTAGTTGTTTTTATACGATAATTGTGTAATTTATTATTCACAATATTTTTGAAGCATATAATATTCTGGAAAAAGGTTGCGAATAGAAAGTTCACAAATATAATATATATCAAGTTCATTGACATATATATTATAAAGTCTTCATATTATATTTATTATTTTAGTAAATTACTTATTTCATAATGCGATATTAAACTCAAGGGTTAGGAGTTGGTGGAGGAGTAGGAATGGTTTCCATAGAACTATCTGGATCCAATGCTATAATACCCTGTTTCAAATTAGGTTGATTTGTGGGAAATTGTGAAAGAGGAGGTCCAGGTCCTGGTGGAGGAGGTGGAATATAACTATCTTCCGAATCTCCAAATAAATCGCTGTCTTGAATATTCGGTGGTGCTGAAATAGTTGGATCTTGTGTAATATCAACAGGAGCTCCAATAGTTAATGCGGGTTGATCAACGGATTCCGCATCCGAATCTGAATCATACATCATAGGATTTATTTGTGGTGATCCTGGTGCCATTACGGGTTGACCTGTAACTGGATCATACAACATTGGTGGTGTATTATTTGATGGAGGAGTTCCAGGTGGTGTAAATGGAAGAAATGGTCCTTGAGGTCCTGTCAACCCTTGTTGTTGATACATCATTTGTTCGGATGATAATGATTCATCGTCACTAATTGGATGGTATTCTTCACTCATATCGTCTTCCATTGCTGCTTTAGCAGACATATCCATAATATCATCAGGTATAGCTTGTTGCATAAGTGCTCCACTATTTCCTTCATTTTGATTGGTTGTTGTTAATTGTTTTCCAATCTTATAACTGATGATTTCATATTCTCCGTGCATTAATAATTCTTGTTTGTCGTAGTGTGATTGTCTCAATATATATTCACCAGTAATATGATCTTGTTCTACCGACATATGTTTATATTTCAACGAGTTCAACGTATCCAGATTCTTTCTCATTTCATTTTTATATAAATCAACAACATCGATTAGAAATTGTGTGTTTCTAGTTTTTTCGTATTCATCTGTGTAGTTTTTAATTGATGCAATATGAACATTTAAAAGTTGTTTTGCCTCTAAAAATGCTTGTCTTTTTTCAAAAGAGTCTGTAATACTAGAATAACTGATTAAAATATCTCTGTAATAATCTGTTATATCATCTAATTCTTTTTTCAAACGTTCAAAATCACGGACTACTTCTTCTTCGCTAATATACCCAAAAAGTTCATCATTTTTTTTAATAATAACTTGATTCATTATATTTTCAATCTCTTCTTCCTGTTCTCTTTTCTCTTTTATTAAAGACATTATATCTCCTGTTTTAATTTCTATATCTAATTGACAAGGCTGGCTATTATCACCGCATTTGGCGATAAGCGTATTTACTTTTAATTTATCTGTTTTTGTTTCAAATAATGATCCAACTGCACGATTACAACTTATGCATTTGGGAGTAAACTTACGATACATATCTCTCATTTCTTTTTTAGATAATCCTAATTTCTTAATTTCTTTCTTTTTCTCAGTTTTTTTTGTTTCGTAAGATGATTTCAAGTTATAATATTTATTTAATGAATCTTCTAGTTCATCAAGGTTAGTAGTAGTAGGATCATTATCGTGACTGGAAGTTTCCATTCTAATAATATAACACTATATATTATTAGTTTACTTTACTCATAACTTATCATACTCATTTTTCCAATTAGCTAATCCTGTTATATTTCCTTGACTTTGCATACGTCTTGTATCTTGATAGTTTTTAATCCTGGATAATATGTAGTGTTTTTTCTTTCTCTCGTTTAGCATTTTTTGCATTGGTGTTGGTTTCCCCTTATATTTGAAATATAAAAACAATGCTATTGCTAATACAAGTAATACAAATATAACTATATTTGTCATATTATTATAGTATTCCTTTTTGTATTTTGCACACTGATGTAGTGTTTCTTTTAAAAAATACCTTGTTCCCGGTTCAACTAATGTGGGTTTAGTAATATCTATATCTATGTTCATGATATTGATAAATACTTTTATTATATCATATTAATTTATACACATTAATTAATGGCAGAAAAAAAAAGTCAAGACAATACCGGGCTTGGTATTTTACTAACTCTTATAACCCTAGTTCTCTACTTTATGTATATGAAACCACAATTAACCCTAGATATAATGGAAGATTTGGATCTGTATTATAGTCATATTGGTGTGACTTATATGATGGCAGTAAGTTTAATTGGTATTATGGTTGTCATTCATTTACTAGTTAATATAGCAGGATTTCAAAACAAATGTGGTGGCAGTGCACTTGAAAATTTCAGACAAGTGTTTGCACCAACCATATTCCCTTGGTTATTTGTTTTCGGAGGCATAATATTAACATTGATTATTTTTCCTGGATTTAAGGGTGCATTTTCAAATGTAATTGGTTACTATTTTGTTGCAACTCGTTCTCATGAATTGCTAACGGAGATTCTTGGTGATCAAAGTACAAATCCTATGCTTGATGAACTAACACCTGAAGAACAAGAGGATGAGATGAATAAAACGAATTTGCGCAAGACATCAGATGCAATTGTAAAACTTGTAGGAAATAGTGCTATCTTAATTAATCAAATAACACCTGGAAACTTTATGGGTATGTGGGAAATATTAACACCACTTATGAAAACAGAATATCAACAAGAAGAAAATGCACATACTTTGAATGAAATTAAAAATGAACTTTTAGAAAACGTTATCTTTAGAGACAACATTGGTGAATTCTGTTGGTATTTGTACACAGGAATACTTGTTATTGTCTTTGTGAAATCAATGCTTGTGAATATAGAATGCACAGCCAACCTTGAGAGAGTCAAAGAGAAAGTTGCCGCCTATGATTCAAAACAAGCAGGAGATGCAGCTGTCAATGCTCACAAGAAAACACAGGTATACGTTGGATAATAATATTTGTAATTATAACTACACAATTTATATTGTTTATGATGTAACAATATAAATTAAATGAATATTTTAGGACGGATTGTGTAGGCTTGAACAGCTAAATAACACAAAATACCTAATATGATTGCAAACATCCAAATTGGAAAAATCGTTTTTTTCTTAAATCCAATTCCAAATTGTCTCACGCTACCGTCTTCTTCAAAAAGTAACCAAGGACATCCGTGAATTACTAAAAAGTAAAATCCGACAAAAAGGAATATCGCATAAAATGCTGGATTTTCAATAATTTCTTTTTTAACCATTCGTATATAATAGGAAAACAAACAAAAATAGTAAGTATTACTTTTTTTCATTTAATACATGCATACATATCTACTCCATATCATTCCAATTTTCTTCTTCTAGACCTTCATAATCACCATTTTCATCGTCTCCTTTATACATAGACAAGTCATATTCGTCTTCATTTATTCCTTCTTCAACTTCTAAATCTTCTAAATAATCATCTATGTATTGTTGCATGTTTTCTTCGGTAGCTTGTTTTTGCTGTCTTTTCACTACTTTTTCTACTTCTTGAAGTCTTTCTGCAAACTCACGATCTTTATCGTAATCATCTTTTACAAATGTCTTCAATCCTTTTTGTAGACCTTTGTTCCAAACACCTAATTTATTTATTTTCTTAATGGTATCTATTTCCATCTCTTCGTCTGTTAATCCAGCCAATCTTTCTGTAAAATCAAAATGTTTTTCTGATTCACGAACCTTGAAATTAATATCTGCGACTTGTAAATATGTAACATCAATTAAATCACGATGATTTTGAATAATTTTTGTGAAACCAATAAGCATTTTATATACGTTGGATTTTAATTCTGCTACGTCATTCGTGTAGACACTTGGATCGATATCAGGTATATCTTTGTCTTCTCTTCTAATTAAGTTTTCAACAGTGTAATTTTCTTCTTCATTGTCGATATTTAACATCATATCTGTATTCACCAGATCAATATAATTTTGAAAGGATAAAAGAAAGTAATATTCAAATATCATCAAACATGTATCTCTGTAATACGTTGGTATATCTGTGTCTGCTTCTGTATTTGTGTTTGCATTTGAAAGATTGTTTGAATAATATGGTGTATTGTCCACAAGATTCAACAATATTTCTGAATATTCGGATATAGAGTCCAATACTTTGTTCATTACAGGTGTATTATAAAACAACACGAGTTCAGTGTAATATGAATAATTGGATTCATTTATATTTTCGACTAGTAAAGGAGACAATCCCATACGTTTAATTGCCTCTTTGGAATCGGACCATACTTCTTTGTGGTGATCCTCCTTTGATCTACGTATCATATGTGGGAAAACAGTTGATATGTTATGAACATATGTTTTTATAAAGTCTAGACAATTATGGAGTTGATCATTTGTATCTTTTGATGTTGTATCCTCAGTAAACTTCCATTTTGTTATTGTATTGAAGAAAAGTTTTAGTGATTGAATACTGTTTCTATCAAGAGACAGTGTATTTTCAAACTCGGAAATAATAGTTTGTTTCATTTTGTTATTTTCACTCGTTAACAAATTGCGAAGACTACGCACCTCTTTTGTTTTATTGCCATCATTATTTTCAAAATCTTCAATCACTAGCTCAAAATGTTTCTTTAAACTAATAAATTTGTCTATATGTTTCTTTTTTAATTCTGTGATATCAGACGACAATCCAATGATATTTTCGTTATTTTCACCTGATTCATCATCATCTTTCTTAGATGAAATGTAATCTATTTGTTCAAAGTAATCTACTAATATTTCACTTTGTAATTTTGATGTTGACTCATAATGAACTTGTATTTTGTTTTTCGAACCAATTACTTCAAGTAATTTTTGAAAATGATCTGAATCATAAACATTACCTTGTTGCTTTAATTTTCTAATTTTTTCTGATATGGGATCACTATTGTCAAAAGACTCTGGTTTATCGCCACAAATAGCAATAATGTTATCGTCTGTTATACCATCACGATCAAACTTACATAATGAAATAAATGTTCTATAAATAGTTTCCTCACTGAACTCTTTTTTCAGAGGTAATTGAATTGCTTTACTGTCAACGTCACAATAAATAGTAGAAGCTATAGATAATTTATTTATATCATTTAATACATTTTCAATAGCTGTTATAACAGGTAACGTTCTTGTGATTTCAGAATCAAATCCTTCAAAAAATTTCATTTCTCCGCGAATAGATGATTCTAAAAATAGTTCTTTGGATAAATTTGTATTTTCTCTACTTACTTTGTTATCTATAATAGTTTGAATAATTTCTTGAATAAGAAGTGAATAGTGAAACATTTTTCCTTTCAATACATTTATCTTTTTCCATTGAATAGGACTACCCATTTTTATATCGGATATCAAAAGTTTACGATAACCATCAGCTACATTTTCAATGTTTTTCATTTTTATAGGGAATAAAGGTGGTAAAAACATTGTCCAGTTATTAATTCTGTTTTCTTCTTGTATTTCTTCTTGGGGATGAGTAAGTGTATATTCAAGTTTTTCATTTATTTTTTCTTGAACAGTGGAATTGTTTATGTAGTAAGTATCAATAAAAGCCTTGGTTTTCTTCAAAATACTATCAAAGTTCTTTTTCCTTAGCACTTTCCATACACCACTAGATGTAGGTATCTTACTTACAACACAAATCAAATACGTTATACCTCCCAGATTTTCTTTTCCTTCTAGCGGATATCCGTTAAAAGAACGAATACATCCTGGATATGTTTTCTTACTTACCACTCCTGGTATTTTTGTTTGAATACCTATTAAAAATGCACCAAGTGTGAGATAGAGTATTGTTTCACTATAAACATATTCGTAAGGTGGAACCTTTTTTCCTCTTACAGCACTTTCTTTGACGAACTCTTTGTATTCTTTTTCGCTTGATAACACACCCGGTTGATGTAAAATAGAAGATGCTAGAGTAATAATAAAATCAATGGTATTATCGAGAGATATGCTCATAGCATTAACCAATGTATTAATAATACCAAACATTGCTTTTGTTTGAGGAGTATTATATGTTTTTTTCACATCGCTCATTTTTTTCAGTTCACGGGCATATTTGGCTTTTGTATCTTCTGTGACAAGTTCTCTCGAAACAGCTTTTCTTCCACTTGTCTCATATCCTTCATCATCATCAAACATCTTTTTACATATTTCAAAACCACTATGTTTATCTACCCAATAACCACCATCATCACTTTCCACCCCACTTTCACGTACAACTCTATCTAAAACAGTTCTAAAGGTTGATTTATCATAATCATCACCATCATCAACCCAAGCAGTCGCTAGATGATACAAAAATATAGGGACAAGTGGTTTCTTTGTTTCAATACAGTATCTCCAATGAGAAGGACTGAATGATTCGTCGTCTGTTTCTTGGGATGTATATTCTTCTGTGAAGTTTGAAATAAAATACAACAAATCCGTATATTTTTGTGTAAGGTTCTCTTTTGCCATAATTGTTTTTAATGTATCACGAAAAGGAGATTTAATAATTTCATCATAAGATTCAACTGTAAGACCTAATTTAAACTGATATGTATCATATTTTAACACTTCAGAAGAACGATATTTCACTATTTTTTCAAGGAAATACAAATCTTTTGCATACTTATTTGTTACATAACTCGCAAGTTGTTCTTTTGATTTTTCGTATTGATTATCAAATTCCGATATAAGTTTTTGAACGATACTTTTTCGAAGTTTGGTCTTATTCATATCTTTTGGAACACAATCATCGTTAACAGATACACAGTCTAATTTAAGATCACAATCATTCTTTTTGTTGGTGGAATTAATTTTATCATCAATTGTTTTATCGATTTTCCACTTGTTATTTGCTCTTTTCAAATACACATTTTGATCATCTACAGATGAATAATATAATGCATAGTCTCCTTCTCTAACACGTTTCTTTCCAGTAATAAGGGTTTCTGTTAGGTAATCAATATCTGTACTACCGTTAGGAAGAACACCTGAAACTTTTTTCTTTATAAATTCAAAAAACTCGTCTTGTGACATTTTTGAATGCTCGGATGTGAACTTTTCAAATATGTTGGTATGTGGTTCACTTGGTTTTATTAACATAGTGTAGTCTGTTTCATCGTACTTTTTATCATAGTATATATCCATACCTTCATCTTTTTTGATATCTTCTTCAAAATAATATTGTTTTGTAATAACAACAGTTTTACATTGATTAGAAGCACTGTTTTCTGATAAAACTTGTTCAGGTGAATCATCATTCAATGAACTCATAATAGAAGAAATGTTGTCATGAATTAAATTATCTAGATTTTGAATAGATAATACATCAGCTAGAAGACTACCTCCATCAGATTTAATAATCTTTGCTAACAATTCACTGCTTGTCATAATCCCTTCTCTGCGAACATATTTGTCCAATACTTCTTGTGAGTTAGGCATAGTAATTAGATCTTCAACGGACTGAATAGATGATACATTTGTTGATGGTATCGTGCGAATCTTATTAAACTCACTCATTCTATTTTTTAATTTTGTGATATAGGATTGTATGTTAGATTGAACAAGTGTGCGAATAATTTCATACTGTTTATAGGTAATATCGTTTGTATATATCAAAAATGGTTCCAAATGAGTGATAAAATCGTGATAATTTGTGCTTGTTAATGCGTGAACAGAAACCATATCAATTGCATCTTTTGTCATTGGGACAATAGAATGTATATACTTTTCAAGAATCTCCGATTTGGATAACGTGGACAACGTATCATTATTTATATTCAGTTTGTAAACATTAAATGAATCATTTGTGTCTGCCTTATAATAAGAATGTTTGAAATTATCAATAAAAATCCTGTTTAGTTTGGTTTTACGATGAATTGTTTTGAAATAAGTAGAATATAACTGACTAAGTTGACATCTTTTATGAATATCAGTGTATGGTAGATTTATTTTTGAAAACTTCTGACTACTAAATGGTAAAGTAATGAAAGACGATAAAGATATAATATCGTTCGTTCGAATAGGTGTTCTAACTGTTCTAGTAGAACTATTCATATTTACGTCTCGTGGTTCTAACAATAAATGCGGTTCAACAAACTGATATTTATCCATTCTACATTGTCCAATAGATCCATTTTTCATCTTTGTAGATGTAAAATTTCCATTGTTGTCAATAACAGCAAGAATCTTTTCTAATGAGTTAATGTATGAAATCACATTTTTATCTTCAATATTTGCTTCAATGCTTGGTGCCATATTTGCAGTAAGTTCTTCAATGTATCTTTTATAGTGATTTATGGCTTCACCATTACCGCCTTTCATATAATACTGTAAAACTTGTGTTAAATCGTCAACAACAGTAGAAGATGTTGTAATATCTGCAGGTATATCTTCGTCTTTATCAGAACATATAGTATGTATATTTTTCACAACAGGAAGAATCCAATACAATTGATGATCAAGACGTTTTAAAGAGTCAACAAGTGGTTTCCATTTAGACCCATTCTTTCTAGGTCCTAAAATGTTTCCATATTCATCAATATTTGAAAATGTGTTTCTTAGTTGAACAAAATATTCCACTTGTTTTTTTAGTTCATTTTGTAGATGAATTGTTCTATCCTTTTCTTTGTATTTTAAGAGAAGATCACTTAATAAATCATCTGTCTGTGATTGTAAATCATATCGTTGTTTTTTATTAGATACATTTCTCGTTTCTGTAACATCTTCAAGAATGGCACCTAACTTTCTTTCGTCTGCTTCAATAATGAACCCTTGAATATTGTTGTTTATTTCAGTAATTGTTCTACTAGACAAAACTTGTTGTTCTTCCGTTTCAATTAAATCTTCTTCTTGTTCATCCGTATCATCAAATCTGTCATCGTCATCATCAATGATATCATCTTCTATATTTACGTTTACATTTTCATCTCTATTGATATCAATTTGGTTAATCAAATCATCGTCTTTTGGAGGTGATCTTCGTTCAATTACATTTATATTTAATTTTTCAGGAAGTCCTTTGTAACCAAAATCAATGTAAAGGGTTTCATTATCTGGATAACTTGTAATTTCAATCATATCTTCTTCAAGGTTTGTTATTTCTCCAGTGAGAATAGCAGGAACGTTCCCGTTAAAATAAATATTAATCCACGTTCCAGGAACTAAACTATTTTGTTTTGCATATCCCCTTTCTGGATTTCTCTCTAGGATGTTTATTTCAGTAATACTACCGTCACCAATCGTTCCGTTTTTAATGGTTAGTTTGTGGCTAGACAAAGATTCAACATTGGTAATAACCATTTTTTTCTGATCAATGTATTCGATAAAAAACAAAAGGTTGTTGAATATTTCATTGTCAGGTGATTTAATAAGAATAATGTCAGATAATCTCAATGTATTATTTTTATTTGGTTTCTTTGTTGTAGATGTTTTATTTCCCATATCTTCTTGGGGTCCAGGACTTATATTTGTTTCGTCTGTGGCAAACTGTGATTGTAACATTGAATTATTCTTACTATATGAATAGAAATATATTTATTATTTTATTGGCAATACTTAATATACGTAAACTGTAATATAATAGTTAAAATATTTAAAGATACATATAGTATTGATGTACAATACAAATGACATCTGGTGCGTATTCATTGACAACAAAAACTCCTCTTTTTAAGAATATTATTCATCGTCTGTTTGATAAGGAGACAGACACCCCCGACATAAACGATTCGTATTTTTTTCGTACTTATTTGAAGAAAAATAAGGATGATACATCTCTTCTTCCAGTAACCTATAAGATTATAAATTACAAGCGTGATAATATTGATGCTACAAACATTCAGAGCTTGGGTGTACTGCGTTCCTTGGTGTTTAATAGTAAGAATGAACTTATATGTTTTTCTCCAGTGAAGTCATTTAATTCTCCGTATATGTCTGAAGGAGTCGCTACATCACAAACTACTGGTGACAAACACCATATTGTTGAAGAGTTTATTGATGGAACTATGATAAACATGTTTTGGTGTAAGGAGTCTTCTACTTGGCAAATTATGACAAAGAAGAATATTGGTGCTGAAAACTCTTATTATGTATACTCGACATCAAACAAGCAGAAAAAGTTCAAAGATATGTTCTGGGAAACATTTCATTCTTGTGTTCCGAATGCTGACCATTTTTCTCATTTCGATAAGAATATTTCGTATAGTTTTGTTCTAGTCCATCCTGAAAATAGAATTATTACAAAGGTTTCTGAACCTAAGCTTTATTTGGTAGAGGCATATAAGATTGAAAGTTTTATTGATGATGCAAATGATTACGAGAATACTAAATATACTGTGAATATATTGAGTAGATCTGAGAAGCAGAATATGATTGATGGAACTTCTTGTTTACTTCCTGAGGAGTTTGATGTTCCTACAACAATGGGTAGTTTATTCAAGTCCCAAAATAGAAGTGATGTGAAGAAGGGGTTTGTATTGAAATCCTATTCTAGTGGAACCGAAGAGACAGAGAGTGATGGATCTATGTATTTGCAATGGAGATCTAAGTTTGTGAACAAGGATTATTTGGCCATACAGAAACTAAAGAATAATTGTTCTGATATAAGATTCTTGTATTTGTCTCTTCGTAAGACCAAGAAGATTACAGAGTATTTGCGTGTTTTCCCAGAGCAAGCACCAATTTTTGATGATTATTGTTCTAAGGTTCACGATTATACACATCTTCTTTACGAGAAGTATTGTGATTGTTTTATTGTAAAATCGAATCCTCTTAATACTTATGATGCAAGCGTAAGAACGCATATGTTTACATTGCATCAGATGTATATTAAAGAGTTCAAGGAGCACAATAGAAAACTACGATTTTCTGATATTATCGAGTATGTGAACAATATGGACATTCCTCTTTTATTTACTACTATTTTCAAGTCATCTACTGCATACAGTTCTGTTTCCGATAAGCCTACTAGTAGCGAAAATACTTCACAAGAAGAATCTTTTGAATGCTAATTAAGTAATGTTAATAAAACAATAAAAATAATCAAGTGAATAGAAACACTTGATTATTTGACGATTATTTATATATTTATGGAGTTATATATGTCATTATTTAAATCATACCATTTTCTTTATATCTTGGAAAATTACTTCTGCAGCTTTAAGTGTGCTAAGTAAATCATCTGTAACATTTGTTGGATTTGTTTCATCCTTATAACCAATGCGCAATAATCCAAAATCATCGTGAGGATGTAGCTTTTTAAAACCACAGAATGTCATCGTTTGTGTGTTTTCATAATATGCTGAATACATTAGGTATTGAATTAACATACCAATCGTATAATCCTCATTGTAAAGTTTTATATCAAACCCATTTTGAATAGTGCTTTGTGTATTATCAATACCAACCTCTCCATCTGACAACATTTTGGAAATATTTGCAATACGATGAGTCATACTATCACAAGCAATCTTAAGTAATTCTTTACAGGTAAATACACCTACTGTCTTTATAGTAAAATCAAAACTATTTTCTATGAAAATGCGCTGTGCATTAAGTAAACGCCAGTTTTCTAGATGAAACTTTATATTATCTCTTTCTGTTTCACTATCTTTTAATTCCTGTTCTTTAATTTTCATTTGTTTTTCTATCTCAGTTTTATCCGGTGTATTTCCGTAACAACACGTTGAAACAGAATTAAACATACTATTTTCTTCTGATGTTCCTATAGATAAAGATGCTGTAAATGATATTTTTTCACCATCAGCATCAGGTGTTAATCTAGGTCTTAAAACCAGAATATCAATATAGTAACCAGTTTGAGGATTGGGTGGAAATATTTCTTTAACATCTTCTTTTTTTAAGTAATTATTTGTTGACCTATCACGTATCATAATATCTTCTGTGGTAACATATCTATAATCCATTGTATCATTTTCAACGTCTAGCTCAATTTGTAGGTTTTCAATAGGTGTTGACAAATCATTAATATGAATAGGAATACAAGAAAGACGTTGTTTTAATATTTCGTTGTTAAAACGACTTGTGTTTACTGTGATATCAACATCATTTTTTTCAGTTGGAACCGTTCGTATAATTACACAAGGAATATCAGATAACAATGTTCGTCTAAGCGCATTCGCAATGGACTTGTCAACATTTTTCATAGTAAATGTCATTTCATCGTTACTTTCAACAATGTCGGATAGTTGCATTATGAACGTATATATAATAATAATGTTTATTTAAATTCTTTTATTGATTTCAATTTTATTGTAAAAGTGTAATCAATAAAAAATAAAACAACTAGTATAATAACTTAAATAATTTTGAATTATCATATTATATGAGCAAAATACTATATTATAGCAAATATTGTGAACACTCTAAAAAACTCCTTTTGCATATAAACAATAATGCACTACAAGAAGATATTCATTTTTTGTGTATTGATAAACGTGTTCAAGATCCAGCGACAAACAAACTATACATTATACTTGATTCAGGAGAAAAGATTGTAATGCCTGAAAATATTGAAAGTGTCCCTGCATTTCTTTTGTTAAATGAAAATTACCGTGTTATTTATGGAGATGATATATACAATTATTTAAAGCCACAAATTGTGGAAAAAGTTCGAGAAAGCACACAAAACAATATGGAACCATCTTGTTTTTCTTTTGATGGCGGAGCATCTCTTACGGGAGTTATGTCTGATAATTATAGTTTTCTGGATATGACTCATGATGAATTGGGCACAAAAGGAACGGGCGGTCTAAGACAAATGTACAATTATGTAGGTTTGAACGAAGAATCATCAACTATAGCTACACCGACAAATGACCATAATTACAAGCAACCAACTGGAGGACAGGGAATGACAATTGAACAATTACAAAATCAAAGAGATGCAGAGTTCAAATCTATGAATACAAATCAACAAGGTTATGGTGGTGGGGGTCAAGGCATTTAATAAAAGTATTAATTGAAATAATAATTACTTACGATTCCATCTACGTTATATTTTTTAATGTATTTTAAAATATAATCGTCTTTACACGTGTATACAAAAACAAGAATATTGTTTTGATTAAAATAATCTACGCTTTTCTTATCTAGCACAGACCAATGTAAACATACAAATTGCATACCCTGCATTAAAAATTTTAATTGGTCAATAGTAAAGTTGTTTTCAGTGGTAAACCCAACATTAATGGGTAGATTGTAAGGTTTTAACAAGTCAACAAAACATCTATTAAATCCACTTACATATATTTTTCTCATACGATGAGGTTTCACATATTGTTTCAAAAGTCTTACCATTTCGTGAACAACTTGAACGTCTCCTTTTATATCTAAAAATAATGGTATTTCGGTGGGTCCTATTTTATGCAAAACAAACTCAAGTGTAATAATACCTTTTTTCATCAAATCTCCCAAAGAATATTCTTGTATATCTTTTCCATCTAAATACGTATCATGATAAACGATTACAACACCTGATTTACTAAGTTGTATATCTAATTCAATCATATTAAATCCACATTGTGCTGCATCTATAAAAGATTGCATATTGTTATCACCATGCTTGTCAGAATGCCCTCGGTGTGCTATTTTTAACATCGTACTTTACTTGAATAAAAATAAAAATACATCAAAAATAGTTGATATTATAATAACTACTTAAATAAATCCCTGCAATCAATGTAGAAAATGACAGATAAGAAGCTAATACTAAAGACATTTAATGATCAGTTTGGAGAATTTATGAATGATATTTCTGTTATGTTTCCTGGAGATGTAGATATTCGAAGTTCCAAGATGAGTCTTGGATTAATGAGGAAAGCAAATCCTAAACTTCTTATTGGTATTTGGGATATCTACATATCTTCAAAATACTCTAAGGAGATTGATAGTGGCAATTTGAACTTTTTTTTTGATAAAGACTATACGGAAGATATGACAAATATGGAAAATGCTCAACAAGTATTGATTGCCATAAATAGATTAAGACATCCTATTTCAAAAATGAATGAATCTAACCAAGCAAAGGTTGTAAAATATCTTCAAAATCTAAAAAAGTTGTGTGAATTGTATCAACAAATGTAATAAGTTGAATTAAAGCGAATTAATTAATTAATAAACATTAACGACAAAGTTTGATTTAAAAATACAAGTTTATATCAAACAAAGATGAGTAGTCAAGAAAAATTTTCAAACAGACACCTTGATTCTATACTAGACGATGCAGTGGAAGAATTGGATTTAGAATTATGTGAACCAATTGAAAGCATAGATACGTCTTATCTAGATAAGATTAAAGTCATTCAAGAAACGGTAACTGAGTTCCCATATGATCTCTCAGATAAAAATAGTGATGACAAAGACAATTCCTCTCGTGTTTTTGAATTATCAGAAGAAGGTGATGAAGATGTTGAAGATGATGTTACAACCACAGAGAAAGAAGTATCTATTCCTGAAAAGTTTCCCAAGTTAATGTTTGATTTTATCAATGATGTTAACACCACTTTTCCAGAATATAAGCCACTTATTTCTAAATGGTGGGGATTTGATTCTTATACAAATGAGCAAGTATTTGTTTTATTTAAACATTGTTACAAGGTTTATCCTCCTAGATTTACTGATATTATCTATAAGAATGAAGATATATTTAAGGATGACTCGGATTTAAACGTAGATTTTTTACCTGGTATTAGTTTTAAGTATTTGTGGAATTGTAATGATATCAGTGAACAGACAAGAGATATATTGTGGAAATATTTACAAATGATTGTTTTGTCTGTAGTAAGCACTAGTAAAAACGATAATATGGGCGAAGATATGAAGAAAGTATTGGATTCAATTGATGAAGAAACATTTAAATCACAATTAGAAGATACGATTGGTAATATTCAAGAAGCATTTGAAGGTAATAGTGAAAATGCATCTGAAGGAAGTTCTCAAAATCCTATGGAAAGTATGCAACAACAAATGAACTCACTTATGGGTGGAAAGCTTGGATCTATCGCTACTGAAATAGCAGAAGAAGCTACACGCTCTATAAATCTAGACCAATTTAACGGTTCAGAATCTGTGAATGATGTATTTAAAAAAGTATTTGAAAATCCTGGAAATTTGATGAATCTTGTGAAAGATGTTTCCACTAAACTTGAAAGTAAAATAAGTTCTGGAGATGTAGATCATAATGAACTTTTACAAGAAGCTACAGGTCTTATGGAGAATATGAAAGATATGCCAGGTATGGATCAAATACAAAGTTTGTTGTCGAATGCAAACAGAGGATCGTCGGGAAGTTCAGGTTCACAACCAGATATTAGTGAAATGATGTCATCAATGATGGGATCTATGGGTAATACAAGAAGAGGTGAAAGAGTGGACACAAACAAAATGAATCAACAAGTAAGAAAAACAAATCAAATTAAACAAATGCGAGAAAGGATTGAAAAGAAGAAACAACAACAAGCTGAAGCCTTACAGAATGCATTGCAAGCATCTAATGAAATAGCTGAAAAACAAATGTCTGAACAAGAGATTGAACAATGGTTACAAGAAGAGGAAGAGAAAGAGAAGGTGAACGAGAAACAGATAGAAGAATCAAAAAAATCACAAGGTAAAAAGAAGAAATCTAAAAATAAAAAATAATACAAAACTATATAAGTAGTTATGTCAGATATATTTTGGGCGTCGAAACCATCGATTCTTTTTGAAAGAAAAGGAACAAATATAGAAATATGGCCATCTGAAGATATGCATTATGTATCTAAATTAAACGCTGTGACAAGATTGACTATTATTTTAACTATTTTAGGATATATGTATAATCAATCTTCAAATATTCTTATTGTTGGAGTTGTTACCATAATACTCATCCTGCTTATTCATATGTATTACAAGAAAACTGGTAAAAAAATAACTGATTTATTTCAAAATACAGATACATCTACTTTTGATGATGAAGAAAATGGTATTGAAGGATTTAGTATGAGTCCATCTACCGTAATTAGTAATCCTGTAACATTGAAGAAACAGCTTCGATCTGATTTTTCAAAGACAACATCAAAAAATCCTTTATCGAATGTTCTTTTAACAGATATTCACGATGATCCTGAAAAGAAATCAGCACCTCCAGCATTTCAAGGACAAGTTTATGGAGATATAAATAATGCAACTAAGCAAATGGTGAAAGATGTGAATGAAGATCATCCTAACATAGATAAAAAATTGTTTGGCACTTTAGGAGAAAACTTTGATTTTGATAGAAACATGAGACAGTTTCACTCTACAGCAAACACACGTGTTGTAAACGATCAAGGTGCGTTTGCAAATTACCTGTATGGAAATATGCCATCTTGTAAAGAAGGTGACGTCATTCAATGTTCTGCAAACAATCAAAGATATACAAATTATTAATAATTAGTAGTTAATACTTATGTTTTACTTTAAATGGAGTAAAATATAATATAGGACATATATATATTGATGGAAAGCGCACCAAAACAATTTGCATATGAACAATCTAGAATCGGTGTAGATCAATGTTCTACTGACCAACGTTCTATTCAAAATACACAAGCAAGTAATTATAGTTTAAGAAACTTTTACTTACAAGATTGCAATATGAGAGCTCCAATTGATTTTGCAACTAGTCAACCTGCTGTTAATTTCAAAGGTGGACATCTTGGTGCTGGAGGATGTAATGTAGATGAAAACTCCAAACTTATGTTGGGAGCATTACAAACTCATCCTAAGGCTCGTGTTGATTTATTTGAACGTCCATTTATGACTGTTCCATTTTTAGGTCGTGGTGCTGTAGATACTGTGCAAGAGGCCAGACTTCAACAAGGTGAGAGAGAAACAAATCGTAGATCTGTGAATAAGTTGGGTGAGAAAACATATATGAATCATTCATTGACACCATTGATTGATCCTATTTCTGAAGCTGTTCAAGATCCTAAACATCTTGTAGAAGAAGTTGCTTCAAATGGATGGGTTCGTGGTGGTCTTGCTTCCCGTGATCTTGTTCGTGATACAAAGTAAATGCAGTCAAATTATAAATATTATATTACCATAATATATAACGTATATAGATATATTATGGCAACCAGTGGATATAAAGGTGATGACAAGAGAGAGCGAGTATCTAATAAAGAGATTTTTAAAAGAAAAAAGGAAATAATCTCTAAGGCAGCAGCAGAGGATCCATTCTTCTATAAGAAAATTCTTGAGGGTACCGAGAGTATTGACCCATTGACAGGTAAACTAAGAGGACCATATAGTTATAAATCAGGTGTTGCCATGGCGAGAGGAATAGAATATAAAGGTAGAGATTTAATAACGGGAATGGAGCACGCAGATTTAAAGGCACCTCAAGATTCTCCATTTTTACAATACGAGAATTCTGGAAAAATTGTAGGGTTTGATCCAAACAAATCTTCAAGTGTGTTTGGTAAACCAGATACACCTCCTTCTAGTTCTGACAAAAAGCAGGTAAAAGAACTAAGAAGACTAGAAAGTCTAAAAAGAGTAGAAAAAGAATAAAGAGTAAAAAGAACAGAAAAAGTAAGAAAAATAATAAAAGCAGAAAAAGAAAGAGAATCAGTAAAATGCCTATGGAATTACCTGGAGAGTTAAAAACCCGTGGTGGCGATTTTCGCAGGTCGATTTAAAAAGGACTTTACAAAAGATTTATACAACCAACCTATAGAGCAACAGATAATATGGGATTAACACATCATTATCAACCACAACCACAATATCCAGATCAAGAAGAATATTAATTGTATAGGATATCAAACAACTTTAACATATTTTTGGATAAAATCCATAATTATGATAATTGATTACAATGATTATAAACACAATACAACATTGACATATCCCTATTACGATACAAAATTTTCAACCACATTAAAAGAATGTGGTTTGCCTGTGTATGACGAACACACAAAAGAATTTGAGAATGATTATGAGGTTATAAACTTTTTATATACAAGTGAAATATGTCATATATTTGGTGTTGAAAATGTAGAGGATATTTGTAAATGTATTGATAATATTTATAATATTATGATTACCAGTGCTGATGTGAAAGAGGTTTTGAATAAATTAATGAACTGTAAATCTTGTATAGGTATGTATTCACAAGAAGATGACACAGAACAAACATATAAAAAATTATTTCCCGTCTTATTTAGTTACGATATGTTATTTTTTACACATAATTGTATCAATGATATATGTTTATCAGGTTCAATACAACCTGAGCATATGAAACAGTGGATAAATGCGATAGAAACTTTTTTATAATTTACGATTGAGATTAAATAAATTATAAAATTGACACCTGAGGCAAATATAATTAATGAAAGTTAATAATTCTATAATACAGAAATGAGTTGTTTGTTTAACAGTTTATCAAGATTTATTAATAAAGATTCCAATACCATTCGTCAAGAAATATGCAATTATTTACAAAATAATGGGAAGATTATGGACGGGATTGAAACATCACAAATATTAGCTTTTGAAAATCAAGGTAATAATTATATTCAAAATATGCGTCTTCCAAGTACTTGGGGAGGAGCTATTGAAATACAAGCTGCGTGTAATATATGGAATATGAATGTGATAGTCAATGATATTCGTGTCACACCTTCAAAACAAATACATTTTGAACCTATAACTAAAATAGACACGTCAAATACAATTCAAGTAACATGGTCAGGTGGTCATTATGAACCAGTTTGTTAATTCCATTTATCATATTCATCATCTGAATCATCAATAACTCCGTCACTTTTCATTGTTTCGAATACTCCTGCAAATTTTGTAGTCAATGCTTCACGAAGATGACTTTCTAGATTTCCTGGCATACTATGTCTTCTCTCTGTTTGTTCAGGTTTTTTTAATCGTGTTCTATCTAGATTGGAAATATTAATATGAGCTCTTTTAAATGGTTCTTGCACTTGTATTTCTGATTGTGTTTGTGTTTGTGTTTGTGGAGGTGGAGGAGGAGGTCGAGATTGTGTTTTTGATTGCATATTCATGGGAGTTACGGGATTTATAACATTTTGAGGTTCTATAATTGTATTTTGTTGTATGCCTGTAATAGGTAGAGAATTAGAACGTTTTTTTTTCATTGGAAAAATTTTAACGAGTTCAAAATTAAATGTTTCTTGAATATTTGGTATATTTTCAACTTTTATATCTACATCCGAATTGGCGTTACTTATGTCAGTAATACTTTTCTTGTATTTATACATTTCATCTAAATAAGATATTTCGATTTCATGCTTTTTTTTCAATACGTCCAAGTACCTTGACATTTTTTGATTTTCTATTTCTAGACATTCTAGATCAAAATCCATAATTTCTTTTCTGTGTTTCATAGCCAAAAATCTTTGTTTATCGTGTAATTCTCTCTTTTGTGTTGTTAATTTTTCAAGTAATTCTTCTTGTAATGTCCATAATGAATTGATATCTCTAACAGTGCTGTCTTTTTCATAAGATAATTGTATAATATGTTTTTCGTATATTTCATTTGATATATCAATGACAGGTTGATTATTACTAGGGTCTGTGTTCGAAATTGGTTCTGTCATATAATAAGCAAAGGTTATAATACAACATACAAAACGATTTAATGAAATAATCTTTATTTATGTACATAAAGAGATATGTATTATTGTAGAGGTAAGAGAATGAACACCTTATTATTTTATGGATGTTTATTTGCCTATTTTTTAACACGTGTTGATACATTTAAAACAATTCGATTTAAATTAAAAAAATACCCACGATTTAAATCCATATCTACTTCTTTATATTCTAACTCATTACAAACGATTACATTAATGAATTTATCAAATGCAGAAAATAGTGGATTTTCAAATTATATAACTAACTTTAATAACAAATTAAATTTGACATCATTTTCTGGTTGTGATATGAGATTTATAGATATAAATATCACCAAATTGGTTAATGGAGAATCAACGGTTGATAAAATGATTAATGAATCTAGTAATTTGACCCAGGAAAAACAAGATATAGCAAACATTAAAAAATATATGGCTATGAATAACTTATTGTCTGTATTAAGTTCATCCGATTATTCTAACATTCATAAAACAGCAAAAATAGATAATTCAACATTTTTTCCTTTTCTTTCAAAGGATACTCAAGGATACAATATAACCAAAGGCGGGTTAATGGATGACTGGTATTGGGATATAGAATAATTATGAAACAGTAAATTATTTTGTGTAATTATTCGTTACACAAAATATTAAATCTGAATATTACCTAATTAATAACACTATATGGTTAATTACCAATAAGTAATATTATTAAATGATATTATTGGTTTAAGAGTTGTAGGTAATAATGAATGGTTACTTGGATCATTGGTATAACTAACGTCAATTATTTTATAAGTGGTAGGTGTATAACTAGGAGTAGTTCCATCCATATATGTTCCTTCTGTAATTACTCTTAAATCTTTACCATTTGGATGATATTCAGATGGAGCTAATAATTTATTTGTATTATGAATAATTTCATCTTTTTTGGGAGAAATTAATGTAACCCGTAAAGGTAAACTCATATCACCATCTGTTCCTCCACCAAAACTAGAGTAAACATATGAATCCCCCATTGTATATTTACCAGCATCTTTATTTTGAAGTTCAGGAACAATTTGTGTTCCTCCCCACATACTTGGTTTTTCTACACCAACTGTTCTTGCAAAGGTAAAATAGTCGTATCTTCCATCATTACTTATATCATCATTAAATGTTCCAGTTATTCTATATGTCGCTGATTTACTAATATCAGCATTTTGATTTTGAGGCCCATATGGATCTATGTCCATCAAATCAACTTTGACTTTCCATCCTATTAAATCTTCACTGTCTTTAATGCCTGGAAGACTATTTATGTGTCTCCATTCATTTCCAGCATCTAATCCTTGTGGTGTATAGTTCCAGTAACGGTCACCGCTTAGTGTTTGAACATTATATTGTGGTAATGAACTATTGTATGGATTAATGTTGGTTTTTACTAGAGGACTTTGAGTTGTATTTACACTCATCCTTTTTCGAGACGAATCTAGTTGCAGAGTTTGTGCTAGTGCAACTCCTTTTAGTCCCATAGAAGCAATTATATCGTCATATGCAAAATAAGTAGCTGCTAACGATACAGGAAACTCTACTTCTGGTTTAATATATCCAACACGTTGATAACATATAACTTGGTCTCCTGGCATATATGACGATAAATATTGACCAGTAAAATTGTCAAAGTATCTATTTTTTTGGAACACTACACCTAAAGCCTCAAGAGCCTCGTTATTATCTGACAAGGTATCTTGTATCTCGATCCACTGTCCAGTTGGTTCTCCAGATGATGGTTGTATCCACGCAAGCCATTGAACATTTGGATCATTAGAAGTACCAACGATTGATGTACCAGAACTATAACCTATGTTCATATTTGCACTTACATTTACAGTATTTGTTTTTGTATTTGATTGTAGAGATGCAGAACGTAAATATACATCTGAACTGGTATCTAAGAAATCTTCAGGATTAGGTGCTTCTTCATTACCAGTATCTCCGGCACCATTAGCAGCGGAACCAGGATCTTCTCCATCACCACTACCAGAACCAGAACCAGAACCAGAACCAGAACCAGAACTAGTATTATCTCCACTATTTTCTGGTTCAAAAGTTCCATCTTCCAATGCATCTAATTCCTCCTGAGATGGTCCTTGTTCTAACTCATTTGCAGTAGGTTGCCCAAAATCTTCATTTGCTCCTAGATTTGAATTACCTGATATTGGGTATGTATAACCAGTTTGTGAAAAATTATAGGGAACACTGTATTTAATAAATCCATTTATTACGCTAACTATATCTAGAAAAATAAAATTACTATCAAATGTATATATAGTTGTCCAATCAGGATATTGAGCAGATGCAGATATCCCAGTTTCATTTGTTTTATATTGAAATCGTAGTTTTGTAACAATGTTCGAACCAATAGCAACAGTAGATAAAAATCCATCAAAATCTAAATTACCGTTTGTTGTGAAATTAATGGCTTCGCCCACAGAAAGTGTATTTACATTTAATATCAGTTCCATATTTTTAATACTAAAACTACCTTCTGTTCTAAACTCTATTGATTTATTTTTCATTCTGAATACAATCCTGTCCATTACTGGTCTAGTTGTATATCTGTTTGGAGAATACCCATCGTATGTAGAATGTATAATTAAACCACAATGAGTTTTCAACCAATTGTTTGTTGTATGAGAATTAATAAAACTTTCTCTTGGGATACCACTTAAATAACTTCTTGTAGATGCAAGACCATATGAAAAAGATTTGGAGTTTTTATATGTTACCAATTCATCTTTAAAACCTTGATTTAATTTATCTCTATTGAATTGTGTTGCACCTTCATATCTGTAAGATTTCAATATGTCAATATATCCTCCAATAACAAGAAGATCTTCATTATTTATTTGTATTTTGTTTTCATTATCTAAAAACTTATCATTTTGAAAAACACCATTATCATTGAATCCTAGGGGTGGAATAACCAAATTTCTATAAGTTCTAAACCAATTTGACATATAATCAATATAATAAGGTATTCGTCTATTTCCTGGTTTTTTAAAGAATAAGTCAAAACCTTTAATAATAAATCTTTGGGACATTATACCACTTGGGGTTTTACCTTTTTCCACAGAAAAACATTTTACAATTACAACTCCAGATTTATAGTTTGCTTCATCTAATTTAATGGTAATGTATTTATGGTCTCCAATAAGCTGTTTATCAGAGAAAACTTTAGTTTGAGAACCATTTATTTCAGGATGACTTCCATCTGTTGTATAGTAATAATCAGTGTTATTGGGAACTCCTTTACTATCAAATATAATTTGAATAGGTCCTAGTAATCCATCATCTATCGTAGATCCTTCTATTCTTCCAGTATTTTGTAGTCCTGCAGTAACATATTGATAATATGTTGTGTCGTTTAATTTACTAGGATCCAAAGGAGCAATATTGTAAATACAATCTATTGGCCATCTATTGTAAAACTTATCCAAAAAAATAGGAGGAGAACTTATTTTGTCTTCATTTTCAAATGTAGGATTATGTTTTGAATACACCGGTTCACATTTATAACCAATATTGTCCTTACAACCTGCTCTTTTTTCAAGAGCTCTTCTTGTAACTGTACTCATAGTTGTTTTTTTTATATTATATATTCGCGAAACAGCACGATTATTTTCAGTTCCGAAATTAAAACTATTGTTTGTATATTCCGACATAATATACTATATACTAATAAAATATTATGTTTATTACGTTGCGTATGCTAAACCACAATTACCTGATTCAAAACGAACTAAGTTATATCGCTCTTCATAAACAGTCAGATCATAAGTGTAATCATATAGTCTCCAAGTAGGTTTATTTACACCTACAAACACTCCTGATGATGGATCACAAATAGCTAACGTTTGTGCCATAGGGTCTAAAGGAGGTATCATTGTAATAATTTCAAACTCTATATTTTTAAACTTGGACATATTCGCTGCTCCTGAAGGTTGCAAAGAATAAGGTGAATCTTGTAAAGAAAAATTATAACAATAAATACCGTCACAAGCAGCTCCACTATTTCGAGTGTATTTCTCAATATAATTAAACACAGTTGACGATAATAGATTTTCTCTATAATTCCCATCAAACAAAATAGCTAATTCTTCCAAAATATCTTTTTTGTTTTCGGGTTTAAAATCACCAGTGGTATGCCATCCAGTTAAATTACCATTTACGTTAACTCCCGGTGCAAGATGTAATGATTCTGTAATAGAACTGTTTGGATGTGTTCTGAATACAGGATGAGTTATATTAGATGGTTGATTTTGCGTGGTAGTTGGTGCAGGTGAAATATCATATGGTATATATTTATATGGCCAGTTTGTTCTATTCGACCATTCATTTCGCATATGAATGTCATTTCTTTTTAATAAAAAAGTTAAACCAGAAATTAACCCAAGTGAATCAATTTCTATCTTCTTAGATCCAACCACATCTTTTATATTGTATTCTTTTACTTGCTTGTAAAGATATTCTTTAGGTTGAAGTGAATATATACGTCTTTCATCCTCTGATAAAAAAGCGTAAGTGCAAACTAAGTGAACATCTGCATTCCATAAACTTCTTCTGTCGTCATAAGATTCAACATCTAATGCTACATCAGGAGGAGTTTGTAAAAAACGATGAAATTGCATATAGGCAACATTAAAATTAGGTGCAATGTATGGATAATTGTTTATTGAATCGTAGACGTCACGGATTTTGAATAATTGTTGAATGGGTCTCATTGTTATATCGATTACTAACTCATTGTATTGTAAACTTGCCAATGGAAATGCATTTTGTGTTTTCATACAAAACCAAGCATTCAATGGAATAACTAATTCGCGACCTCGAATAGATGGTTCAGACCCATTTTCACTTTCACTATAATATGCATTTGGATAGGTATTAACACGAGTTCCAGAATTAGCAGGATCATAATGTTCAGGAATATGTCCTATCATTCTATAAAAAAGCTCTTTCTTTTCATGTGGGAAATCTCGTTCAATCATAGATAACATATAATCACCTGAATATTCCTGTATTGTAAAGTTACCTGCTCGAATAGATATTTGTTCGATCATCATTACACCTATATAATCAATCCATTTAAACTCGTATGGTATCCATACTCCTGTATTTTCAGCAGCATTTGCATTATTTGTAATTGGTGGAACAATGGGTGACCATATATTAGGTAATCTTACAGACACAAAGGAATCAACCAATAAATCTGCGTGTCGTGGTATTTTAAAAGTAAATTTAGAAGATTCATTCAGACGTAACGTTCTTGCACCATCAAAATCTACACGAAACTTTTGAAGTGAGAAATTTGTGTATTTGCTATATGCACATTTAAAAAATGTCTTTTTTGGATTACCATTTAATATGATATTTTGATCGCCTACAGCTGTTAATTGCATTAATCCCCCTGGCATGATTATTAATATATGGTACGATTTATTTATTTAATATTATCACGTATATTAATATTTTGAAAAAATATAACCATTATATATATACAACAAATGGAAAACATATTAAATGCCAATGAAGCTATGAAGATGTTAAGAGAACAAATAACCAATTTGAAAGAATCGTATATTGTAACCGTATTATTTGTCATTATAGGTATTGTAGTAATATCGGTGTTTATTGTATTTTATAGTCTAGCTACACTAGAAAAACGAAACTGTGATAGACTAGCATATTTATATCCTGAAATTAATGGTAAAATACAGAATATGGGTAGTGGCCCAGATCAAAAATATATGTTTCGTGATTACTACATTCGAACTGCCTATAATGCTTGCTGTACGGGACAATTTATGCATAGTGTAGTATCCACATGTGCATTAAGAGATGTTATTAAACAAGGTGCGCGTTGTTTAGATTTTGAAATCTATTCTTTAAATGATCAACCAGTTGTTGCAACATCTACTATTAACAAAAATACAGTAAAAGAAGTTTATAATTCTGTAGATTGGAAAGATGCATTGGGAGTAATTATGAACTACGCCTTTAATGCAGGAAGTTGTCCAAATCCAGATGACCCGTTAATTGTACATTTTAGATTTATGAGCACAAACAAAAAAATGTATGACAATATGTTTAATATTATGATAAAACAGTTTGGAACAAATGCTAATCGTCTTTTGAATCCTATGTTACATTTAATGGAAAATAGAGGAATTGGTGGTATATTCGCCAAATCCTTTAAAAAACCTTTACCGGCTAGTAAAAATTTAGGTGAAACACCTATTCAAACTATGAAGAAGAAAATTACATTTTTGTGTGCAAACACGAATCGTACATGGGAAGAATCAGACCTGTATTACTTTATAAATGGAACAACTGGATCTATTTTCTGTAGATTACTTAATACTGAGCAAGTCAGGAATACACCTAGTATACAAGAACTGCGTTTATACAATAAACGTAATATGACCATTGTTATTCCTGAAAGATTAAAGAATCCAACAAATCCTAATGCTATGGCTGCTAGAAGAATGGGATGTCAAATGATTGCTGTTCGTTTTCCTCATCAAGATAAACAATGGTTTGAACAAGATGCATTTTTCACTTCAGCTGGTTCAGCTTTTGTTTTGAAACCACCACATTTAAGGTTTATTCAAGAATACATTCCTCCTCCCAAGAAACAGGACAAAAGATTGTCTTTCAAGACACGAAAGATGTCTGCTCCCGGTATCAACTTTTCTATTTAATTCAATGTATTTTATTTTCATTACTTATATTATACTTATAGTAATGAAAAACAATCCATCTTGTACATCCGATATGAACTTTCAAGAATGTGAATTAGCCATTTTACGATCTGCAGTAGATAAGGCAGAAGAAGTTCAATCTAAAAAAGCTATTAATTCTCCTAATATGCAAAAAATGATACGTATTGTAGAGCAATTTTTAAAGAGAAAGAAACTTGTTTGTTATGGCGGGACAGCAATTAATGCATTATTACCAAAAGCTGATAAGTTTTACAATAAAGAGACGGATATTGCCGATTATGATTTTTTCAGTAAAGATCCGTTAAAAGATGCCAAAGAGCTTGCAGATTTATATTATAAAGAAGGATTTGAAGAAGTTGAGGCAAAATCTGGACAGCATTATGGAACATATAAAGTATTCGTTAATTTTGTTGGTATGGCAGATATAACGTATTTACACAAAGATATTTACAATGCTTTAAAACAAGAAGCTAAACCAGTAGGTGGTATATTGTATTGTCCACCTAATTTTTTACGTATGTCTATGTATCTAGAATTATCTCGTCCGGCTGGAGATGTAGGTCGTTGGGAAAAAGTATTGAAGAGACTTTCTTTACTCAATAAACACTATCCTCTGGAAGATAATAGTTGTGAAGGAGCAGTATTTCAGAGAAAATTGGAAGATTCCAATAGTAATGATATTGATGCTGCAACCATTTATGAGAATGTGAGAGATACACTTGTAAGTGAAGGTGTTGTGTTTTTCGGAGGGTATGCTATAACAAATTATATGAAGTATATGCCAAAGAAAATATCTAAGAAATTACAAGAAATACCTGATTTTGATGTATTGGCAGAAGATGCTGAAATGACAGCTCTTATCGTAAAAGAGAACTTAGAATATGAAGGAGTAAAAAAGGTAAGAATTGTCAAGAATAAACCTGTGGGTGAAATTATTTCAACGAATTATCAAATTATTATTGGAGACAATGATACAATTGCGTTCATTTATGAACCAATGGCGTGTCATAGTTACAATGTGATTGATACAGGTGATATTGATATTCGTATAGCAACCATAGATACAATGTTGAGTTTATATTTGGCATTTTTATATGCAGGTAGAAACTACTATGATTTATCTCGTTTGGTATGTATGTCTAAATTTTTGTATGATGTACAACAAAAGAATAGACTAAAGCAAAAGGGATTATTGAAACGATTCAGTATAAGTTGTTATGGTCATCAAGAAACCGTTGAAGAAATGAGAGCTGAAAAAACAGAAATGTTTGAAAAATTAAAGAATAATAGATCATCACCTGATTATGAAAAATGGTTTTTACGTTATAAACCAGTAGAGGTAAAAAATAGTAAATCCACAAAACCAAAAACACAAAAATCAAAAACCAAACCAAAAACACAAAAATCAAAACCAAAAACTTCAAAGAAAAATAAAAAGAAAAATAAAAAAACAAAAAAGGCTGTTAAAAATGGATCTATTTTAAAACAACTAAGGAAGACGTTGACACTATAAAAAATATTACTATATATTATAATGAATCTTTCTAAAGAGGAACAAGCAGAAATCTGGGCTAATATCAATGATCCAATCAAAGCAAAAAACAGATTTAATGATATTTACTCGCCGAGCTTGGGAAAATCTGTATGGCAGAGATTCGAAGATGAGCAAGAACCCATATTAAAAGAAGTAAATGAACAAATAAGAGCGAAAGTATTAGAGGAATATGAAGAAAGTAAAGATAGTATGAATCCCTTCTCTGTTGCAGGAAGAATAAGAGCCGCGCAAAATAAAGAAAAAAACCCAAATATTTTTTATAGACAGGCAGCGATACTTGCTAATACAAAAGATGAAAAAAAGAGGAGAGATTTAGATTATATAAACGAAAAAATAGGATATCAGAATTATTCAGATTTTATAGGAAAAGATGAAAACATACAAAACGTTATCAACAAGGGAAAAGAAGAAATAGACGAAATAGGAAAACAAAAAGATTTTGCAGAAAAAATAGGGGAAAAAAGCTTAAGAGTTATGAATGACCTAGCAGACTACGCTACAAAAAAAGGGGGAAAGGCAAAAAGAAAAACACGTCGTGTAAAGAGAAAAACAGGGAGAAAATCAAAATCTTCAAAGAAAAACAAAAACAAAAAAACAAAAAAACAAAACAAAACTAGAAAAGTGAAACAATTAAAGAAGAAAGGTAAAAAGTAAACAAATCTACTTGATTATAATTAGCACAATTTAATATATGTGCTAATTATATAATGCCAGTTGACTTAGCAAAATTGGGACTTGAAGGCAGTAAGCTTCACCGCGAATGGAAAAAGAAACTAGCTGATCATTCAAAATATACAGTGAAAAATGAATACCATAAAAAGCAAAATATGGATGCTTGGAACAAGAAGAAAGAAGATATTAATACTCATTATCGAAAATTATTTAAGGAATTAGAAAAGAAGAAAAAAGAAGAAGATAAACTAGCAGAACAAGAAAGAAAAGAAGAAGAACGGTTATTAAAGAAAGAAAAGGAAGAAAAGAAAAAAGCAGCAAAGGAAAAGAGAGAAAAGACAAAGAAAGAGCGTACGAACCAAACCCCTCGTCGTTCATCCAGATTAGCTCAAAAAAAAAAGAAGTCACGTTGCAAGAATGGAACACATAGATGGAAGGATGACGGTAAGTGTCATCCTAAGACAGAAAAGAAACCAAGAAAACGATGCCCAAACGGAACTCGTAAAAATAAGAAAACGAAAAAGTGTGAGAAGAAATAATTATCTATCTGTCTAACTAGTAACTAAGTACAAACGCTACAAATTGTCATAGGTAAACCACAAACATTCACACCCATACCCATTCTAAAATTATACTTATCTTTTTTTCTGGATTTAACGTCTTTTTTCACACTTTTTTTACTCCTTTCTTTTATAGGTGAACAAATAGATTTATATATTTCTATTTTTTCTCTAATACGTCTCTTCATTTCAAACAAAAGTTGAATAAAAATAGATAAAACAAGAAGTGATATTTGTTCTACTATCTTTTTTATTTCAACTTGCCATATATCTTTTGACAAATATGTATTTGTGAAACTCATTGTTTCTGTTGTAGATTCAGTTGTAAAGAATGAGTATGCATCAACTATACCAATACGTAATTGTTTTACACATTGTTTTTCTGTTTGTCCAAATTCGTGATTATTTGTAAACAAATTAGAAATACTGTATGATTGAATATTTATTATCGGATGTTTGCATTTTTCAAAAGAGTAACTATATTCACACGCAATATACCTGTTTTTATATAAAGCCTTTCCGTTAGAAAAAGGAATAAATAATGATTTTTGAATTATATTCATTAAATGTTCATTTGATACAAACGTGTGTTTTGTAATCTTTTTTTTCCATTTTGTGTCATAATAAGAAAGATATAATTTATCTGTTAATTTTACATATGCATCATCAGGTATGTTATTCTTTATAAAATCAATAAGAATTGTATAGTAGGATGCTTCGTGAAACATATATTCATTTCCACAACTTTTATTATCAAAATATGAGTGAAGTTTATTTAGTATTTGTAAATTATCAAGTATGTAATATATGGCATAAACAGACGAAAAAATACACGCTGATATTCTTTTAATTTTAATTTTATCTTGATTTTCCATTTGTTTTAAAAATAAAAGAGTTCCCAAAAGTTGATAATATTTCTTAAAACTATTTGGTTCGATAACTAAGGAAAGATTCCTGCATGTTTTTCTTTTTGATGGTATTTGATTAATTAATCCATCTATCAGTTGGGATGTATTCGATTTTTCAATTGTCATAATTGAAACAAGTTCGTTACCTTATCTAATAAATAACTATCTTTATTTGTCATAATTTTAACACAAAATATTGAAATTATGATTTACATAGCATTTACAAGTCGTTTAGATAAGAAAACAAATATTGCTGCAGTTATAGAATAAAAAATGTATCCAAACACATTTAATTGACCATCTGCATTGTAAACACCCGGAATAATTTTTTTTACGAATCTTCTAAATCCAGGTAACTGAAATAAGAAAAATATAATTGCTACAACGATAGGAGCTTGAAGTTCTTCATATATATTTTCAGCTGTTTTATATGTATTTTCCGTATTTTCGTATTCTTGGATAATATTTTCATTATCTTGATCGTGTTCTACATAATCATCTTCTTCAACTGGAGGTATGTAGTCAGGAACAATCTTTTCATCTGCAGCTACTCTTGATTCATTTACAGGTATATCTCGAGTGGAAAGACCCGTATTTCCATTATTTGATGCTTTTTGAAGTCCAGTAACAAGTTCTGAAATAGTATTTTGAGATAAATTAATTGTTGAGTTTTCTTGCATGTTAGGTTGTGAAGAAGGTGCTTGATTATTTATCTGTCGCTGTAGATTGTTAATAACATTATCTTGTTCTACAGCAGTCATTTGGACGGCTCCTCCGATACTTCCTCCACCAGTAGGATCAGTTGGTAATTGTGCTAGATTTGAGCTCATACTATTTATCAAGATAGATAGTATTAGATATTTACGCATTTGCACTTATTGTCTTCTTAGACGAGTCACATTTTGTAGAAACAGATTTAAATTTATAACATTTTTCTCCATGTTTAAATATTTTTCCCTCAATATCGTCTAAAGGTGGTGCTTCAAAAACTATACAGTTTCTATCAGTACAAACAGTTCTAAAAAGAGTTGCAAGACCAAATCCAAGTATAGCAGACATAATATGTTTTCCTGTTTCTGTCCTGAAAAATTTACTTAAGTTAGTGGGCATTGTGAGTAATTAATATATATAATAACCATATATTTATTACTGAACCGGATATTTACTTATCTTGGATGAATCAGATGGACATTTCACTTCTTCTTTTTCATATTTATAACAGTTATCGGCTAAATCTTTATATTGAACCTTTCCACTGTTTTCTGGTGTGGGATAAACAAGAACTTCTTTTGTTTCTGGCCCCCATACATAAACAACAAATAGTCCAATAGCCAAACTTATAATGAATGTGCTAATCGATATATATTTGGATATCATTATACATTAACGAAACAAAAATAGTTTTTAAACATTTTATTGTGATTATGCAGAAACTTCCATGGTTACATTCTCACTAGAATCGGGTTCATCAGATGCGCTTAATTCACCACTTGCAATCTTCATTATTGCAGCAATTACATCGTTATCACATAATGACAATGCCTTTTTCGCAATTTCTTCATTACAACCAGATTGCTCAATAACTGTTTGAACATCTTCAGACTCTACATTGCTGTTAGAGACAAAAGCACTGTTTTCATCAACTTTATATTGATCAATATTCATAATAGCTGCAATTATATCCCCACCGCATTTTGATAAGGCATTAACGGCGGTTGGCATATTACACTCTGTTTGTTCCATAATAGTAGTAATATCCTCTCGATTTCCGTCCAATAGTACATTTTGAACAGTATTTTGTGCAGTTGCCCCCTGTTGAATTGATTGCCATTTTCCTTGTTCATCTGGGTGAGGTGTGAATCCAAGAGGTATATTTTCCTGTGCAAATGGATGTTCTGTAGGATCATCGTTAATTTGAAACTTCATTTCTAGTTTGTTGCGTGTAATAAAACTCATAATGGTGTTCAAGTTTTGCACATCAATACCCTTTCTAGAATCATCTTGAATAACATTTAAACTTGCAGAAAGAACCTTGATATTGAGTGGGGGCGGTTCCTTTGAAACTCTTTCGATTTCTTTCATCGTATCGTCATCAATCAATCCAGTAACAAACTTGTTAACTTCCTTCATTTTAATAACAAGACGTCTATTCACTTCACGGATAGCATTTACTTGTTGTGCCATTCTATCCATTTCTCCCCTAGCCTCTGCCATAACGTGCTTCACATCATCATTTTCCAGTGTTTTCTTTCTAATTTCATTCATTTCTTCGATTTGTTTTGCACGATTAGCTCTGATACTGTTTAATTGATTAATAACTTCTGGTTTATTCTTTTGTTCTCCTGGTTCATATGCTGCAAGTGCAGCATCAATATCATTCATAAAAAAATCGTAAATCTCTTTATTTTTCACCATAGTTTCTACTTGAATGCCCATATCAGGATTACATGTTGGATTAGGTGCATACTGTAATAATTCACGCTTGTCAAAAGTATTATGTTCGTGTGAAAATACCATAATAGTATGCAATGGATCAAACTGTACAAATGGAATAGTATAATTTTGTAAAAAAGATTTTTCTTCTGCAAGTGCAGCATGATCATCATATCTGGACATAGATAAAAGCTTTCTCTTGAAAGCGAATGTTCCAGCAGTAGCGTGATTAGGACCATATGGACCAAAACGATACATTTGTTTGATATGTTTGAAGTAAAGGTAAAGAACAGTAGAACCTCCGGCAATACATTTGGGATCAGACATAAGTTTTTCTACAGCGTGAGAAATACGTGTAGGAGGATAGTAATCATCATCATCTTGGTAAACAATAATATCACCCTTGGATTTATCGTGCATAAAGTTTCTCTTTCTTCCTAAAACCATTTGATGATCATGTTTGTAATATTTCACTTGAGGAATATCTTTTACAAGATCCTCGATTTTATCACTACCATCGTCAACAATAATCCATTCCATTCTGTCTTTGGGGTAATCGTATTCTTCAAAACATTTAATAGCCATAGGCCAAAAAGGACGTCTATTAAACGTAGGTGTACATACGCTTACAAATGGGTACTTTGACGTATCTGTTGAAGAAGAAGTATTGGAATTAGAAGATTTCTTTTTTCCCATTATATGTTTCAATAATAAATTACTTTTAAGTATTAAACTAATTTATCCGAAATATTTATTGTTTGTTATGTCTTACGTATCAGAACATTCTTTCTCAGCCTGGAAAGTTCCAATTACATCTTTTGTGTATCCATAAAGTTCATTTACTGGTGTTGCATTATATATGTCTGTAAACCAATACATAACTATAATTGCAAACACACAAGCACCTGCTGCATAATTTCCGAATAAGTTCTTCATATCATATATCAACATAAGAGACATATAAATGATAATCCAGTGCTTATACAATCGTAGGAAACCCATAGCGTGTGCTTGGAAATTAAATGGAAGAGTATTATTTCCTACATTACCAGCATCTTTTTCCTCTTCTTCATCATCATCGTCATCATCCTCATCGTCTTCATCATCGTCATCATCCTCTCCCTCTTCATCTTCATCATCGGCGCCACCAGATTGAGGCGCTTCTTTAGTATCAGAATTATCAGTAGCATCAGTAGCAGTAGCATCAGTAGCAGGAGCATCAGTAGCAGGAGCATCAGTCTTGTTATCATCGTCACTATTACCACTATCGTCTTCAAGATTTTCTGTAGCTGCATCTGCAGAAGCTTTGGCTGCTGCTTCATCTAAGAGTCTTTCATCTCGTTGTTGTATTGCCCCAGCAACTTCATCAACAGTAGAATACCAACGATTCATTAATACAGGAGTTAAAAATACAATAACACCAATAACAATGGCAAATAGATAAAGAAGAGGCATTATAAGACCAAAACAAAGTATTAATACAATAATGATAAGTATCATAAAAAATATATTTTGTGGTTCGGTAATGTCAAACATTTCTTCAGGTTCTTCCCAAGGTTCTCCATCACCTCCTTCTGCAAAAAGTTTTTTAATCCCAAATATTACATTGTATGCACCTTGAATAATACACCATATTCCAGAAACTGCATAAACACCCATAAGCACATAAGGCGATAACATAACAACAGCCCATTCTGGTAATGTGCCATTAACAAACTTATACATCATATTGTGCATACCGTAAAATGCAAGAATCATACCTTGTAAGACAGAACCAATATAATAACTTATAGTGGTAGACCCTTTATCATGAATCATAGCTCTTACATTGTTAAACATAAAGGAGTTTTCAAACTCTTTGATAACAGATTCAGGTATGTATTTTGCTTTTACCGACATTTGTTCACCATCTTTGTTTTTAGTTATTAAATAATCTGCGTGAATAGTTTCTGGCGAACTAGGTGCTTCTTCGTTTGTATATGGATGATACGTAGCACAATCTGGCAATAACGCTGTTTGTGAAAAACGTGCATGAGTAATACAAGTTATACCTATTAATATATATACAGCAACTTGTACGATTCTCCAAACGGTAGTCCAAAACAAAGCTCGTAGTTTTTCCCAAAACGTTTTTGGTTTTCTTTCCTCTACTTCTCTTTTTTTTTCACGCTCTCGTTTTCTATCTCTTACACTCATTATTAAGTTTATTAATAATATAAAATGATATTTAAATTTACCGACAATACCTTATCGTTTTTATTATTTATTTATTCCTCAATGTAGGTGTCCTCAACAAATATATCTTCACAATCATCACAAGAACCACCCTTTCCTTTTGCTTTTGATTCTACGATATCTTTATCTAAATATCGCATAATTCGATTGATGTCAAGTTTTGATATGTCATAACTCTCAAACAAGATGGAGTAAACAGATTCATTATTTTCCAAATCCATTACTTTAAAAAAAAGAAACATGTCTTTTTTATCCATTCCAACTTGCTGGCATAAGTTTTGAATAAATGTAGAATTATTAAACTCTGTCGAATATTTGGTAAGAACTTTGGTAAATCTTATATCGTTTGGTATATTTGAAACCTTTATTTTTTCATCATTTATAGATTCGTGTAAAATTTTACTGTTGTAAAATGTTTTAATTAATGAACTCAATTCATTAAACTGCCATATTTGTTTTTGAAACGTGATTCTATCAATGTAATCTGCAAAACAAATATTTTCTAAAAATCGAGTGTATAATTTTACTGCCACTTTCTTATCTGTCTTACACAACAAATCAATCACATTCTCATGCCATAAAAGTCCTACAATTGTTCTATCTGTTTCATTCATAATAGTATTATGATCATTTATGCTATATGAATTTGTAAATAGATTATGCGTTATTTGTTTCGTATCATCATTATAAGATTTTGGGTATAACAATGTTTTTAATGTATTTATTTGTAACCTTTGTGGAGCATTTTTGTATATATTACATACTAATTGAAGACGTCTTAAATCACCTTGAACATTCTTTGAAATATATGTTTTACATTGCATGTCTAAATCCGGCATACAAACGTTTACTATTTCTGTAATATGATCTTCATTTATTGGTTTCAGTTCAAATACTTCACATACTTTCATTAATTCTTTTATTTTTTTATCAGCGTGATGATTACTAATACATATAATTGGCGAGTTGGCTGTATCTTCCTTCTTTTGTTTCTTTGTTTTCTTAGGTCGAATTAATTTTATGAGTGTATTGATTCCACCCTTATCTCCATTGTTCATACCATCAATTTCATCCATAATGATAGCAATATGTTGTTTCTTAGATTGAAATGTACTCATAATATTTGTATCAGTCATATTATGCTTTGTAATTGTTTCAATAACTGGTTTATTTCGAATATCACCAGCATCGTATACTAGCGAATCATATCCTATCTCTTTCAATAAATTTTTAACAAAAGATGTTTTTCCAGTTCCTGGGGTTCCGTATATGTATATGCCTCTTTTTATCAATAAATCATTTTTATTTTCTTGAAATTTCGTTAAGAACTCTTTTATGCTGTTAGCAGTTTCGTTTCTAGATAATATAGTATTAATATTAGGAATATCCATACTATATAAAAATCATTATTTTTATGCTACTTTCAACGCAACAATATATGTGTGAATAGAGTTAATTATATTAAATCAAATTAAGCTGGTTTTACAATAATACCATTTTCTTTAGCACGCTTTATGTATTCACCGGAACAGGGATCAACATTAGTGATACCATCCCAGGTAAGATTACATTTGGTCATTACAGTTGATGAAATACAACGATTTTCAGGTTTTGCGAACTCTCTGTAATCTTTTGTCAATGGGGGAAAAGGTTTGCATTTTCCAAGATTTTTTACATTTAAACATTTATCTCCTTTTCCTGTAGTGTCTTCAAAATAATCTGGACAATTGGCAATAGATGGTGGCCATTGACTACCTTCAGCAGTTGTTGCTAAAAAGTAGCCAATTATTGCTAACAATATAATTAGAATAGTACTTGCTACTGTAATCGTGTTTCTTTCAAATGGTCCTAAAAACATTGTATGGGACTATATATACTAGAAAGAGATTATTATAAATAATCAGTGAAATAATTTATCGGCTTACTATATAGAATTAAAAATGACTTCTCAAAATAAACCAGTTTACAATGGAAGAGTTAATGTAATGGAACCCGATATTCAAAATTTGTTTAATATGTACGATCGTATCCCAGTAAACGAACCAGCTAGTTTTAGGGATGCAACCAAAGGAATATTGAAACCTTCCAAATTATCGGAAGCATATTTTTCAGCTGAAAATATGAAAATTATTCAAAATGGTATTAAAGCAGGTGTATACAACAAGTCTGGTGGACACTATGTTATTCCTGACCAAAACACAGATACATTAAAAATCATTATGCGAAGTATTTATCTTCAACATTCCATTAATATGCCAAATAATATTCCTCAACAAATCCAAAACTTAAATGATCTTGTTTTAGCATACGCAATTCCACAAGTATATAATGCAACTGTTTCTCATTTAAAATATTTGAAAGATGTTAGCACCATGCCAACACCTATGGATAAGCCTAAACTTCCATACGAAACGAAAGAATTACCAGTGATGAATTATGGATTTACCAAAGAATATGATGAAAACAAGGAAACGCACATTTAATTTAAGAACAATAAAACCAGAATAATATATGTTTATAATATATATATATTATTATGAGTACTAGTGAAGATCAAAATCAACAGCAAGCACTAGAAGAAGTTGCAACAACATTACAATCACTTATAACGCAAATTGATGATAATACAGTTAATGTCCCATCAAACATTGATGGAACAGATGAAGATCCGGCATACAGTGTGTTTTTCAATCCTTCTGAGTCTCAAGGTGAAAGTGAAACCAATGTGCCTCAAATTACATTCGATGAAGAAACTTATGTTCCTACAATGTCAGAAATGACAACTCTATTAATAACTGAACTAAAATCAATAACTCAACAAACAGTAGCTGAAGTTCAAGAAAAAGTTCAAAAAAGAGTTGCTGAGACTCAAACCTATGCAAATTATTTGGTGAATCGTGGAAAGAAATATTTCACAGACATAAAAGAGATTACCTCAGATGTAGCAACACACGGTGCAACATTATTAGAGTTTGCAAGAACTCAAAAGATTAGGTTGTTATCAAGTGCATATGATCAAGTAATAAAATGGGAAAGTACTATGAGAGAAGGTGTGAATACTGTGTTCAGAGTTCAAGATTACTCTAAAATTATAAAGGAGCATGAAAAAATGATATTTATAGCAATTGAAGAATTAGTTTTTTTAGCATCGAATAACAAGACATATTTGGATGCAACAGAGGTTGATTTCATTATTATTAAAAATATGATAAAAAATGCTCTTAACAAAGAAAATCTAGATGCAGATGCAGAACCTGAAGATGATAAGTTAGCAATTAAAAAAGAACAAATCAAAGATCACGTATCGGTAGCAGTAAAGACATTTTTCTTCTTTAAGCAAGGAAAATCTGCTGTTGCAGATATGAGCGTGGTATCTTCCGTCGGAGCTTCTTCATCAACTAATCCCCGAATCAATGATGATTTGATTTTTATGCCAAGATCAAATGAAGATATACAAATTGCAATTTCTAATCTTGATTCCACTGGAAGCGTAAACAAAATATTGAATGATCCTGAGGAATATTTGCATTTTCTTGCTACAATTGCATATGATATTTTACACCACGAAGGTCGTAACGATTATAAATATTACGGTAAACCAAATAATATCGTTTCTTTTGTAGAAAGTCAAGCTGGAGATGCTGGTATGATCAGACTTGATTTAGATAGTGCTATAGCAAAGAATAATTCTTATCTGGCGCATTATGTTGGAATGGATAATCCTAACAAAACAGGTAGATCTCTTCATAATCCATTATCTCATCCTAATCAACCTAATGAATGGGGTAGATATTATAATGCCGTAAATAGATTTGTTGAAGTTGGATTAGCAGAGTTAGCAGAATTAAGACAATTTGTTAACGAATCTGCTAAGAAGAAATATCCAGGATTTGATAATAGTGAAGATCCTGAGGCTATTGCCGCGCAAATAGAATATATTATTGCTCGTCAAGAGACTGAATTAAAAGCAATAAGGGATCAAGAGACAGAGAATATAAACAGTCAGCTTGAAAATTTTACAGCACAACAGCAACAACTTCCACCCCCTCCTGATGGAGATCAAGGTGTCAATGCCGACTTAGCTGCGAATATAGATATTCCAGTAGCAGCACCTAATGCACAACAACAAGAACAACAACAAGGAATAAAAAGAAAGGCAAATCAGTTATCCGAAACGCCACCAGACTCACAAGAATCAACAGGTGGAAGTAGAAAAAGAACTGCAAAACGTAAGAGATCTTATAAGAAACGTAGCACACGTGCACGTAGAAATAAGAATAAAAAGAAAAAGAATGGTAAGAGTAATAAGAAAACCGCAAAACGTGGTAAGAGTTCTCGTAAACGTAAACCTTTGAAAAAGAAGAAGAAGACACGTAGTCGTAAAACTCGATAAATAATCAACAACAAATTAATTAAATGAATAAGAAATACACTCTCTTATTCATTTCTATTTTTTGGATTTTCTGGACTTCTTAGTTTTTTTAGTTTTTCTGGATTTTCTAGTTTTTCTATTTCTTTTATGTCTATACTTTTTCGTTCTGCGAGATTTCATACCACCAGTACGACCTAATAGTGCATTGTGCATTTCAACCAAAGGACTTCTTCCACTTTTTTCACTAGCTTCTAATGCTTTTATTTTTAAATATGTTGTTATTTTTTTTCTTTCTGTTTTATCAGTGAACTTACCAAGCGTTTTATTGATTTGTTTTTTTATGTCGATTAATTTTTTCATTTCATCAACCATATTTTCTGTTAATTCGTTCTCTCCTTTTATTCTGTTTTCTTCTTGAATAGCCGAAATAGAGTTTTTTAGTTCGTCTACATAATTGGTTTGTTTTATATTGCTAGCATCTATAGCTGCATCTATAGCTTGTTTTCTGTCCTTCTTGGGAATAACACTAAGCATTGTATCAATGATTTCTTCTTCAGTTTGAGGTTTCTTTTTATTTCCAAAATCACTACCTGTTTCATAATCCTCTTTAATATTTGTTTGATAATTTCTTACTCTATTTTCTATTTCAGAAGTTTCACTCTCAGATAAAATAGGTTCAATACCTCTTGGATATTCTTGAGATAATCTAATTCTTGCAGTTTTCATTACATCCAACCATTCTGGTTTTTCTGGTTGTTGTGATTGTGAACCAATAGTTTGATTTTGATTTCTATACTCTGAAATATATGGTTCAATCTTATTTTTATATTCTGAATATTCACCACTAATTTTTCCAGCGTGGTTGAGTTCTTTTGGTGCAACAATATTGTTTAAAGTCTTTAATATTCTTAATTGTTTATCAATTGCATTTTTAAAGTCCTTTGCCAAACGTGAAGCATCATTATCCTGTAAATCTTTTTGTGGATAAGAATAAAGCACCTCTTCGATAATGGAAATATATTCACGAATTAATCCGTAAAGTGTTGTTTTGTCTATTTGACAAACCTGGATTTTTTCTTCGTCATTACTTTCCCCTGAGCCAAAATTATATCGCATAACATATTTTGTGTAGCCAGAAACGAGTCCTGGTGTACAAGCCGGTATAGATTTAATTTGAAAAGATGTCATTTTTGTTAATATTCTACAAAGTGTATTTTTTGTTTTTGAAAAACTCATATCTTTTTTACGATCATCGCTGGCAATAGAAGATTTTAAATCCATTATTTGTTTCACCATATTTTTACGAAGATCTTGTGTTTCCTTGACAAGATCAAGGTTTCTCCAAGAAAGATCAGAACGCATAGGTTGTTTTCCACAAGATCTTACTAATCTTTCTTCATAGAACTGTTCTTCCTCTGCTAATTCATTCTCATTCCTTGAGTAATAATAAGGTTGGCTTTCTTTTTCAATATCCCTTATAATTTTTTCTCTGTCTGTAGTTGTCACAATTTGTGCAGCTCTTTTCACTTTCTCTTCGTAGTCTTTTTCAATATCCCTTATAATTTCTTCTCTGTCTGTAGTTGTCACAATTTGTGCAGCTCTTTTCACTTTCTCTTCGTAGTCTTTTTCAATATCCCTTATAATTTCTTCTCTGTCTGCAGTTGTCATAATTTGCGCAGCTCTTTCCACATTCGCATCGTATGCTCTAGCAAGGTCTAATACTTTTTTACCTCCACGCTTTGTCATACGTCTACCTTTTTTACCCTTTTTAGTTTTTCGTTTTTTGGATTTTCGTCTACCACCCATTTGTGGAGGCATACCCATCTGTGGTTGCATACCAGGAGGGCCTCTCATTTGTGGTGGCATAGGGGGTATAGAAGACATACCAGGAGAACCATTCAAATAATTTATTTTTTCTTTGTGATTTTGAAGAGCTAATAAGGCATAATCATAAATATATTGTCTAGGATAGTGTTCTGACACAATAGTTTTCATTGTGACAACACTGGTATATATAGTATTAATTAATTCATTGCACTTAACAGCATTTTCACCAGAACAATCGTTTTTGTCTATTAAATAATTAACATCATATCCTTGTGATCCAGGTGTTTCAGTTTGATTTAAAGATGGTGTCAACTTTTTTATTAACGAATCAATTTCTGTATGCAAGTTATCGTCTGGTTTCATTAATTCTTTAAACTTAGAAACTTTTGACTGTAATGTCATAACATCTATTAAAGCATCATCATACTTATCATATACATATTTTGTGATATCCATATTAGTGTTAGTAATAGAACTTTCTTGAAGTGGAGCTTGGAATGGGGGTTGAAATGGAGGTTGGTTTTGCATCATATATAGTATGTAGGTATATAGTACAATAATATAATCTTTTTAAACATGATATTATTCAATAACACTAAACCAAACTAATCAAATCTTCAAGTCCTTATCGTTTTCCTCTTTTTGATAGAGTTTTTCCTTTCTTTCCTTTCTTCCCTTTCTTTGCAGTTTTACGTTTCTTTTGATTTTTTTTCATAGTTTTGGATTTACTTTTAAACGAACCAAAAGTTCCCTTTCTAGTTTTATAACCTGCATCACGTAATGGTTTCAATGGATCATCTGCCAAAGCTTTTGCCTTAGAAACAATCTTTCCGTGTTTATTCATTATAAACTTATCTCGTGTGAGTCCACCCTTTGTTTTATACGCAACTTTATGCCAAACCTTCGCACGAGATCCTTCTAATTCATCAAACACTTCACCTTTTATATGGTATTTACCATCCTCACTTTTCATTATTTTTTTTACCATTTTAGTTCCTTATATAATTCAAAAAGAAAATAATTCTTATCTCCTAAAACCGATTTTTACGTAATGTAGATGGAACAACTCCTCCACGCAATCCATTTATTATTGGTTCTTTTTTTACACTTCCACAAATACCTACATTTCCATTATCTGTACTATTTACACCAGAAGAACCAGAAGAACCAGAAGAACCAGAATTAGAAACTGAAAATGGAACATTTTTGTATGGCGAAATAGATAATTCATCTCCGTAAACAATAATTCCTCCTCTTGTATTTTGAATCAGTTTCACTTCTCTATTTACCTTAGTAAGACTCGATCCACCATAAGTGCCATCACCAAACTTTCTTTTGTCTTGTTCACCTATAGGTGAACATTGAAATACGTTTTCAATATTCGTTATCCCCGAAGAATTTTGGTTTGTAACAATATAAGAACTACATTTTGTTTTATCTTTAATTACTCTTCTGTATCTACCGTTTATTAGTTCACTCATGTATAGTATAGTACAAATAGATTATATTTAAGTTTTACGTATTCCAATAAATGTTTCAAAAATCCAAGGCAGGGGGTTGAGAATTAAAATTGAATTAATATTTAAACATATATGTTCAGTATAATTATCTATCAATGTCGTCGTCAACAAAATCCACGACTAAAATGAGTGCTTCTGCCGGTTCAGGTTCTATCAATCTTTCCAAAAAGTATCAGCAAAAAACTGATAAACAACATATTCTAGATAACCCGGATACTTATGTTGGATCTGTTGAAAATGTAGATGCTGATATGTGGATATTTGACGAAAGTTCCAAAAAAATTAAAGAAAAAAATATTCATTATATTCCAGCTCTTTACAAATTATTTGATGAAGGCATTGTCAATTGCAGAGATCACGTAATTCGAATGTCTCAAGCAAAAGCCAATGGTGAGACTGTTCACGAAGTCGCAAATATTGAAATCGATATCAAAGAGGATGGAACCATTGTTATGTATAATGACGGTAACGGTATTGATATTGAAAAACATCCAGAATACAATATATGGATTCCAGAACTAATCTTCGGACACCTTAGAACTTCCACAAACTACAACAAAGAGGAAGAGAAAATTGTGGGTGGAAAGAATGGATTTGGATTTAAACTTGTTTTGATCTGGTCTACTTATGGACAAGTAGAAACTGTAGATAGTGTCCGTGGTCTCAAATATATTCAGACGTTTCACGATAATCTAAATACAATTGATTCGCCAAAAATTACTAAGTGTAAGACAAAACCTTTTACTCGTATCACATTTACACCAGATTATAAGCGACTAGGTATTCCCAAATTAACGATTGATATGATCAATATGTTCAAACGAAGAGTTTATGATATTGCAGCAGTCACTAGTAAAAGTGTGAAAGTGAAATGTAATGGAAATATGATCCCAATTAAAACGTTTCATCAATATGTTGATCTTTATTTAGAATCAGATGCAAAGAAAGTATATGAAATGCCAAATGATCGTTGGGAATATGCAGTTGCATTATCACCAAATCATGAATATACACAAATCTCATTTGTAAATGGTATTTATACAAACAAGGGTGGTAAACACGTTGATTATATTACTAATCAAATTACACGTAAACTGATCGCATACATTGAAAAAAAGAAAAAGATTACGGTGAATAGTGCAGCAATTAAAGAACAGCTTATGGTGTTTGTTCGTTGTGATATTGTGAACCCCGCGTTTGATAGTCAAACAAAGGATTATATGAATACACCTTCTTCTAAGTTTGGTTCAACATGTTCAGTAGATGATAAGTCTATTGAGAAGATCGCAAAACAGTTAGGTGTTATGGATACAGCTTGTGCTATTTCCGAAATCAAAGAATCCAAAGCTGCAAAAAAGACAGATGGAACAAAGAGTAAGAACATTCGTGGTATTCCAAAATTAATTGATGCTAACTGGGCAGGAACACCTAAGTCAAGTCAATGTATGATTATCTTATGTGAGGGAGATTCAGCTAAGGCAGGTATTGTATCTGGTCTTTCATCTGAGGATCGTAATATGATTGGTGTTTATCCTATGAAAGGTAAGATTATGAATGTTCGTGGTGAAACCAAGAAAAAGATTTACGAGAATAATGAGATTGCAGACATAAAGAAAATACTTGGTTTGGAATCTGGAAAAAATTATGATACATTAGAACAAGTGCAAAAATCTTTGCGATATGGCAAAGTATTGTTTATGACAGATCAAGATTTAGATGGAAGTCATATCAAGGGATTGTGTCTGAATCTGTTTCAATCGGAGTGGCATTCCCTTTCCAAGATTAATGAGTTTATTGGGTTTATGAATACTCCCATTCTCAAAGCTAAGAAAGGTAGTCAGACCATTGTGTTTTACAATGATGGTGAATATGATGAATGGAAGGAAGCAAACGATACCAAAGGATGGAATGTAAAATATTACAAAGGTCTTGGAACCAGCACTGGTAAAGAATTTCGTGAGTATTTTGCAAAGAAGAAGATTGTTTGGTTTTCACATAATGGAACAACTAGCGACAATACAATTGATATGGTATTTAATAAGAAACGTAGTGACGATAGAAAAACATGGTTGGGAAATTATGATCGTAAAAGTTTTGTAGATACTAATTTGCCAACGATTCCATATGAGGATTTCATTAATAAGGAACTCATTCACTTTTCAAAGTATGATTGTGAACGTAGTATTCCCAATGTGATGGATGGTTTGAAAATCAGTCAACGAAAAATATTGTATTCTGGATTCAAAAAGAATCTCAATTCCGAAATCAAGGTTGCTCAGTTCACAGGATATGTTTCTGAGAACTCAGGTTATCATCATGGTGAATCTTCTTTGAATGGTGCCATTGTCGGTATGGCACAAAACTTTGTTGGATCAAATAATATTAATTTGTTTCAACCAAATGGACAGTTTGGAACCCGTCTTCGAGGTGGAAAGGATAGTGCTTCGGAAAGATATATTTACACATTACTATCTCCGATTACTCGTAAATTGTTTCCTCAACCAGATGACAATATTCTTACATACTTGAATGATGATGGACAATATGTGGAACCCGTCTATTATGCTCCTATTATTCCTATGATTTTGGTAAATGGAACAAAAGGAATTGGAACTGGATTCAGCACCGAAGTGTTATGTTATAATCCAAGTGATATTGTAGAATATTTATATCGCAAGCTTAATATGGATACCGGACTTACAAAAGACTGGGTGGATTTTGTTCCATACTATGAAGGTTTCAAAGGAACAATTACAAAGGTTGATTCTACCAAATATGTGATCAAAGGATGTTATGAAGTGATTGATGATGATAAAGTAAGAATTACTGAACTTCCAGTAGGTGTATGGACAGATGATTTTAAAGAACATTTGGAAAAGTTGACAGATAATGTAGATAAGAATGGTAAGAAAATTACACCACTAGTGAAAGATTATGATGATATGAGTAAAGATACAACTGTAGATATTACAATTACACTTACCAAAGACAAGTTACAACCAATGCTTTCGAATACAACAGATCACGGATGTAATGAGTTTGAAAAATGTTTCAAACTTCTGAGTCAAGTAAATACTGGAAATATGCATTTATTTGGACCCGATGATAAGTTGAAGAAGTATGATAGTCCTGAATCGATTATAGATGATTATTTCGATAAGCGTCTGGAAATGTATGAAGATCGAAAAGAATATATGGTGAAACAGATAACAAAGGAACTCACTGTTTTGCAAAACAAGTATAGATATATTCAAGCCAATCTAGATGACGATATAGATCTACGAAGAAAATCAAAACAAGATATTACAACCCTTTTGTTAGAAAAGAAGTTTGATATGATAGATGATGATCAAGATTTCAAGTATCTTACAAAGATGCCTATGGATTCTGTAACACAAGAAAATGTGGAAAAACTTAGTAAACAGTATGACGATAAAGGTAAAGAATTAGAATCGTTGAATAATACAACAGTTCAACAGATGTGGTTGTCTGAACTGAAGGATTTCAATCTTGCATATGATGAACACATTCGACAGTTACATATTTCAATTAACAAAAACGGAGATGACGAAAAAGGAAGTAAAAAGACTAAGAAAGTAAAGAAGATTCTTGTAAAGAAGTAACAATCCAAAAGGTGTCTGTAAATTAAATAAAAATTGATTTTTTTTAGTGTTTCTTATCAATTAATTAACTAGGCATATATATTTGCGTCTTCGTTTAAACACAATACACCAACTATTATAGATAATACAATGGATGGAATGGAACTTTCAAACGAAAAAGGGAGGTTTCTAGTTATGAACGAAGAAGGTCTTTCATTTTTGGAAACAATATTTCCTAACTCAATTAACCTTATCTTGACCGATCCACCATATATTATTTCACGTGATACTGGTATGGATAAACATCACAAAATGGTAGAGGAAAATGAAAAGAATGGAATAACACAAGTAAAAACAGAAGAAGAATGGGAAACGTACAAACTTAAAAATGATATAACAGATGATTCAAAAAAGGACAACTTTATTAAATATGGCACCATTTATGGAACTAAATATTGTGTAAAAACACAATATGGTGATTGGGATAAAGATTTCACTATGGAAACAATGGACAAATTTGTGGAACAATATTACAAGAAACTAGTGAAAGGAGGAACCCTTATTATATTCTTCGATTTATGGAAAATAACACCACTCAAAGAAATATTGGAAAAACATAATTTCAAGCAGATACGGTTTATTGAATGGATCAAAACAAATCCTCAACCACTTAATTCGTCTGTAAATTATTTGACAAACTGTCGTGAGATTGCATTGGTTGCAGTCAAAGGTGGTAAACCAACATTTAATAGTAAATATGATAAGGGTATTTACGAGTATCCAATACAAGGTGGAAAAGAAAGATTTCATCCAACACAAAAAAGCAGACCTCTTTTCGAAGAACTAATTAAAAAACATTCGAATGAGGGAGATTTTGTGATGGATACATTCTTAGGTTCAGGAACTACTGCTATTGCAGCAAAAAATACAAATAGACAATTTTTGGGATGTGAACTTAATTCCGAATATTACAATAAAATTTGTTCACTTTTCCCTGAATATGATAATAGTGGTGATAGTGGCGATGAATCTTAATCAACCATTTTAATTTTATAATTGCTTTAATTTTTCTCTTATTTTTTTAGCAAACTCTACTGGATCATACCAATAGGTTCCTACCATAGCATTGATGTCTTTCTCATCGAACGTTTCATCGCCTTCTACGAAATCAATTCCGAAAACAGCATAGGATGGAATGGTTGTCGCACCAATACGCTTACCAATCTCTTTGGTCTTTTTTGATACCTGTCTTTTCTGTAGGTTGCAATGATTGCACAGACATTGGAAATCGTCAATAGTCTGCGTTTTTGCATCAAGAACTCGTGGATCGTTATAAAGATCATTTTTATGATCGGTCACTAGGTCTGAATGGCTTCCGCATACAACGCAACCCATTTTTTTATGATACTCGTGAATATCTTTTCGAATAGGACGCATTGCTCCATACAAATGGTCATCACTGAAACCTATTGTTCGAAGAGCTGTGATAGAACGTTCTCCTTGTTTTTCCCACAAATAGCGTTTGTCGCCAAAGTACACCCCATGTCGGGCTGCTCCATTTTTCCCCCAGTCCAACATCTTGATTTCCGCGATCTTTTCGCGAGGTACCCAATCTGAACGCCCCTGTTCATCGGGTTTAAATAAGGCATCCACTTCTCGTTGCTTCTTGGTAAGTTTCGCTACAGTGGCATTGATTTGCTCAACCTTGATGTTCTCCGACATTGTTACGAATAATATCAGATTAGATTTTAAATAATTATTATATTTGTATGTTTGTTGCATAGAGAGAAACCAGAGGACACTGTTCAATTTTTTTAGACCCCCAAATATACCGGAGTTTGTATCTTACAATTTAACATAAAAAATACATTTATACACTGGATATATCGTTTGTTTTATTTACAATGTTTACAGTTAAATTATGGGTTTGTCACAAGTTTAGAACATAACCAAGTTCCAAGAAGAATCCACATTCCTTCAATAAGTGTTCCTCCTTTACTGAAAACCCATCGCATAGCAACACAATGAGGCGCAGATATTAGGAACGGTGCTGCTAAGAATCCATAGAGACTTGGATTTGCACAATATTGAACATATGCGTGTGCAGTAATATAATGAAGAAGAATCCAGAATACATATAATGCAGAGACCTTCCAAGCATTAACAACAATTGGTCTTGCAGAGGGAATTACCATATCCCAGTAATCCCTTAGACAATTTCGCATAACAGTAGTAGATGTTTCAAAATCAGAGTTTTCAAAATCAGATCCAGGCTCTTTCTTAATATATACATCAGTGTTAAAAGAAGTTGTATTTATTGATTTCTTCTTACTAGAAGTAGATCTAATGTCATCATCTGAATCTATTTGAGTTAAATCAATGACATCGGTGTTTTTTGAAGATGATTGTCTTGTGTTCATTTTATTAGAATCGGTAGTAACAGAAGTAGCAGCCATTTTAGAATAATAACGATTTGGATTTGTTCCTATCCGGTTATTTTTTATTTCCATATCAATTTTATTTTTCATTTGTCTTGTTAAAACTACCATTGTTTGTATCTTACAATAAAAAACAAACAATGTTTATGTTAATTCAAATCATCTTTTAATTTATGTATGTATCTGTTATACTCATCTTCGTCTTCTTTTTGTCTTTTTTCAGTTTCATATTTTAAATATACAACATAAGAAATTACATATACAATTATATACAATGAAGCAAAATACCAGCGTGAACAAGGATAAGGCCATTCTGGAAAAACGAATACAATAGCAAATATGGAAAACATCAAAAAGATATGAGAATAAATATCAATATCGTTTGGCATAGATAGAAATAAAACTGGAGCTAAAACAATCATATGATACAAATATGAAATAATTGTCATTTTCATATTGTAAGCTTTACTTAGGTAATTCGTTGTCACAACATAAACGCCTACGAAAAAAACACATATTAAATGTAAGTAAAATACATGTCTATAATCAGGTGCACCACTATATAAAATCATTAAAATAGGAATCCCCGCTAAAGATATGGTATTCAACTCCTTCTTAATACTTTGATTTATTGAAGTAATCATCGTCATATACAAATGATGAACAACTAAATATTTTTGTATATATATTATCAATAAATTAAAATCAATCAGCGTGTTCTTTTTGATCAGAATCTTCATCGAGCCATTTTTCTGATATTACTCTGGAATAAACAATATATTGTGATAAATAATTATCAATAAACTTTTCGAAGTAAGCTTTACTAACTATAAACTCACCAATTTTATGTTTCAGGTAATATTTATAAAGATCATCAAATGAAATTGTTTTATCTTCACAAGACTTCAAACTCTCTTTAAAATATTCACGTGCTATATACACTGTGGCTTCAATATCCCTTGTCTTATTCCATAAAGAACAGTCAATATTAAGAATATACTTATTACCTACTATCTCAATATCGGGAACGTAGTGTGTCAATATACTAATAATTTCTTCTTCTTGTATTCTTCCACTCGTGGAACAAGTGAGTGACTTATCATCTTTCACAAACTTTTGAAAAAGAGTAGCTAGTTCATCAACTTCATAATCATTGTTGGTGGTACTTGTTTGAATCGTGTTCGACCAAAATATCATAAAATCACTTATCGTAGGTATGTGTTTACTTGTGATGCCAACGAACGAGTCTGTTTCTACATTATAGGTAAAATTATTCTTTAGTATTTCTTTTAGTGTTGGTCCATAAACAACATTTGGAATAAAAAGCTCACGTAAATAGAGTTTCCATACATATTGCATATTTTTCCAACTCATATGTGTATGTTTCATTGATTCTTTTGTGTCATCTATATACTCAGAAACAAACTTATCTACTATATTTTCTCGTGTCTGATTTTTCAAAAATAATGCATATTCGCATAGTTCTTCTCTTTTTTTCAAAAAGTTATCACCACATTCATGTGTGTTCGAATAATATGCGGCTACACATAATATATTTAGTCCATTGTCCCTTAGTATTTCAACCCAAGTATCAACTAAAGATTGTGTATTTCTCATCTTAATAAGTCTACAATCAGAAAGATCAACATTATCATTGTATCTTGATACAAAATTACCAGTTATATTTTTAATACCGGTGACTACATTGCACATTTTTTCCATTTCAATTATATTTTGTTTTGCAATAGATGTAACATAATATGTCACCCCTGTATTTTTCTTCAATATATTATCACCAACACAAGTTAAAAAATATTTTGCTTCGTTTTTTGTTAAGAAATAAGTAGGTGTAAGTAAATTAAGAACGTACTGAATTGTTTTACTTTCTGGGATTACACTAAAAATAGATCTCTCTTTTATCTTTTTCAAAAGACTTATTTTTGTTTTATGTTTCCAGTCGATCAAACTTTTGTTGTCATAGGAAACAGTGGATAATAAATTATATACAATATCATCTTCTTTCACATTTGTATATTTGAAACCATCATATAAATAAAAGGTTCCATTTGTAGAAAGAAAACAGTATCCGTTGGTAGCCAAAAAAGCAGTTTGAAAGGTTTGAAGTTCTTTTTCTAAGAAAATTTTACGTTTTTCACTTGCTTCATGAACCTTTAGTTCATTGCTAAGTGCGGTTGGAAGAATATCCCTCATATGAATAATTAATCTAGATTCTAGATATTTATTGTGTTTGCACTTTTGTAAAAGAATATCCAATAGTTCGTTGCATTCGGTTTTACAATCCTTTTTTAATAGAGGATTAGAGGTTTGCATTTTATTAATATATTATATCTCTCTTTTATTTAAACATTTTTGACAATATTATTATTTTATCTTTTTATATTATAGATAGATGAGCTCTTGTAAAACTATGGGAGGCGGATCTCGTAAAGGAGGAAGAAAAGCTGGTGGAACTAGAAAGAAGTACCACAGAATTAAGAAAGGAAGAAAGATGAAGACTCCTTGTAAGAAACGTACAATGAAGGCGTGCAAACGTGCCAAGAAACACTGTAAAGTTGTCTCTAGAAAGAACGGAAAGAAATATTGTCGCAGAGCTAAGTTGGTGCGATAAATAAATATTTAGATTGATAAAATAATTCAATACAATTCTGAAAACAGTATTGTACTGAGTAGTAAAATGGGTCTAAAAAAATTGACACACAATTCTCAGATTTTTAGAAGGCAACAGAAAGAATAGACATTATTGGTACAAGAGATCTAATGAGCGAAATCGAAACCGTAACTCAACCCCAATTGTTTGATAGACTGAACAATTTATGTGATGATGTAAAAAGAGAAATATATTCATTTGTAGATTATGAAACGAGGTTGCGTGTTTTATTTAGCAGAGGAAATAATGGTGATATAGTAAGTTCACGCAGGCTGTGGAATATGTTTACTGCGAAGAATTTGAACAAAATATACAAGAATTGTATTACTGATAAGATATTCGAAATTAACAATTCTTCTACATCACATCCGTATGGATATACAAATAAGCGTTTGAAACAATCTATTATTGAAATGTTTCCAATTCCAGATACTGTTTTATGGACGGACAGATATGGTGATACTCAGTTAACTCATCAAATGAATCCTTGTATTATACACGTAAAAAGTCAGTTGTCACACTCCTCCTTTACCAAAAGCATGAAGGGTGATTCTATTGTCAGAGCATACCAGACTCTTACCCAGGTTTATTGTGATAATGTGTCGTTTGTAAATTATTTGAGAAAGACGGCATATATGCTTGTTGCATCCATTATCATTTATAAAGAAACAGTGGAAAGGGACAGAGTTGTCAAGGCACAAGAAGCTTTACGTCGACTTACTGTTCGTAGAGCAGAAAAAGAACGTTGTGCTTATGAGAATAAAATGAAACTACAAGCGGAAAGGGAGAAAATAAGGAAGCAGAGAATGGAAGAGATTGAGCAAGAAAAATTGGCACGTGCAGTTCAACGCTTACAAAGGAAGCAGGAGCAAATGATTCTCAAAGAAACCGATAAACAGGTAAAGGAGAAAGAAAGACAACAAAGAGCCGCACTTAAGAGACAACGAGATGTATTTAAGAGAAATCGCAGAGAGCAACTACAGAGAATGAAGATAGTTACTTTATACAAGGCAATGGTAACTCGTCCTCTAAAGAAGAAATTCGCACAAGACGAGAAACAAACCCTTAAGGAGAATAAGAAGAGTTTAGCATTAGCTAAGAAGAATCTTAAGAAACACCAAAATCTTAAGACGATCACTGTAGCTATCAAATAGTTTGTAGTTTGTAGTTTGTAGTTTGTAGTTTGTAGTTTGTAATGTATATTAAATAATTCACAAACAGAGAATGAACCATTCATTTTTTGCGCAAGAATTATAGTTAGTGCGTATTTTTCGTAAAATCAATAGTTCAATAATCACTTAAAGATTTTTTTTAATTTTACGTATCAAGATGGACGACACAAAAAACAACATCTTAACCATCAAAACAGTCCAAATATCCCCATTCCGAACTTTAATGACAGCCCTTAAGGATATTTTGCTTGAAACTAATATTACCTTTCAACCAGACGGTATTCGTATTATCAATATGGATAAAAGTCATACTGTTCTTGCACATATGCATTTGGGTGCTCCCAACTTTGAATTTTACGAATGTAAAAAGGAGAAGATTATTATTGGTGTCAATATGTTTCATCTGTTCAAACTGATTAATTCTATTGATAATGACGATACACTAACCATTTACATTGAAAACGATGACTATACTGACGGTGTTGTTTCTCATCTGGCTCTTAAGTTTGAGAATGGAGAAATCAAGCAATGTAAGACACAGAAGCTTCGTCTTATTGAACCTGAACCTGATGAGTTGGTTTATCCAGATGTAACATTTTCCTCGGTCATTAATCTTCCATCTGCAGATTTCCAAAAGATTATTCGTGATTTGTCTGTGATTTCGGATAAGCTTGAAATTAAATCTGTAGGAAACGAATTAATATTCAAATGTCAAGGACAATTTGCACAGGCAGAAATACATCGTGCAGAATCAGACGGTATGTCATTTACATTAAAACAAGATTCATCTAAAATTATTCAAGGAGAATTTTCATTGAAGAATCTAGGATATTTCATCAAATGTACAAATTTATGTAACCAGATTGAAGTGTATCTTGAAAATGATCTTCCACTTGTTGTTAAATATAACGTAGCAAGTCTAGGAGAAATTAAACTTTGTTTGGCACCTCTCCCCAGTGTATAATCGATATTAAAGTAACAACTCAGTAAATAATTATAGTATTGTATTATATTAATATCTAGAACAATGGCATCCACCAGAATTAGAGATGATTTAGGTAGAAAACAAGAACAAGTACAACATTCTATTTATGCATGCAATTATGCTATTAATGCACCTGGAAATGGAGGAACAAGTCCTGATTATATGGAAGATCCACACATTCGTGCTCAAAAGTGGGGTGCTAACTTGATGACAAATGCAGTAGATTTAGAAAGCAGTTTAAAAGGTATTCGTCCATTAAGTCATGATTGTTTAGGAAAAGACGAATATACAAAATACACTCCTAATTCACAATCACAACAATATCCAAGTAATGATACACTATACACTGAACAACCTCGTGCTATTGCTCCAGCATGGGAAATAAGACAGGGTAATATAATGAATACAAGAGAACAACCTTATTTGTTTTTAGATCCTCAAGAAGAGCCCAAAATTAGTTTCCATACAGAAACATCAACCCGTATTTTAGAAAAAGATATGTTTCATCCTAATTCATTACAATTAAAACCAGACCGTTTAGAGGATCTTCTTCCACATATCCCTAACAGAAAGTAAACCTTGTAATCGTAAAATAAGTATATGTTATGAATAAAAATATACTTATTTATATATATTATATGGAAGCATTAATACCTATTGTCGCTCTAGGCGGATTAGCAATGTCTGTGAAAAACGATCCTAAACCCAATAGTAGCAATCAGTCAAAAATGAAAGGAAAACCTATTACCGAAAATTATCAAAATATGAACAGTAGCAATCAAGCATTAAAAAACTCAGTATCCAGTTACCCTAATAACACAACAAATATTCAACATATTAAAAATGCTTATGTCAATCCTAATGATGCAACTGCCAAATATTTTGATCAAAATAGTTATTACCAAGCAGATATACGGGGTAAACAACCGGGTAACAATATTCATCAGTTTCATTCTTTGACTGGATCACAAGTTTCCTCTACCGATTTCCAACATAATAATATGACACCTTATTTTGGTGGTAAAACTACTCAACAAACTATTGATGGAAATAGAAGTGATTCTATGCTTGATAATATGACTGGTGCTGGTAGAAATACAATTACTAAACAGGAAAGAGCACCTTTATTTAAACCCGAAGAAAATGTTCAATGGTCTCACGGTCAACCTAATATGAATGATTTCTTTCAATCACGATCTGTAGCTGGAACAAAGTTCAGTAATACTAAACCTTTTGAATCTGAGATGGTTGGACCAGGTATTAATCAAGGATATGGATCAAAAGGTTCAGGCGGTTATAATTCTAGTTTGGAGGCACGTGATGCATATATGCCTAAAAGTGTAGATGATTTACGTGTTGCTACAAACCCTAAAATGCAATATTCTTTAGAAAATCATCAAGGGCCTGCTGGTCATTTCATTAAAAAGACTGGTGTTATGGGTAAGATGGAACAACATAAACCCGATACATTTTTTATTCAAACAGAAGATCGTTGGTTAAAAACAACTAGTTCTACAAAAGCTCAAGCCGCACGTCCACAACAAGAAGTGCCAACAACAGCACGTATGTTTTCTCAATCCTATACTGGTGTGGCAACAGCCGGAGAAAAGAATGCTAATTATATTACAGGTGAATATCAAGAAGCACATCGTCAAGATTTATCTACAAATCCATTATTGAATGTTACTGGTCCCGATGCAGGATTTAATGTTACACGAATCAAAGATAGTTATGATACAGTAACAAATAATCGTGATCTTAATAATGAAGCAACACAAACATTTGGTTCTGGTTTTACGAGTGCTGTTGGTGCTGTAATTGCTCCTCTTACAGATATTTTGAACCCAACTAAGAAACAAGAAACAATTGATAATATGCGCATTTATGGCAATCCAGAATCTGAAGTTGAAAAACAGCCTATTTTTAATCCAAATGATGTTTTACCTACAACTATAAAGGAGACAACACTTCACGCACCAAATGGGTATATTCAATCACAAAACAATGATGCCTATTTGGTTACACAACACCAAGTAGCATTTACACATCGTCCAACAACAAATGCAGAGGCAATTGGTATTGCGGGTGGTCCAGCTTCAAAATATGGAACTACAGATCGTAGTGGAAAGAAACGAACAAATGCTGCTAAGGATCAAGTTATGTCTACTGGTAGAACAGAACACGGTAATATGCAATTATTTAACACTCAACTAAATGTTAAAACAGCAAAAAGAGAGAAGGATAGAAACAATAATAGAATGTGGGCTCCTTCAAATATGCCATCAAAGTCAATGTCGAAGGAATTGTATGGTAAATTGGTGGAACCAACACACAATCAACAAAACATAGCTGTAGAGAGAATGGCACCTGAGCTATTGACTGCATTTAAAGGAAATCCATATACACATTCATTGACAGGAACAAGTTTGCGTTAATTTTATAAAAAATAGTTGGTTATTGTAGAATAATATGTCACAAGATATTGGGTTTTTATATAAAGCAAAAGTAATTAAAAGAGAAATTGCACAGTTTGTTGTAACAATCATTGATTTTGTGTCATTTATTGTTGATTATGTAAACGAAACAAAGTTTTTTCTTCCTTTGGAGGATGTTATGAGTGAATATACAAGTAATTATATAGATTAATATTAAGAAATAGTAATTATACAGAAAAAATAGATTGTATTTATCTGTATAATTAGTAAACAAATGGCCGAATATAGTAGTTGTAAGGAGAGTAATAATGAAATAATTAATTCGATTAGAAATGTACCAGAAGAAGTTGAAAACATAATAGAATCGTATCTATTACCAGAAATATTTTTTGCAAAATTTAGTTTGTTATATGGACCTACGACAATGTATAATTATATATTTGAATTATGTAGTGCCGGAATGAAAGAAACACGTAATTTAATGGGTGATATTTGTCCACATATAAGAAGATTGAAACCTAACTATCGTTTAAGATCACCATTTCATTATATGTCTGTTCCATTATTAAATAGTGAAACAAGATGGTGTTTAACCGATGATGGGGTAGATTATGATAGAGTTGCGTTAAATATTAATAATTGTTTAGAAGAAATTTATTCTTCTGTCTATGATAAGAGCACACTTAGTGAACACAGAAGTGAAATATATAAAGAGTTTGGTAAAATACTCCGATGTATTTTACGTAGACATGCAGCATTATTTACGAATGACTAAAATAATGTTGTGTAAATATACAAGTAAGTAATCAATACTTGAATGACGAACGCACGTATTATTTTTTCTTTATATAGAAATAAACTACGATTATGTATACGTGAAAACTATGTGCCTGGACAATGGGTTGATCCAAATAAATTATTTGGATGGGCTAAAAATGAACATCATATTGCTGCACAAAAATCAATTAATTTTAAAAAAATGAAAAAAATGAAAAATAATAACATATTGGGAAGTTTTATTTGGAATACAGTTAGATGGAAATATAAAGCCAATAAAAATACTTCTGATATTTACCAGATAGATGCAAATATTGATGAAGCATTTGAAGGATTACGTATTATTAATACAATATTACATACATTACGACCACAATTAACAGGAAAATCAAATAATTACATCTAATCAAATACAAAACCCCCTTTTTTGTATCTCTTAAACCGTATTTTATATTTGTCAGTGGTTTTTCTAAAATGATTGATATTTTCCCTGTTTAAACAATTGCTCATATACATTAAATTATATACACCTTGATGATAACAAGGAACTAACGTTTTGGTAATAGAATCAGAAACTGAACCTGTGTCAAACAAACTTTGTTCATTCCAAACACCTAGGATTTTATTTTGTTTTTGTTTTTCATTTCTTAGCATATTTAATTGATCATAGATTTGGTTTCGAACTTTTATGATATTAGCTTTTGGCAATACATCATTTTCCTTGTTACTTTCATTATGTTCTTCATCATACGGAGAACCACCATATAATATGCTATATATATCTTCATAACTTGTTATATCGTGTTTATTACGATTACTGTTATCAGTATTCATTACGTTAACAAGAGAACACACAGGTTAATCAAATAAAATATTTTCTATTTACAATAAAAAATATTATATGCTGTTCAATTTTATTTGGTTAATTATCTATTTGCTACAATATTTTTGAATAATTGCATTTGGAATCAAACTATCACTATGTTTTTCTATTTTTTTATGACATTTTCCAATTGTTACTTCACTTATTTCACTTACTGCTTTCACTTCTTTTTTGGATATATTTAAATTACATAACTGAATAATAAAGTAAATAATCCCAGCTGCAATAGAATGAGGTGTATTTTCAGGCATAAGATTGTTTTTTTCTACCTTCATACTGATAAATAAACACAATTTGGTTAACTCCGAATTAATGTTTAGTTTACTACAATATCTTTGAATGAAATCACCAGGAGTTGTTTTACTGAATACCGTCTTCTCATCATTATCCAAATCTTTTTCAATCACATTAATAATCTGTTGTACATTTTTACACCCTTTTGTTGCATTCGTTACATCTAGATGAAATATACTTGCAATTTCTTTTGGTGTTCGTGGATTATTGTTTATTCTACAAGATACATATATAGATGCAGCTAAAATACCATCTCTATTTTCACCACGAAATGTTTGATAATATTCCGATATTTTCTTATGATAACGAATCGCATTATCAATAATCATTTTTGATAATCCTGCATTATGTGCCATTGTACTAATTACTTGAAATTCATCATATTGTGATTTCTCTTTATATGGCATAGATTGCCATTCAGTGTATCTTCTTATTTTTCTCATCTCGTAACTGGCTGATCCATTACAAAGAACTTTGCATCCATAAGATGATTCTTTCAGAAGAGGATTGATAGGCATACCACATCTAGTTGGATCACTATTATGATTATCATCTGCACCATAATATCTCCATTCAGCAGTTTGATCGGTAGTATCCTTGTAGATAATGCCACATTTTTGATTCGTACAGGTAAGAAACCCTTCTTCGGAAAAGGCTAAAATATATGCACATTGGTCACATTGTTCTCGATCACCACATTCACGATAAATACATTCTAAAGTATCTTTCCCAACGGAGTTACCTTCGTTAAATTCTCCATCAAATTGTTTCCATAATTCTGCTTTATCGTAAAAAGATAATGTTCCTTTGTTCTTCTTACTTGTAGTAGGCATAAGACAATATTTAATAAACGTATTATAATTTCTATATTTTAATTCAATTCTATTAAATACGTTGTTGAAATCTCATGTAAATAGATACATAAACAACAAAGACAAATATAAAAATATCTATATCTTTTATATACAATGGGTAACAACATAAGTAGTTTTGTAGATGATAAAACAGGTGGATCTGATTCTAGTTCCAGTTCCACATCTAATTCTAGTGGAGGATTTAATGCTAAAGACCACAATATCGATTCAATTGATTTTGTAGCAACACATTACATATTAACTATGAATTTTGAAAGTTTGAATGCTATACAAACTACAATGAATTGTGAAGAATTAAGATATATAACAAGTGAATCACTTAATAAAAGAGTTACTAATGAAACCATTTTACGTAAACATAATATGATATATAATTTGAATCATAACAAAGACGATGTTATTTCTATGTGTAGAGATCTCGGAGTGTTTTATGTAGATATTGCCAAAACATTTTCGGCTATTGTTCTAGCAATTAATCCCGAATATGCATATACCGATAATAATGGACAAATTGTAAAGAAAAATATAACAACTAGAAATGAAATACCTCTGGATAAACCGTTGGAATTATCTAAACTTAGTTTTTGTGGGTCGAGAATAAATAATTTAAAAAGTCCTCACGATAATGATCACATTTGCATTGCGGAACTAAATCTTTTAGAAGATGTATTTGGTATACCTGAATTATTTGACTTGTATTGCGACAAAGGATTTGACTGTGAAACAAATCAGTTTATGGATATGTCTGAAGATACACGCAAGATATATGAACGTGATTTAAATATATTTTATTCTGCGTTTACAGGTATGGATTCAAGTACCCGTCCTGAGAATATAAAAAAGTTTGGTGATATTTCACTTAAGTCATACAATCAAAATTCTATATGTAAACCAGTTGATTTTTATTTAGATCCTAAATATTTAACTGAAGACGAACAACTTAGTAATTTTGAAACAAATAAGGAAAAACTTTTGTTTTTATATGGAAACAATCTTCGAGATATGATAAAAGAGGCAAATGATAATCAACTTATATTGATTAACATTCTGAATGAATTATTTACTTATGCTATAGAAAAGACAAGAGGTCAAAAAATGCCTACTATAAATCCATTATTGACAAGGGAAAAACTAAACACATTAATGTTAACAACACGTGAAACCATTGCTAAAATGATATTAAAATGTGAGCTTGATTATTTAACGGGAATAAAAATATATGAAGCAATTGTAAATAAACAAATACTTGAGACTACACAAAAACAATTAGACGAATTATCAGCATATCACGAGGCTTTACAATCTAAGTAAATTTTCGTTTATTCATATCAAATAATAAAGATTCATCAAACACCACATTTCCTTTTGGTTTATAATCATCAATCGGAGTATATTTCTTATCCGTTCTTCTAGATTTCCTAAATACTCCATCTTCTTTTTGAAAAATAACATTTGTGTTTCCACTTTGACTTGTAGATGATTCATTGTATTGATTTTGTAATGAATTATTATATTGATATTGTTGTTGATTGTCAGGGGTATTCATTTCATTACCGTGATTATCATAAACCCTACCAGTTTTTTGTTTTATTTCTTCAATAACATAGCTAGGAACCCAATGATCCCACGATATCATAAGCATATTTGGATGAATGTATTGCACACGAAACCCGTCGGTTTTAAGTTTATCCATAATATATCCAATACAAGATCCTTGATCATAAAGAGGAACCCCTAACATTATTTCTGGGATAACAAACCAACATAATTTTTCACCACTTCTTTGTCTAGAGGTGGTTTGTATTTTCTTTTGGACACGTACCAACATTCTATTAAATATTCTTAGTTGTGCTAAATCTCTTTCTCTTTTCTTTTCGTATAGATTATCTATATTTATACTTTCAGGGATACTGTCATCTATTATGTCAGGCTTGGTTATTGTGAAAATATTTTCCATATATTTTCTTATGTGAAAAAAATATATTAAATATAATTTGTTCAAAATGTATATGACTATTAAACATTTGGTGTTACCCGGAGGAGGTGCCGCAGGATTTCGTTTGATCGGAGCATTATCTGAACTACACGAAAAAGGTATTTGGAATAATAATGATATTGAATCGATTCATTCTATCTCTATTGGTGCGATAATTTCGGCATTAATTGCAATGAAATTTGAATGGCAAACGATAGTTGACTATGTTATAAAAAGACCTTGGGATAATGCATTTCAAATTAATTTGACAAATATATTTGACGTATTTAATACGAAAGGATTTTTTGGAACAGAAGCGTTTGCTACATTTTACAAACCTTTTTTTGATACAATGGATATATCATTAGATATAACATTGAACGATTTTTTCGAATTGACAAAGGTAGAATTATATTATTATGCTGTGGAATTAAATACATACAAATTAACTGAGATATCTTATAAAACGTTTCCAGATTTACAATTACTAAAAGCCATACAAATGACAGCTTCTTATCCAACGTTAATATCTCCAGTTATAATGAATGATAAGTGTTATGTAGATGGTGGTTTACTGTGTAATTATCCCATAAATTATTGTTGTGCTATGGTTGAAAACAAAGATGAGATATTAGGATTTATAAGTTCAAAAAAGAAAACCAAACAACTTGTGACGAGTGAAACATCTATTTTTGAATACATTATGTTCATCATAAACAAGATGGTTCATAATACAAAAGAAAGGTTAGAAGAAGATAATCAAATACAAGTTAGATATCAAGTTCCTGTAACAATTAATAGTATTACAATGTCAAGTATTCAAGAATGTGTAATAAATATTGATAAGAGAAGAGAACTTCTAGATGAAGGAGTAGAGTCAGCAAAAATATTTATGCAAGATACTAAAAACAATGATTTATGTTCTAGAGAAACTAACGATACGAATGATGATGACGATAACAACCAAGAAAATAATTTGGATATAGGTGATAGTAATGAATTAGCAAAAAAAATCGGTATACGGCGAAGTATTTATGAAGAACACGCTGTTTTATACTAAATAGTTTAATTTCTTTTATGAATATGTATTAGTTATACGAGTATATATTCATTAATTTTAAAGCACGGTTTCTAAAAACTTTTCAAGAGTATTTTTTGTTGGTTTTGCATCAAAATCAATAATTTGATCACCCTTGATAAGTTTGATTGTAGGATATCCTTCGACATTATACTGTTCAACCTTATCTTTTACATCTTCTGTTTCTTCAGAACAATCAACCTCTGTAAATATGATTTCATAACCATTTATAGATTTATCCGCATATTTTTCTTTAATTTCATTCCAATGAGGTTTAGCAGCCTTGCAATGAGGACACCAATTTGCATAGAAAAAGATTAATTCTGTGCTTTGTCCTTCTCCCCCTGTACTATCTTGAACACTATCACCTTGTTGTGTTTTTGCGTTTATTTCAGGCTCCATTCTGGAATACACAAAATACCCAGCAGCTATAAATAGTACAACAAGGAAAACAATTAAAGAAACTGTTCTTGCATTTTCTTTTAGGTATTGAAGAATACTCATTATTTATAATATATACGTAGTATAATTATTATAACTTAACGAACATAATCTAAAGATGTTTCAATAATTTATGCATTATGTTATTCAGAAAGAAAGATGGTAATTTATGTGAGAAAAATATTTTAGATTTCAATACAGACACCCAATATTATAATGAAATTAAAGATATGTTTGACTTAATTCATAAATCAAATTATTCAAATCAAAATATTACAAATGAACAAAATGACACGCCTAAATACACAGAAAGTTTGTTATGCATTGAAAATGCGTTAAAGAAAGTAAATAATTCATCATAAAATAATTTGTTTACAATATATAGTAGCAATGTACAAGGGAGGCAAAACGAAAAAAAAATCTAAATCCAACTCTAAATCCAACTCTAAATCCAACTCTAAATCCAACTCTAAATCCAACTCTAAATCCAACTCTAAATCCAACTCTAAATCCAACTCCAAAACACGTAAAAATACTTATTCTAAGAAACAATATAATAGTGGTGATGGTATGTTAACAACTGTTTGGGGTCCTAGTTTATGGCATACACTTCACACAATGAGTTTTAATTATCCTGTAAATCCAACAAACGATGAAAAGAAACAGTATCGTGATTTTATTATAAGTTTACAGCACGTATTACCTTGTAAATATTGTCGTATGAATCTCAAAAGTAATTTTAAAAGTTTACCATTAACTATGGAAAAAATGAAAAACAGAGATACATTTTCTCGTTATATCTATGATCTTCATGAATTAATTAATAAAATGTTGAAGAAACAATCGAATTTATCCTACTGTGATGTAAGAAATAGATATGAACATTTCCGTGCACGTTGTACAACCGAAGCGCCTGATGTATGGAAATTGAAAAATATTAAGAAACATATAGAAAAGCGTAGTGGAAAAACGAAGAAAAATGGTAAAGAAAAGGGATGCACTGAACCATTATATTCGGGTGAAAAATCAAAATGTATTATAAAAATTGTTCCTCAACGAACAGGAGGAGATAGTTTTCAAATGGATAATAAATGTGTAAAACACCGTGTTGACGATTATAAATAAAGTTGAATTATTTTCATTACACTAGAGTATATATAAATATTATAGTGTAACATCGTGTTATTTTTATATTAACTTGTAATTGTATCAAATATCTTGCTAGTTACTAAATATGGATCACAATTTGAGCTAGGACGTCGATCTTCAAAATATCCTTTTTTATTTTTATAAGTTTCATTTCCTCTACGAATGGAACATCCTCGGTTTGCAATACCATCTGAAAATATGTTATAGTCTGAAGTTTCAAAGTCACCAGTCATTCGTTGTTCGTTACCCGCACCATAAACATCCATATGTTCACTATGTTTCATAGAAAGTTTTTTTATAGCATCATCGATAAACTCTAAACCAGTTTTGGTATCTTTTCCATTGCGCATATTATGGGTGCTAAAATTCACATGACAACCTGAACCATTGAGTTCACCCTTCATAGGTTTTGGTTCAAAATTAATACTTACATTATGCATTTCACCAATACGTTGTAACAAATATCTTGCTACCCACATATGATCTCCTTGATTAATTCCTTCACAAGGTCCTATCTGAAACTCCCATTGACCTGGTGCTACTTCAGCATTAATTCCTGAAATATTTATTCCTGCATCCAAACATACTTGTAAATGATGTTCTGCAATGTCACGGCCATATGCATTATCTGCACCCACACTACAATAGTAGCGACCTTGTTCTTTACAGTTTATACTACCTAATGATTCATTTGTTCCTGGTTTCATAATAAAATATTCCTGTTCCAACCCATACCAGGGCTTTTCTTCTATAAACTTATTAAATATTTGTGTGGCAGGGTATCTAGTGTTGGTAGGATGTCGGTCACCATTAGGTAAATACGTATCACACAAAACAATAAATCCATTAGATGGACGGAAAGGATCTGAAAATACTGCTGCAGGTTTAATGACAACTTCTGAATCTTTACCATTTGCTTGGTTTGTAGAACTTCCATCAAAGTTCCATAATGGAAGATTCGAGGGGTTCATAATATTAGAAAGATTATCACAATCAAAAACTTTCGTCTTGCTTCGGATAGACCAAGAATTTCCATTGTGTCCTGGAGAAATCCATACATATTCGAGGCAAACTCTTTGTCTCTTCATATATATAGACCTTTAGTATTCTCTATATTAGTTTTAATTTTTTATTACAGAACACATATAATAGATTAGAAAAAAAACATCATTATAATTAGAACACAATGATTTTTTTTATTACAACATTCACTTTATTATTACCCTGTGTATTTTCGTGGATACCGTTGAAAGACATTGTTAGATCAACGCTCCTGAGCTCCACATTGATTTTGAATCAACCATTTGATATTTTTAAATTAAATATTGAAGATTTAAATCCTACAAAACAATTTGTTTCAATTTCCAATTCCAATTCCAATTCCAATTCCAATTCTGACCTGAATGTCAATACTAAACCTTCTCCCGATTCTCAACGTATAGGTCAAAATCATGAGTTATATATTCAGAATAAGCAAAAAGTACATTCAAGTATAAATAATGGTGAGTTTGATAGTTCTACAACAAGAATATCTGTATTGCGAAATAATGTATATTTTTACGGAGATCTAACAAGCGAAACATGTGAAAAACTCAAAAATACATTATTAGAACTTGATTTTAATGGAAAATTATTTAAACTTCAATATGGGACTACGCCTCCACCAATTAATCTCCATATTCAAAGCATAGGAGGATCTTTATTAGATTCTCTTTATTTAGTTGATTTGGTACAAACACTTGATAGTCCTGTAAATACATATGTTGACGGATATGCAGCAAGCGCTGCTTCACTTATTAGTGTAGTTGGCGAAAAAAGATTTATGAGTAAAAATTCATTCATACTTATTCATCAATTATCTAGCGGTTCGCAAGGTAAATATGAAGAAATGGATGACAATATGAAAAATCTAGATACGTTAATGCAAAAAGTAAAAAATATATATAGTTCACATACAAATATTCCATTGGAAACATTAGAGGAAATATTAAAGCATGATATTTGGTTAGATGCAGATACGTGTAAAAAATATGGTCTCATAGATGAAGTTATTTAATAATATTCTCATCACTACTCTCATCACTATTCTCATTGTTAAAATCGTCTCCAAACATTTTATCCAAAATATATTTGTTCTCCACTGCATCATCATACCCCATTTTCAAAAGTGTTTTAATTGTATTTTTTGTTTTTATTTTGGTAGTTATATTTTCATAAGTTCTTAGATCACTTTTCCATATGCTAGGTGTAAGATGTATAGATGAAATATTGTTGTTTAAATAGGGAAACTCACTAAATCCACCATCAAATGTCGCAAGACCCTTATACTTTGATTTGAATCCACCTGTAATAAATGGAATATGTGAACTTGCAACACAACAATCTACTGCATCTTCTAAAGAACTAAAATTAGAATACACTACTGTTTTAAATTTAAACTTTTCAAATACAGTTGTCCCTACAAACAATCTGTCTAATTCAAAATCTTCCGTTTTATATTTTTCCAAAATTTTACTTTTTAATTGCATTTCTAGATCTCGTAATGTAGATGATGATTCTGGAATAGAGTCCAGTATTTCATTTTCCATATCTGTTATAGATCCTTTATGGCATAGAACCAATGAGTTCCAAGAACCAGCAGATGCACCTGAAAATACATAATTACTAAGATCATAATTTGTTTTGATATATTTACAAAGTCCCATAACGTAAAATCCTTTCACTCCTCCTGGAGAAAGGGTGATTATTTTTTTACATTCACTTTGATTTTCACTATTATTTAATCCTGTAATACATAGATTTGTTTCTGGTATTACTCCTTTATTGACAACTCTCTTTCTAAATATATTCAATAATCCCATGTTCTTAGCCATTCTTTCTGAAAAATACATAAAAAACATAGTTAATAAAAATCCTTTAAATACCATATTATTATATTATATTATATTGTAAGTATATTAAACAAATATAATCATTCAGAATAACTTACGAATAATTTCTGAATATGACGTATATTATTTACTATGGGTTATAAACACTATACGAATAATCGTAATAAAATAATTATTATGAATTAATTATTTTATTTTACATATTTAAACACTGGGATAACTTGCTTGCATAAGCATACCACATTGTCCGTTTCCATTGTTGTATTCATCTCCACGACCCAACATAATATATCCGTTTTGTCCCCAGGTTGTACCCCAAGAGTTCTTTACCAAATAATAATTATCACCGTTTAAAGAACCATAACCAACAGCAAGAACGCCGTGATCTAACTTAGTGCCACAACTTCCAGTAAATACACCCGACTTGTAGAGTTGGAAAGATTGCTGGTCTGCTTGAATCGCAATCGATACAGGTTGCTTACTAATGGCAATCATCATATCTTCATCCGAACTAGGAGGAACATCATAAAAAGACACAATTTTACTACCATCTACTAAATCACAAGTTGTTTGACAAGTGCCGGGTGTACGGGTGTTTCCTGATACGTAAGGATATTCATCTTCAGTACACAAACCACCATTCTTTTTAATCCATGTAAATGCATTATCCATAAGACCACCATTGCAACCCATATCCTTTCCTCCATTCTTACGATTATCACAATCCACTAATTGCTGCTCGGAAAAACTGTCTAGTTTTCCGTTAGCAATAAAGTAAGCACCTTCAAGAGCACCAGTAGTTGAAAAACTCCAACAAGAACCGCATTGTCCTTGATTCTTTACTGGAGTAACAGCACCAGCTTTTACCCAATCAACCGAATCTGGCACTTCTAGCGATGAAAGTTCTTCGGATTTACATCCTTTAATGCATCTTAAAGTATCAACATAACATTCATCTTGAAGATCTTTCACACAATCCATTACACATTTCGCCTTTTGTATTTTTTCTTGAAAGTGGAAAGGATGAAAAGTTAACAATCCCTCATGTTTGGGTTCTTGATTTACAAATCCAAGATATTGTGAAAACTCATCAGAATCCATACCAGAAAACTGGTTATGACCCACAGTATAAGTCAGATTTTTAGCATTCGTTTCCTCAATAAACTTATCATTCAAACTCCATTTTCTTAATGTATTTTCTCTTTCCACATCATTCAAAAAATGAATGTTATGCTCGACCCGCCATTCTTCAAATCTCTTCAACAAACTAGAACTAGCAAGTAAAAAGCAGTTAAACAAGATAAAATACCTCATTTATATAAACACTTATTTATTTTTTATGTTGTTTTCAAATAGATAACATTTATATTCTTATGTATAAATGTTATTAAAACCAATCAAAATTACACAAAGCTTATTACATACCAAAAGTAGAAAATCCAGAAACTACTGGCACAGGTAAAAACTTTTTGTTGTGTCTGTATTGAGAATAATCATTTGTGGAACCAGAACCACCACTTTGATTTGTTCCGTTTGGATCACTTGGATCAGCAACTTGATTTCCATAATCAGGGCAACTTTTAGAACTAGAACTTCCAGAACCAGGTGGACAACGAGCACAAGATGGACAAGGAGGACATTTTTTCTTCTTATCTGCACACATAACTGGACAACGGGGACAAACAGGAGGAACGATTTCAGATTTTAAAATATATAAATCTTCTTTCCCCTTAGGAATCATATTCCCGGGAATACCATTAGGGTTTTGTTTAAACATATTATTTTTTGCATTAATTGCATTGTTATTAATATTGTTAATCAAACTTTGATTTTGATCGTTTACTTCACTAATACTTGTTTCACCAGTTGTGGATTTTCCAATAACAAAAGATCTTGCTTTATTAGAGTCATATGTATACACATTGGTGCTAGTATAAATAAGATTAATACCATCAGTTTGTGTGACAGAAATAACATATTGACCATTCTTGGAAACAAATATACGTGCATAATTACCAGTTTCATCATAAAACTTAACATTTTCAAGTTCCTTAGGAAGTATTTGAGGAACAGTAGAACTAGAATCAGTAGATCCAGTTTGCGAATCTTTTACTAAATTATCAAAAAAGGATTGCGAAGAACTATCTCCTGTTTTAGCTCTGTATTTAATGGTTTCTCCACCCTTAGTTGTAATTACAATCATATACTGATTGTTTTGTCCAACAACTGTTGCAGTAGATCCGTAAGGTCCATAATAAAACAATGGGATATTGTTTTTGGTGAAAAAATTATAGGATCCTATTTGACTATCTGGAGTAGAAGATACACTTGATGCTTTGGCACTTTTTGCTTCAGCTTCTGCTATCTTTGCAGCTGCTTCTGCTTGTGCTATCTTTGCAGCAGATCGAGCTCTAGCTATTGCAACTCTTGCTTCTTCAGACATTCCTTTTTCATCTACAGGAGCCTCTTTTTTAGCGTATGGATCACTTGTATCATATCCAATACGCTTATAGTAGGATTTTGTTTCCTCATCACCTTGGCCTTGATTTGATCTTCGTAATTGATCATATTCTGTGTATGTTTTATCAATTACTTTATTAATATTGAACCCTTCAATGTGTTTATCTGCAGGTAAATCACTGTCTTTAACACACTTACTTTCTCCAGTAGATAAATTTAACATATAAAGGATGGCCAACAATGTTGCACCAATAATTGCGATTATAAATGTCTTGTTTTTAAGTTTAAGAACCATAATGTGAACTTGTGTATATATTCTACAAAGTAAAAAAAATATAGAGAATTGAAATATTCTATCTATACAAATAAAGATATACATACAATCACACATAAATGAAATCAAATCACGTTGAAGACATTGACATTGTTGAAATAGGAGTTGACGAAGTAGGACGAGGGCCTCTATTTGGGAGGGTATATACTGCAGCTGTAATTTTACCTAAACATAGCAACACATTCGAGTATTCATTGTTAAAAGATAGTAAAAAGTTTTCATCTAAGAAAAAATTAAAAGAAGCATATGATTACATAGTCGATAACTGTATTGACTATGAAATAAACTATGAAAATGAAGATACAATTGATGAAATTAATATACTACAAGCTACACAAAAATCAATGCATAAAAGCATACAAAAATTAATTGATAAACAAAAATTAAAACCAGAAAATACATTACTTTTAATTGACGGAAATTATTTTAAACCACATACTAAATACGATAAAGATAATGGAAAATTGCTTTGTTATGATCATTTATGTGTAAAAGGGGGTGATGCTGTGTATCATAGTATTGCAGGGGCATCGATTCTTGCCAAAGTGGAAAGAGATAAATATATTGAAGAAATGTGTAAAGAACATCCTTACCTGGATGAGAGGTATTCATTATCTACAAATAAAGGATATGCTGCCAAAATCCATAGAGAAGGGATAATGAAACATGGAATTAGTCCTTGGCACAGAAAAACATTTGGTATATGTAAAACAAAAGAGGTTTCGTGATCTATCTATGCCGAACACATATCACATACTTCTTCAGTAGCATTATCAACTATAGAGTTATTCTCATTTTTTTCACCAATATTAGCTGGAGGTTCAATAGTAAATTGTTGTGCTTGATGTTTCGCTTTTCTTCTCAAGTAATAAATACCTGTTTTCAATCCTTTTTGCCAAGAATAAAAATGCATAGATGTTAAATTTCCATACGTTGGATCTTCAAGCCATAAGTTCATACTTTGACTTTGACAAATAAATGCACCTCTATCTGCAGCCATATCAATAACATGTTTCATTGGCATTTCCCAGACTATCTTATATTTTTCCCTAATATGCTCAGGAATATGAGTGAGTTGTTGCACACTTCCCTTGTTTGCAATAATGTTGTTCTTAACTTGTTCATTCCACAATCCCAAATCAATCAAATCTTTCATTAAATATTTGTTTGCAACCACAAACTCTCCAGCAAGTGTTCGTCTAGTATACAAGTTGCTCGTGAACGGCTCAAAACATTCATTGAATCCCAGAATCTGTGACGTGCTGGCAGTAGGCATGGGTGCTAAAAGAAGAGAATTACGTAACCCAAATTGCACTATATCTTCTTTTAATTGATTCCATTCATATCTATCTGACGGTGTTACACCCCACAAATCAAATTGTAAAGTTCCCTCAGATGCAGGAGATCCATTAAAAGAACTATAACTTCCTCCACCTTCAGAAGAACTCAATTGTTTTGCGATTGCATTCGAACTCGTTAATGCAGAATGATACATTGTTTCAAAAATATCTTTGTTTATTTTTTTTGCTTCATCACTATGAAATGGAATGTCCATTAGTGCAAACGTATCAGCTAATCCTTGCACACCTATTCCAATAGGTCTGTGTTTGTTATTACTAGTATACGTCTTATCAGTTGGATAAAAATTAAAATCAATAATCTTGTTTAAGTTTTCAGTAACGATACCAGTAACATAATGAAGTTTCTCATAGTCAAATGTTTTACTTTCACTGTCTACAAAAGTGGGAAGTGCAATACTCGCTAAGTTACATACAGCAGTCTCATCTTTATCAGAATATTCTACAATTTCACAACACAAATTACTGCTTTTAATAGTTCCCAGATTCTTTTGATTTGACTTGACGTTACACGCATCTTTATATAAAAGATAAGGTGTCCCAGTTTCCATTTGTGCATCCAATACTTTAAACCACAAGTCACGTGCTTTTATTTTTTTATTGAACATTTCTTGTTCTTCATACATTTCATACAACTCTTGGAACTTTTCTCCATATGCATCACTTAATCCAGGACATTTGTTAGGACAAAACACACACCAGTCTTCATTGTCCTTTACCTTTTTCATAAATAAATCTGGAATCCAAAGTCCATAAAAAAGATCTCTTGCACGCTTTTCCTCATCTCCGTGATTTTTACGTAAATCCAAAAAATCTTCGATATCAGGATGCCAAGGTTCCAAATAAATCGCAAACGATCCGTTTCGTTTTCCACCTTGATTAATAAATCTAGCAGTATCATTGAAAACCTTTAACATGGGAACAAGCCCACTGGATTTACCATTTGTTCCACGAATCAATGATTCATTGGCACGAATATTATGAATATGTAATCCTATACCACCAGACCATTTGGAAATACGTGCGCAATCATGTAAAGTGTTGAAAATACCATCTAAACTATCATCTTCCATTGCAATTAGATAACAAGAACTCATTTGTTGACGCTTAGTACCAGCATTGAAAAGAGTAGGTGTAGCATGCGTAAAATACTTTGTTGACATTAATTCATAAGATTCACGCACTTTTTCCATATTGTCTTTATGGATAGCAATAGCTACACGCAGCCACATATGTTGTGGTCTTTCCACTACTTTTGAACCAACTTTTAACAAATATGCTCTTTCCAATGTTTTAAATCCAAAGTAATCAATCAAATAATCTCGATTGTAATCAATTATACTTTCTATGTAATCTGCGTTTTCTTTTACAGTATTATAATACTCATCATTAATCATATCTGGATTCCCAGTTCTAATTTCTTCTGTTACATTTAAAAAAGATGCCGACGTATTTTTTTGATGATTGCTAACAACAATTCTCCCTGCCAAAACACCATAATCTGGATGATTACTCGACATTACAGCACAATGCTCAGCTGCTAATTCATCTATTTTAGTTGTATGAATGTTATTATAAAGCTGTTCAATAACTTTCATCACTAAAGAGGTATAATTCAACTTTATATTTGCTTCTGTACCTAATTTTTTTATTCTTCTCATAATTTTATCAAATGATATGATTTCTGGGTTTCCACTTCGTTTAATTACAATCATATCAGAGGCATCTTCTTGAAATGACGACATAGATATACTCGACATTAACGTTTATATGAATTTATTTAATTAACATATTAGAGATATTGGCCATTGTATATAATACATATTATGTTACTAAAAGATCCTACTATACCTCAAAAATATACACATTGTGCAGTATTTAGTTCTCAATTTATTCTTCACCTAGCAGTTTGTTGTTTTCAATATGAAGAATATGTTCAAGGTATACTTTCATCAATACTATATTTTACTACATTATTTCACTGGTTTTATGTAACAAGAAATGGATTTTTTGCAAATATAGATAGAATTACAGTAAGATGTTGTTTCCTGTACAGTATTTATAGTGCATATAAATACGACTGCTACTTTTTGTATGGATTATTGTCATTATTAAATATATCCGGATTCATAATAAACGAACAATTGAATAAAAAAACAATTCATAACCTGCAATTTTTGCAATATGCTACTTCACAAGAAAAACATCGAGCTTATGTGCGCGCATGCACAGTTCACATGTTTTTTTTACATTTTTGTCAATCTGAATTAGGTGTTTGGGTTATGCAAAACTGTCAAAAAGAATGTAAAGTTCCAGTTATTGAATGGAAATAACACATCACAACAAAACAAGTAACAATAAAATTGATTATTATTTGTTTTACTATTTTAAAACCACCAGACTTAAGGACGCAAATATTTATTCAGTTACAATGTCAATCGATTATTCAAAAAACGTTAATAACTTCACTTTTCCCGATATTTCGCTTGTCGAAAAAGTATCAGCACATGAATTAGAACAAAAAAAAGAAGGTCATCATTTTCGATATTATCCCGAAAGACATCTTGTTCGTTATTTAGAATTTGAGTTTTTACCTTCTTGTGTCTATTGGTTTGACACAAAAAAAGCATATTTTGGAATGTTTGCAGGTATTCAAAATCAAAGATATTCCAGTCAATCATTTGCAAATACTATTACGTTATATGTACCTGATAAGAATAATCCATTTACACCAGCACTGATCTTTCCAGATGATGAACAATTAAAAAAAAGACTGAACAGAAGTGGTAATTATACAGACGATTTACGAACTACTTATCGAACACATTCATTTGGGTTAGATCATAGAAATAATGCACACGTATATGTTGACTTATATAGTAGATACAAATTATACCTATTAATGCTGTATGATAAACTGTGGAAAGAAATGGGACTTATACCAGATGTAATGGGACATATTGCATCATTTCTAAAAGGAACAGGACCAGGTGGTTATGAACTTATATGGAAATTACAACCATCTCTTTCACCGTATTTATTGGGAGAAACACATCCTCTTTTTGGAGGTAATAACGAAAAAAAAAATTACATGTTACAAAGTGTATAATAATCAAACATTGGTTTCATCAATAGACAATGTGCGAATATGAAGAACCCCAGGTTCACTTCTAACCATATTGTCATTATTACCAGTATTTTCACTATTTGTATCACTATCATCAATCTTATCATCTTTACTTTTAATGGAAACCAAACAACTCGAAAATAAAGGATCTTCCTTTTTTTTCGATACTCTTTTTGATGGGGCTCGATGCGAATAACCAGTCTCCCTTTCTTTCAATATTGTATCCCAAAACATTTTCATTTCATCTATGACAAGTGAAAACCATAACTTATTTCTCATAACAAGAACCAAACTTACTTCTTCTAACCACCAATAACAAGTTTTCACATAATAATTCTTGGCAATTGCGTGTTTTTCTATTATCGCAGGAAACCATTTGCTATTGTAATCATTCTTGGTCATACCTATAGGTTTATATTCGTAAATTGGGATACCATTACTATCTGCAAAACACAAGATAATACCTTTATATTTCCCATCTTTATTAAACACGAAAGGATCTTTACATTGGGAACTATCACAAGTATTGTTATCATATACATCTGCGCAAAATGCAGCTTCCGTTTCATATTCTTTAAACCGTGTTTCTAGAAAATCACACTCTTCCAAATCACACGTTTCCATTTGTAGTTGCATTTGTATCCAGTATTCTATTTTGGGAATACCTGTTATTTCACGGTTTACTACATTTTTAATTTCTACCATTGTTCCATATTTTTCACTATCTACATCATCTACAATACCATCTGGTGATGCACCTATAAACGAATATTCACTATGTTGTATACATCCATATTCTCCCACATGAGTATTGTGAATATGTTCATAATAAAGAGTGGATACGGGTTCATATTTTTGCCCCCAATGCAAGGGAGATTCCGTATTTACATTTAATACACCTACTTTTTCAAATGGATCTATTTTTTCATTATGAATGCCCCTGAGAACCATTTTACTGTCATTGTCCAATGATTCTTTATCTGTAAACCAGGATTGTATATCAAGAGGCTTACATTTTTCATAAATAAGTTCGTTTCTCTTATATTGTGAAGGATCGAATATTTTATATGCATTACTTGCTGTAATAAGGTTATGTCGATATTTATACCATTCAGGAGTTCTTTGTTCTGGTTGAGGCATGGATTTCAGATATACAAGTGTTTTTTGAAGGGTTAATGTTTCTGCAGACATTTTTACATTTTTGTCAGGTAATGTAGGTGGCTTATTTTTAATTTCTAATGTTGTTGTTGTCTGTGATCTCTTTGGCATAATTTGAATATAGAACATATCCATTGCATGAATAAACATATCAGATGCATATTCTTGAGCTTGAATATAATCCATTGAATCATCTATTTCCATTAGAGATGAGGTAAGCAAATCTTGCACTGATTCAACCATTTCTTCTTCAAAATCTGGATTTTGAATAGATTTTGGGTTATCGCACACATAATCATACATTATTTGAATAATTGTGTTTATGATCTCCATACTTTCATTCTGTGTAACATTGTCCAAGAACGACCCTGGCAAATCATGGTATTGGATCTCGTCTAATATATCTTCTAGCTCGGGTAAATCATCTGTCATAGTCATAATATTTAATTTATGATCTATATGTAAACAACTACTTATGTATGTATGTCCTATTATATTTATTCAAATAGGTTTATATCGTTCAATTTTAAATAATATATAAAGATTTGTTTGAATAGTAAAATATAGAAGCTAATAAATATAATACGATATGGAACTAGCTCAAAGTTTACCAAGAAGAAGTCAAAGAATTCGTGAAAAAAAGGGCACGACTTGTTATGATATAAATGCATCATCTATAACTGGAACACGTCCTTATAATAAAAATAATACAAAATCAAGAAATATGAAAAACGTTATTGTTAATCATAAGGAAGAATCACAAGAAAACCATCTAACCCTTATTCGTCCTGAGGAACTTATACCAAATACATTTATAGAGTCCGGATCTGTAGGTAGCTCTATCGAAGCAATAGACAATAATAATGATTATGATATGTTTATGGACGTAGATCTAACAAAACCTAGCACACCATCCATAAGAAGAGTTTCTGATAGTAGTCGTGATAGTAATTCTGAACTTATTAGATTGAAGCCCAATTCTAATCATTGGATTACGGCAGTTGATTCGGAAAACAATGAGTACTACATACATACCAAAACACAAGAACAACAGTATTGGAGACCTTTTACATCAAATCAACAAAATGAAACAATGGATGAAATAAACAGACTTACAGAGCAAATAAACTACAGTGCTGAAAAAATATGTCAAGTAAATCAAGAAATCAAACGTTTGCAAGATAAGAATGATTACTTATCTGCGTTTATTATTAAACAGGAAACGGGATTGTGTTCTATTATGTAACAAATTAAATCATTTCAATAACACAGTAGTTATTGAAACGATTCACAATATGAAAAACATATTATGTATTATGGATGGATTTCAACAGTATCTTTTTTGTCCTTTTTCAACGTCTTTGTTTTAACTCTTTTTGGAAGATTTTTTGTTACAGAACCTCTTTTAGTGTCTGTATTTTTAATGGTAAATTTCTTGTTTGTTTTATTATATAATAATCCTGGTATACTAACTAAGGTATCATTTGATTGGTCATATACCACATCTTTCACTCTGAGTAATTTTTTCTTATCTACACAATCTTTTAAGTAATCAAATAATTGTTCCTTTTCTTCTTCACTATATTTATTTTCATCACCATAATCAGAAACAAATTGTTTGAATCTTTGTATTTTTGCTGTTTTATCTAATTTATTCCATCTATCTTGTTTTGTAGTTTCTGTTGACTGTTCTAGGAACTTTTCTAATTCTGAAAGATCTGATGCACTTTGTGAGGTAACATCTACAATAGGCATAGATCCATTTTGGATCATAGATTTATATTGTATATGTTTTAATTCAATACATTCATCTTCCTTTGAGCTTGAGACAACAATGTTATTTGACAAATCCATATATACTATTTATTGCTTTAAGTCTAATTCGTTTTATTAACTATTTAATTATATAGTATTCTTATTTGGTATACGTCACTATTCAAAACATATATAGACCAAAGAATATAAATATGTCTACTTATTATAGGAAGATCAAAGGTGTCAGATAAAAAAAGCATTCAGATTACTGGTAAAAATACCAGATACCATATGAAAAAATTAACAGAGGGTATTCAAGAAAAACAAAAATCATCGTCATTAGATAAAACAATAGATGAACAGTTTTATCAACATGACATACAACAAGACATTTTAAAATGTATTAATCAACATATGTTTCATAATAATAATTATCCTCAACAATATTCGATAATAGCACCACAAATAGTTAATGAATTATCGAAAAAAATATCAAGTTATAAAATGCAAGATAAAGTTAAACAGAGATTGACAAAAGAAAATCAAAATGAAATTATTACTATACAGGAACTTATTGAAAAATTACATGATTCCAACTTACAATGTCATTATTGTGAAGAAAATGTATTTTTAATTTACAAAATGTCACGTGAATTATCACAATGGACATTAGATAGATTAAACAATGATCTTTGTCATACACAATCAAATGTTGTAATATCTTGTTTACAGTGTAATTTGAATAAAAAAAGAAAAGATGAAAAGGCATACAAATTTACAAAACAATTAAATATTGTGAAAAAGGATAATGTCTATGATAGTAAAAATAATCATTTTGAAGAAGATAGTAGTGATGAATTATCAAAGTTCAATCCTGAAGAAATATGTAGTAATATTGAATATTCTCAAGATACATAATTTTGTTTTATGTTCGTTTCATTTTCGTTTATATCTTGTATTTGTATACAATATATAAACTGTATATGAAAACAAAAAATATTCAACAATACAAGAAATGGAGCTGGAAAGACAATGAAGAAAAGGAACCATTTTTGAAAACAAGTAGAAAAAGTCGTGATTTATTTATAAAACTGAGTTCTGAGTCGAAAGAACAAGAACAAGAACACGAACCAGTAAATGAAAATGAAAAGATTGTTACAGACCAAGTATCGCAGACACAATCCATTCCTGAAAAAGAATCCAATGAAAAAGTGAGTAACAATTTTTTAAAGCCAAGTAATAAGAGAGAAGATACATATAACAAAATGGCCGGTCGTGAAATGATGAGACAAGTTGGTATGAATCCCTATTTAAATAACAGTTATGTCGATGGAATAACTATTCGTGATACTTATTTAATGCCATATGGCGAATCAAAACCTAACCTTTACACAGAAGAATAAATATTGTTTATCAAATATATAAATTAAACAGAACAAAACAAAACAAGATAATATAGAAAGTATGAGTAAAGATAGTTCGATTTCGAAATTATTAGATCAAATTAAAGACCTTCCATTTGAAATAAAAGAAAAGATATATTTTTATTACCATCCAACTTTACCGTTATCTCTAAGAAATGATATTATAAGTTATTCAAATACAATAGGTGATCTAAAGAAAGCGGTGATGTTTGATATTAATCATTACGGTGCAGTTGGTGGAGGGGATACATATCACATGTTAATATTATACACAATGAAAGCAACCAAAGATCTTGATTTTATAAACTCATTAGCAGCTATAAACGCATTAATGGGAAGAACCATCGATCAAGACATAACTAATGAAATTAGACTTGTTTGTAAAATTTGGGGAAAATTATCACCGGTACATAGAGAAAGATTTCTTATGAAACTTCGTCATGGATTTTATTATACAGATCAAATACGTGCATTTTTGTAAATAAATTAATTTATTTTGTGCGTATATATTATATACACACAATATGAGTTTCAATAACAAAAATATTATACCTATAAATGAATTAGACCCCACCCGTGTAACTACATGGCACGGACGTTTAAGTCCTATAACAGGAGAAAGAGATACAAAAAAAACAAAAATAAGAAAATCAAGAAAAACAAAGAAATCAAGAAAAACAAAGAAATCAAGAAAATCAAGAAAATCAAAAAAAATCAAAAAAAATAGAAAAGCTAGAAAAACAAAGAAAATAAGAAAAAGATACGGTGGACAACCACAACACCACCCTGAACCAGACGATCGACTTGTAAGAAAGGTACTTCGTATTATGTCAAATAAACCTAGTTTTATCACTGGCACTGGACAACGTATTATATTTGATAATGATGATGGCGTATTTGCAAGGGAGTTTGGTACTGTGCATACATTTCCTTGGAATGCACAATGGGGTGAGTATGTTCAGGACGAAAATTTAATGGCAATGGTTAACGATGTATCACTTGATAAATTTAACAGAATACTTACATATCTTCGAGATTCCGAAGACGGATATACTGACAGTGGTAGCAGTGACAGTGATAGTGAAGGCGATTATTAAAACGATACATAAATCGATATAATTTACACTATATGTTGGTAAGAAATATAGTGTAAAACTACTAATAAATTAATCATATGCAGCAGCATTTGAAGTATCTGAATTATTTGTCATATCAGATAATCGTGTAACTTTTGTTTTAATTTTCATAGATTTTAACATTTGATTAAATCCAGTTGTATTAGGTTTAGGATGCGATTCAGAAGCTTCCTTAGGTGTGATTTCTTGAAACCCTTCTTTGGTATTGTCATCTTCATCGGGTTGAAGTAAAAGATAAGTCTTACTTGGATTTCTATATCCATCATCTTCTTCATCTTCATCATCCTCTTCATTTTGTTCGTATTCTTCGTTCTCTTCGGATAGTGATTTAAATAATACAAACTGGTACGCAAAATAATAAGTAAGAACAATTCCAATAAATATTAATGGCCATAATAAAATAAACCAGGAAACACTCTTCAATCCCTTGTCACACAAATAAGACAAACAATAACCCCAAAATATTGCCATAAAACAATGAGCAATACTTACACCCAAAGGTCTAGCAAGTAATCCAATTACAATAACAATTGCACTTATAATAAGATATACACGTGCAGGAGTACACATATCAGATATAGGTTTCAATCCAAACGGCATTTGTATAATATAGTATATATACTATACAAAAAGATTATTTTATGCTCCTAGAACCATCGGAGTATATTGATCACTAACTAATTTTTTGTCAATATTCTCACCTCTATCATATTTGTCATCATTTGAATCACCAGAATCGTATACCAAATATGGTTTTGCCCAAGATGCTTCATTATTTAATTGATAATATCCATACATAAAAACACACAACATCAATAAAGGGAATATCACCAAAAACCAAGATAATCCAGTCAGTTTTTGTTCACAAAGATAAGACAAGAAAAATGACCACAAAAATATAACAACCATATGAATAGCTGCACTAATAAAAGACAGTTTCACTAAAGATGCCAAAATAGTTAGCACTAAAGATATACCTAAATAAACATGAACAGGTGTGCATAACTTAGTGATTGTTTCAATTACCATAATAATTATATATTACGTTCATATTTTATTTGATTGCCCTGTAAATAGTATAAAGAGTACAGTGGTTTGTTATCATAGAAATAATCAATGTCTGCATATACTACACAAAACAATCTTTTGTTAAACAATTTAATTAGTTTCTATGAAAAAGATGATAATTTACAAAATATGCTAAAGGTTGTCACAGGCGAATCACGTGTTTCACTTCGTATTGTTGATTGGTTTGCAACTAATTATGCTAAGAAACATTACACTGTTTATGAAATAACAGATAAAACAAGCGGAGAATCAAAGCGTTTTAAAGTGTATATTGATTACAAACTTAAATTAAAAGCATATTCGAAAAAGAGATTTGATCCATTTTGTCGTTGGGATAGGATCAATATTCCATACAAAAATGGTTCCTCTATTCAAACAACCATTGGACAACTCAACTTTTTCAAATGGATTATTGATAATGAAGTTATTCAGTATATTGAATCTCATTATGATGCAATTGAAGCCGATATGAATAGTCGAAACAGTACATCTAAGAAGAAGGATTCTATTCCTGATTCATCCAAAACGAGAAAACGAAGAGAAGAACTTTCTATTTCGGCATCCAAAAGTATCAAGACCGAAGAAGTAGAAATTGTAATGAAGTTTAATTAACACAATTTCAAAATAAATAGATGAGTGGATAATAAAATATATCACAAATACTTTATTATCGGATGGGAACTGTACAAACTGTACAAAAAGTAAGTTTTGAAGACTTAATTGACGTTGTTTTCAAAAGCAAACATATGTATACGTTGATAAACACCCTAGCTATTACAGAACAGGATTGCCTGATAAGCAACACTTTACCCGCTCAACTTGAAGAATCAGTTATAAACGAACTTATTTCAAGAAATAAAAAACACTACATTATCATATACGGAAAAAATACAAATGACCCTAAACTCGCAGAAAAATATGATCAATTAACCAAACTTGGATTTTCAAACTTATATGTTTATCCAGGTGGTCTATTTGAATGGTTATTACTACAAGACATATATGGTGGTGATAATTTTCCAACTACATCAAAACCTAAAGATATATTTTCATATCGCCCAACGAAAACATTGTTGTAACACTTTATGTATTTACTTTATCTGTAAAAACGTATAACACAAAATAAAAAACAAAATACATCCCACTACTTCTATTATGACGTGAAATGGAACATCTGGATATTTATCCAACAAGTAATCACCATTATACATCTCATTAATCAATGCAATAATAATAAGCACTGCCAAAACTACCATATAATAAACATTATTCATTATTTTTTTTGGTATCTGATTCTTGTAATAAAACAAAATCGATAAAAATAATAGTACTTGTGTAGAAAAATAGTAAATAAGTTCAAGGTTAAATAAGCTATATGTGTCTATTACGACAACAGTGAAACAAAATACTGAAAACAATACTCCTGGAAAAATATTGGAAGTCTTGTAGAAAAAATATAAGAATGAAAAGTTGATAAAATATGCTAACATATGCGTAATATTTTCCTGAATAGAACCAGGGATATGCACACTATGTGAAAAAGTATGAAAAAGTTCAAATAAGAGAAAAGAAACAAACAATAATCCTGTTTTAAAGTTTTTTACTTGCAATAAAAAGTAAAAAATAATCAATGACGTTATAAGATTCAGAGATGCAGAATATGGTTGTGCTATCATACCTTTTCGATTTTTTTCGCACGTATTAAATGGAAAATTATAAGATTTCATAATTATGTATTATTTGTTATAACACGATATAATATTATTTACTCATCTGTAATTGCCTCCTCAAATGAATCATTATCTTTTCCATTTCTAGTATCACACTTCGTATATTTCCACAATTTTTCTACTTGTTCAACCCAACTCATTACCAAAGATGGATTTGTATCGTGATTTACATTACCATCGAAACACAGTATTGGTTTCTTTATTTGTTGCATCATATTCTCGTGATATTTATCACAATCAATCAAATATTCAAGAGGTATACTGTCTTCACCCGTTCTTGATCTCTTTTTTATACGATAATCACATACCTCAGGTGATGTTTTGATATAAACTATATTGGTTACCTTGTAAATATCCACAAAATGATCAAACCATTTTAAATAAATCTGGTATTCCACTTGTTCCATATTTTTTTGATCATATAACATTTTTGCAAAGACATATCTGTCCGTATGTAAACACCTCTCCGTAATAAAAACACACCCCGGGTTTTTTTCAATTGCCGTTTTCAGATTTGCTAGTCTCGAAATATAGGCCATCATTTGAAAGGCAAATGAATATTTTTTCTGATTACCATAAAATTTCTCAATCATTGCAATACCATTTTCATCTTGTATCGTGTTCCAATCACTAACTGGTTCATCAATAAATACCACAGAACGATCATTTTTATACGTATTCTTCAAACTATTCAAAAACCGTGACTTACCAGAACCAATATTTCCTTCTATAGATATAATTGTCGGAGTATTGATAGATACTTTATTTTTCATCATAATTTTTACATCAGCAACGTCGTCACATAATTTATCTATTTTTTGATGATATGTGTCTACTTCAAAAGAACTATGAACTGCTTCTAATCCACAATCCACAATCTCTTTTACAAGCGAAGTCTCCGGATGTTGCAATGAAAGCATCTCCATTTTCTCGTACACACCAGTATTCTTATAATCGTTACTATTGCTCATTGTAATTTATATTGGGATAATTATAGAACACTTTTTATTCAATTTTATTTATTTTACAATAAAATTGAATGAAACTTAATTAAACACAGGACAGTTATTACACTACGAACATCAATCATGGATCTAAATCAGGTAAAACTCAGCAAAAATGAGTGGGATTCTATGGAAATCCCCGTCTCAGCACAAGAAAAAGAAATTTTACAGCTTATTATAAATGGATACAATAACGTTAATGTTCGTTACAATAAAAATATATCCATTCTATCTTTACTACGATTATCAAATGATGTGTCAAACATTCATGAATACATATACAACAAATATTTTGCAGATAAAATAAATAGTATTGACCCCACCCTTTTGGATAACAAACAATTAAAATCAAAAAAACTGAGAAAAATCGATGAAATGAAACTTAATTTAAAAGATCCAGATTCCGACCAACTTGAAAATATATTTGAAAATAAACTTATCAAATACATCGCTGAAATCATAAAACAAAAGAGTAAAAATAAATCCATTCTTTCCAGCTACTTTACTTTATACAAGCTTTCTACATACACAGTTTCCAATCTAAATCCTTTTGTTATAAATATCGTAAACCTAATTTTACAAAAATATCGAGAAAATGTTAATTTTGTAAATATTATCTATGACGCTGTAAACATCCTAGAAAAAAATAATGTTCTTATGGAAAATGAAGATATTTGTCTTTACACACATCAACGTGAAATATTTCATATTCTTCGCAACAATGATTTTAAAATAAACCAAGATACATTTCGAGAATTAGATGATTTACAAAAAGATATGATTGAGATACATCAAGATAATCACGACAATGAAAATTCTACACAGACACATATATTCTCGACTATCCAGAAACGTATTCAAGATTGTCAACAAAATCTAACCTGTAAACAATCCAACCTTGTTTTATATTCTGCACCTACAGGAACAGGTAAAACATTGACCCCACTTGCATTTGTAAATAATTATAGAATCATATTTGTTTGTGCAGCAAGACACGTTGGATTAGCACTTGCAAAAAATGCAATCTCTATGAATGTAAAAATAGCATTTGCATTTGGTTGTGAAACAGCAGATGATATTCGTTTACATTATTCTGCAGCAAGTGAATTTACTACAAATAAAAGATCAGGAAAAATACAAAAAGTTGATAATTCTGTTGGCGATAAAGTTGAAATTATGATTTGTGATGTGAAATCTTACTTGGTGGCAATGATTTATATGAAATCTTTTAATCCAATATCCAATATGTTATTATATTGGGATGAACCTACCATCACACTTGATTACGAAGATCATATATTGCATAGTGATATTCATAGAATGTGGAAGGAAAATGTTATTCCAAACATTGTATTGTCATCAGCAACTCTTCCCAAAGAAGAAGAACTACAAGACACAATTCAAGATTTTACGGAAAAGTTTCCAAATGCTGAGGTTCATAGTATTAATAGCTATGATTCGAAGAAATCTATTCCTATTATCGACAGGTATGGATATAGTGTTATGCCACATCTAATAAAAGAAAATGATGATTATACTCGTGTATTGGTTGTAGCAAGACATTGTTCTCAAAATCCAACACTTCTTCGATACATTGATCTTGAACAGTGTGTTTTGTTTATTAAAGAAGTAGAAAAAACTACATTTGTTAGTGATCGTCATAAATCGACAAGACAGTTTACAGAATTGGAACAAATCAATATAACAAATATTAAAAAGCATTATATTCATCTTTTATTAAATATTTCACCAGGAACGTGGGGTGCTGTTTGTACGCAAATGATGATGTTAAAAAAAAGAAAAATTATGCCGAATAATCGAGTAGATGGAAAGGGTGATAAAATTAGAAAAACTTCTAGTATTGGCCCAGGTATTCAAAAATCAACAACAGATACTACTCTTGTAAGACAGGAAAGTATTCACCCTTCAAGTATGGTTCCAAAAACTCAAAATATTATACCCGATCAACCTGGCATATACATTACTACAAAAGATGCGGAAACATTAACAGATGGTCCAACTATATTCTTAGCTGAAGATGTAGAGAAAATAGCAAAGTTTTACCTGAAACAGTCTTATATTCCTGCAACAGTATTATCTCTTATTATGCAAAAAATTGAGAAAAATAATCAGTTTGCAGAAAGAATAGCTGAAATAGAACGTAAACTAGATGAAATTATGGAACAAGATGATAAAGCCAATGTGAAAGATAAAGAAAAGTATGGAGCTTCGTCTAGGTCTAAGAAAACACAATCCCAAACAAAAGATAAGATAGCTACCAAAGATTATAATGAAAATAGTTCTGTTTATAAACTTCAAGAAGAATTAAACACACTATACAGAATGATATCACCAGCAGAACTAAGCGAAGTATTTATTCCCAATAAATCTTTACATATTGAAAGATGGGCAAGTAATCAAGAAGTGAATAATGCGTTCACTAGCAATGTTGATGAAGAATATGTTTCTAAGATAATGAGCATCAATGATGTGAATGATACGTGGAAAGTTCTTCTTCTTATGGGTATTGGTGTATTTACAACTCATACAAGCCAAACTTATACTGAGATAATGAAGGATATGGCAAGTAAACAGTGCCTATATCTAATTATTGCATCAAGTGATTATATTTACGGGACAAATTATCAGTTCTGTCACGGTTATCTAGGTAAAGATATTCGTTTAACACAAGAAAAAATGATTCAAGCATTAGGAAGAATTGGAAGAAACAATATTCAGAAAACATATTCTGTTAGGCTACGTGATGATGATCAAATCAATATATTGTTTAAACCTACTCTAGAAAAAATGGAAACTGTGAATATGAATAGACTGTTTGTATGTTGAAGTTACCAAAATAACACGATAAATAATGTAATTATTTTTTTACAAAATAATAAATAATTACAGTTTGCGAAACTAAATATCCTCTTCATCTAAATCAATAACATAATCTACACCATACATTTCCGCTTCAATCTTATCATTATGATGTTGTAACATTTCTTCAAGTTTTTCTCTGTAAATAATCCCTTCTTCTTGTAATATTATCGATCCCTTAGAAACAAAATCTTTCATTGTATGAACAATAATTTCAGTGTTTCTATATGCGTGCTCGATCAACTTTGTTACTTCTTCATCAATAATAGCCTTGTATTTTTCACTGTTTACAGGATAAATTAATTTAGTTCCCATTCCATAATGAACAACCATTTTTTCAGCTAATTTCAATGCTTCTTCAAAATCATTAATTGCTCCTGTTGTAACAGAAGTATTGTAAAACACTTCTTCTGCAACACGTCCTGCTAACAGTATCATTAAATGTTCAGATAAAGCTTCACGTGTATACATAGGTGTTTCAGTAGCTTCAAATACAGTATATCCAGGACTTTTTGGAGCAGACAAATTAATAATCACTTTTGTTACATTTGCGTGATTCTCACATACCAATCCAACAATAGCGTGTCCCATTTCATGAATAGCAATATGCTCTATTATATCTGTTGTGAACTGATGCTTTGTTGGTTGCCATCCTACCATCATACGATTAAAGACTAATTCAATATCACTCCATAACATAAGTTCTCTATCTAATCTAATTGCATTCAACATAGCTTCATTCAACAAATTTTCAATTTGAGCACCAGATAATCCAGCAGTCAATTCAACTATATCCTGCATTTTAATTTTTTCATCCATTGGTTTACCTTTGGAATGAATATTCAAAATCGCTTCTCTAGTTACAGGATCAGGATTACCAATGTAAACACGCTTATCTATTCTACCTGGACGTAATAATGCAGAATCTAATAAATCTGCACGATTAGTTGCACCAACAACAAAAACACCACTAATATTTTTAAAACCATCCATTGCAACTAACAATTCATTCAATGTATTATCACGCTCGGAACTAGAAGTATCACCTTCTGCAGCACGTTTACGTCCAACTGCATCAATTTCGTCAATAAACACAATTACAGGTGCAACCTCGGTTGCTAATTTAAAAAGTTCACGCATACGAGATGCTCCAACACCAACATACTTTTCTTGAAATTGTGCGCCAGAAACAGCAATAAAAGGTAATTTTGCTTCTCCTGCAAGTGCCTTAGCAAGAAGTGTTTTTCCATTACCGGGAGGACCTTCAAATATTAGTCCTCGAGGAATTCTGACATTAAACTTTTCATATCTACTCATATTTTTTAATATATCAACACATTGTTCAAGTTCAAGTTTTACAGATTCATATCCACCAACTTTGGAAAAATCATAAGGAGATTCTTCTATAACCTCAAAATTCTCCGATTTTTTCTTATTACTACCTCCACGACGTGTTCTTTTTCTAAAAGAACTTTCCCAATGATTATCGTCTTCATGATCACCAAGATCCGATTGATCAGATGTTAAAATAGCGCCACCATTGGGACCAATGATAATACGCAAACCTCCAATAGGTGGCCCTCGTTCTGTTTCGTCTTCTTGATTATTTGTATTATTTCTATAAGATTCATTGTCCTCTAATTCATCTTTTATAATAGCTGCATTTCTAATAGTTACATTTTTCGAGTTTAATCTTCTCAAGTACTCTTCATAATAATTTCTAGATAAAGGATATTTGCCACGTCGAGCTACTAATTCATCATTTAATTGACGGTTATTATCACTGTTTTCAGAATGCGTCATTACTAACAATCGACAACCTGACAAAAACTGAATTTGTTTTTGTTGTCTTGCATGAAATACACTGGGTCGATGGAACCCATTACTGAAGCTTGATAGAAAAATCAAACTTCCTAAGCAAAGATACATAAGATGTTCGTTTACAAACATCATACTTTCATTAGTTAGAGATTTCTGTTTATCATATTTAACTCATTAACTTATTAATCATTTTGACTTAATTTTTAATCCCAAAACTTACAATATATGCATACGGCGGTTGTACTCCCCTCCCCTTCCCTATTTTTTCTTCAAAATCTGAATTATCCTACCCTCCAAAAATTCCGAATTCAAAAAGTCTCTATAATTAAAAATGGACAATTTTTGTCCAAAACAAGAATGTCCATTTCAATTTATGAGATACTTTTGAAAACACCCAAAAAAATTTTTTTATGCAGTCAAATTGAATTTTCATTGAAATTTTTGTTACGATAAAAAAATTTTTGAAAAACAGCTTTAAGGTAAAAAATAATGATTATCTATTATAGAACAAACTCTCAAAAATGTTATCCATTTTAGAATATCCCTGTTCTAAAACGAGTAACAACCAAAATTTAGAAAAAAGTGAATATTATTGTGTATCTTGTAGCATTAAGTATGGTGTAAAATCAGAATATAAATATCACATTTTAACAGCAAAACATTTAGAAAATGAAGGCGTTCTAAAACAGATAATAAATACTGAAAAGAGTTCTAAAACAGATAATAAAAATGCCAAAATTAAAATGATGCAGAAAAAGGCCAATGATATGGAGTTCTTCTGTATTCCTTGTAATTTTGTTTGTTATCGTAAGTCGTCTTATGATAGACATATTATTACAAAACGACATATTGAATTGACAATTGACAAGGAGAAAGAGAAGCTAGATGAGACAAATGAAAAGCATATTTGCAGTGGTTGTGGAAAGGAATATAAATATATCAATGGTCTCCTCAAACATAAGAAGGGTGGACGATGTGTTTCTTTGCAGAAAGATAAGACTAGTTATAAGTATATATGTCCATGCGGAAAAGGCTATCAGGCGAGAAATAGTTTTTGGTATCATCAGAAAAAATGTACAAAACAGCCTCTGCAGATAGATTCTGAAATGAACGATAATAGCAGTGAAGTATCAGAAGAACCGAACTTTGATTCTGATTCTGAATCTGATTTTGAAGTAGAGTTTGAAGCTGAAGTTGATTCTGAAGGTGAAACTGAAACTGATATTGAAGATCAAAATGAAATGTTGATAAAAGAAAATCGTGTTATTTCAAAACAAGATGATGTATCTAAATTAACAAACACGGTTGAAAAATTAATGCACACAGTGGCCGAGACAATGGCAAAACAGAACGAAGCAATGATGAAATTATATGAACAAAATAATGAACTTGTGAAAATAAACTCGGAAAATACAAAAACAATTACAAACATAGGTAATGTCAACAACAATAATACACAAATAAACGTGAATGTGTTTTTAAATGATCAATGCAAAGATGCGGTAAATCTTGTTGATTTTGTAGATTCTATTAAATGTCAATTGACCGATCTGGAACATATGGGTAGAAATGGATATGTTGAGGGTATTAGTAAAGTGTTGATAGATAACTTGTCTGAAATGGATGTAACTAAGCGACCTATACATTGCACGGATTCTAAGCGTATGTCTTTGTATGTCAAGAATAATGATGAATGGCATAGAGATCAAACAAATAATAAAGAGATAAAAAGTGCGATACGGACCGTAGCTGCAAAAAATATTAATACAATACCTGAATATGCCGACAAACATCCAGAACATAACGATGATGGACACAACAGAGATTTGTATTTGAAAATAGTTACAGAAGCAATGCGTGTTTCAGATGAAGATCATAAATTAGACGAAAAAATTATACGTAATGTAGGTAAAATGTGTGGACTGGACAGAGATACAATGCAACAAATAGCTGATTCCAAAGATGAAAGTAAGTAATAACTAATATATAGCTGTTCTTGCATTAATTATATGTCCTCTACAAACTGGACATCGGACTCTGTATGAACCTATATCATTTTCACTAATTGCTAATTCACAGCATCTATCATAGCACATATTACATAATATAAAATGATTACAAGGTATTAAAAGAACGTTTCTTCTATTTGTGTTACAAATAATACATAATGACAAATCGTCAGTGTTATTTACCTGTAAAGGTATCGGTCTTATGTAAAACATAGCCAACATATCATTATTGCTGAAAATGGTGGGCTCGTTTTGTCGTTGAACACTATTTTGAGTAGATGCTTGAAACAATCGTTGATCAGAGTTAGATCGATTATTTCGCATATAAGCTTCTAATGACAATTCTAGATTTGATGGTAAGGCTTTTCCATTTGTTTCAATGGGAAAGTTATATTGCCAACAATCAACAATTTCAAATGTGATGGGATTACGAGATATTGTCTCATTTTCTGGTTGGGTTTGGATCGTATGATTACATCTTTCATATAAAGATTTGATTGTTAATGTTGAAAACTCGTAATCAGATATAACAAAATGAAATTTTTTACCGTTAAGTATTCGATGTTGTCCATTATAGTTTGTATATTTAAATTGCATTATTACATTTGATGGCATAGGCATTTTTAGATATTACTCTTTCTTTAACTTTGGTGGTTTATATATTTTAAAATAAATCAATTTTTGTGATTAGTGAGGTAGAATATAATATAATGAATTGTATATATGTCTAGTCCTACTCCCGATCAACAAGCACAAGCTGAAAATGTACCCGACCCTTCTGGCGTTGATTTACAACAAAATGACATAAGTGGTCAATCAACCACGACTGATAATATACCTACACCTACAGTTCCACCTGTAACATTTGAAATTACTGATCCTTCTGGAACAGATGTATCTTATCAAAATAGAATAACATCTCCCTCTATGCCTATTGACGGAGATTGGTCTAATCAAAAAGAATACGTAATATTTAAAAACCAAATTGAGAACATTAAGAAAAGCAATATGATTATTTTGAAGGAATGTAAGGAATCAAAACGTTTATTGGATCTCAAATACGGTGATTTAACTGATCGAGTAAATCGTATTCAGACATCAGTGATTGTTCTTTCTACAGTTGCTGGTTTTTTTAATGCTACAAAGGTTCAATTTGCCATTCCAGATGAGTATATTTCTGTTATGTCCATTTCTATTTCCACTTATGTGTCTTTGGTTCTCTCAGTGTCCAAGTATTATAAGTATGACGAAACAAAGGAAAACATACAAAATTTGCGTGAAAAGTATTCACAGTTACATAATCAAATAGAACATCGTATGGATGTACTTGGACCCTGGTATGATCCCAAACTTTGGCGTTATGCTGATCCTCAAAGTAAGTTTGATGAGTGGAGTATAGTAAAGACGGCGATGGATGAGGAATATCGAAAGTTGATTGAAGCGAAGAAGGAATTAACCACACAGTTTGAGATCACTATGGATACAAAGGCAAGAAATGAGTATGGTATTAATAATCGCCAATTGACATACAGTAATCGTGAGAAGATGTTTATCTGGGAACAGAAAGAACTTGAACTTGATGCAAAGATTAATGATACATTTGTTAGTTTTGAAAAAGAGAGAGAAGGAAAACCACAAGCAAAACATAAACACGATCTTTATTCGTCACACGAAAAAGTAGAAGACAATTGGGACGATTACAATCATGTATAATTTTTGGGCAAAAAATTGATTGTTGTTAGAAAAATAATCTGTTGCAGTAAAATATTGATATGGTATCTGTTTTAAAAATGACACAAAACATTACTCTCGTTGCACCCGATTCAAATGATAATGTTGATTCAGATAGTTTGCTAGCTAGTATGCAAAAGCTTCCAGAAGAGATAACTTTGTACATAGGTTCATTTGTATATAATGAAATCAAGTATGCTAAGTTTGACAAGAAATATTCTTGGGATGATATCCGATTCTTGATAGACAACCGTTGTTGTTTACAATCTTCAGCAGGAAGTTTATTATCAATGTTCAGAAAGATAGATTGGTCTGATTATGTTTGTAAAGGAGATTGGCTTTTGACTAACAATATGAAAAACTTTCGTGAGAGCACGTGGTTTTATTACGATTATTGGAAATGTCCTGTTTATGTAAATGGTGTTGCCACAGGTAGAAGAGCAAAGCGATACTTTTGGAATGATGATTGCACTGAGTATAACGATATGGCGTATAACTTTATTATATATTTACAGATGTTCGATGATTGGTATTTTCAGAAAAATCTTGATAAATATGAAGACAGCCTCTCTGTATATGATCCCTGTAATTCACAACATGTTGATATTTTCTCGAAAGTCATTGATATTTATACGTATGTTCTTTCTACACAAAGAATTGTGCCTCTTTCTGAAATGAGTGAAGATGATGAAAATATGGTAGGACTTTATGATGATGATGATGATGATGATGAATTAGATAATTTGACTATGAATAGCGATACGTGGAGCCAATTAGACGAAATGTTGGATGATGATACTTCTTTTCATCCAGATATGTTGAATCCTGAAACTGAAGCTGTCAATTAATATGTTGTTTAGTTAAAATATATGTTATATTAATTATATTACATCGTTTATGGTGTAATATTCAATAACATATATTTTTTATGGAAGTTAAAAATTGATTTAAAATTATAACGGTATTTATTTCATTATAAATAATAACCGATATAACGTAGTTAATGTCAGAACCTAAGTTATCTTTAAAAAAACCCTGGAGTTCCTGGGATAAAAATGCGATGATAGAAGGATTTCAACAAAATAAGAATATTGATGATATGTGTGCATTATTAGGCCGAACATCTGATTCTGTATTTCGTTACCGTAATCAGTTAGCCCTGAAAGAATTATTTGATGGTGTTGTTGTAGAAGATGTAAAAACAAAGTATAATTATACAAATGAAGAAATGGATAATTTAAATAAGAAAAAAGAGCAAAAACAGCAAACAGGTAGTAACAAAATATGTGAATCACGTTCTATTTACTCGTATGTTGTTGAAAAATACAAGGATTCTGGCTTATCTAATGATCAACTTTATGCTATGCAATTATTTGATAAGGGTGAAAATTTGTTCTTAACGGGACCAGGAGGAACTGGAAAAACATATTTAATTGAACAAATGGTAAAATCTGCTCAAAAGCAAGGCAAATCAATAGCTGTTACTGCATTAACTGGATGTGCTGCAATATTATTACCAGGAGGTAAAACAATACATTCACAAGCGAAAGTGGGTGCCAAGATAGGCAATAGTGAATGGCCAAAACACCGAATTGTGGAAGATATTATGGACAAAGTAGATAACGGAAGAAAGACTGCAGATTGTGATTTCGAGAAAAAGTATGGTTCCAAATCGTTTACTGCGAAACGTAAGGCTGCAGAGTCCATCTCTTTATTTCATTCCTATACTACCGATATATTGATAGTGGATGAGGTAAGTATGATGTCAGACGAATTCTTTGATGTTATTGATGAAGTTTTCAAAGCTGGAGTATCCATTGCAAAACAAGATACAAGTTGTCAAACACAGCCGTTTGGAGGTATGCAAATAGTGTTCGTAGGTGACTTTTACCAACTTCCTCCTGTTTCAAGAGATAAGGTTGTTGGTTACTGTTTCCAACATCCTTTGTGGAATACTCTATTTCCCTCGAAACAAATAGTTCAATTAACTACACAACATCGACAGGTAGATGAACAGTTTAGTAGTGCATTAAATAATATACGTAGTGGAACAATTACCAAAGAAAATATAGAAATGTTTCGTAATATGACAGAGCCTCAGCGAGTTTACAATAAAGACGAGAATGGGGGTTTGGAAGCATTGAAATTGTTCCCACATAATGAGTCAGTAAATACAGAAAATCAAAAAAGGTTTTCGGAGATAGAGGGTGATATTACTGTGTTTGAGATGAATACAAAAAAGGATTTGGAACGAAATATTAATTATCATACTGGTGAAGAAGATGGATCGCATATAAGTCCAAATGAGATTCGTCGTTGTAAAGAGGCGATTAAAGAGGCGATACGTTATCACTGTTATGATAAAAAGAATAAGCCTATACCGGGTCGAACACCTGAAGGCTGGTATCGTAATCAGTATGAGAAAATGATGAAAGATATTCCTGCTGTTTCAACATTGGAATTAAAGGTGGGTGCACAAGTAATGGCAACCGCGAACTTAGACATAGAGAATGGTATTGTAAATGGTTCAATGGGAGAAGTCGTGGGTTATGAAATTACAACGGGAAGATTTGGTATGATGAAGCCAAGAGTGAGATTTTATAATAAACTTACTGGGAATCATCATGAGATTGTAGTTCCGATGCGATGGTGGCAAGATCCTGGAGATTTCAAGACGTTGGCAATCGGTCAATTTCCACTTAGATTAGCTTATGCAATTACAATACATAAATCACAGGGTGCATCACTAGATATGGTTCAGATTGATGCAGGATCACGAGTATTTGGAGATGGAATGACATATGTAGCACTTTCTCGAATGCGAACACCAAATGGATTGTATCTTATGCGATTTGATCCGTCTAAGATAAAGGCAAATAGAGATGTAATTCAATATTACAGATCTATTCCGAATGTAAATTATGAAATAGTAGGTGTTGATTGATATTGATGACAAAATAATCTAACATTCAACAAAACCTTCCCCATTTAAATCAGACTTGTCTTCTTCTGTATCTCTGTGATACCAATCAATATTTGAGTCCCATAAACACATTACTGTGCTATCACAGAGATGTAAGTTAAATTTTTCGTCTTTGACACAATCTAGAAGTATGTTTAAATCATATTCTATCGGTTGAATTTTGTATCTATAACCAAATACTGTGCTACCAGATACAGATATTTTTAAGTTTTTAGTTTTATGGTGTTCAGCAAGTTTTTCTATTTGTTGTGTGGCACGTTTTGTTAAAGTAAACATTTTTTTTTTCGTTGCATATTTTCTTACAAAGTTTGAGAACATGGTTTATTTTATGTATTGTTACGATTAAAATATTATAGATTAAACAAACAAAATAATATAAATATATAATCGTACGACTACATATAATGTCATTAGTAGGAAATAAAATATTATTAATTGGTGGTTCAGGTTCACTTGGAAATGCATTCATCAAGAAACACCTGGAAAATAATGAGATTTATGTGTACTCTCGTGATGAATGTAAACATTGGACAATGCAACTTCAATATAATAATCATCCTAACTTAAAGTTCATTATTGGAAATGTATGTAACAAGGAAAAAATCCAACAAACTGTATTACGTCATAACTTTCACATTATTATTAACGCTGCTGCTATGAAACATATTGATAAGTGTGAATACGAAAGTAATGAATGTCTCGATACAAATATAAATGGTCCACAAAACCTTGTTAATGTTATTGAAAACTTTAAAAATGAACTTACGAACTTGAAATGCGTTTGTTTTATTAGCACAGATAAAGCGTGTAGTCCTGTGAATATTTATGGTATGTCAAAAGCTATTTCTGAGTCACTATTTGTTGAGAAGGCAAAATATGTTCCCAATATTAAGTTTGTATCTGTTAGATATGGAAATGTATTAAACTCTCGTGGAAGTATCATTCCTATGCTTCATGAAATGGGAAATAATCCCGACGTTACACACTTTAAATTAACTGACGATCGCATGACACGTTTTGTAATGACATTAGAGCAGAGTGTTGAATTAATTGAAAAGGCTATATTCGACGGTGAAAGTGGAGATATTGTTATTCCTAAGCTTGTTTCGTGCAAAATCAAGGACCTTATTGAAATCTTCTCTGAATATTATAGTAAGCCTATTATGAAGATACCCTTGCGTCCTGGAGAAAAAATGTTAGAGTCCCTTATTAACGAGACGCAATCTTTACGATTACTTCGTGAAGAAGATACTGGATATATGTTCATCAAACCTCCGTATAAAGAAACAGTTTCTAACTGTGAAGTTCAAGATTATAATAGTAAAATTAATCCTCTTTGTAAATTAGAGTTAAAACAATATTTACATTCACTTCAACTTATTGAATTAAAAAGTGAAGATATTCTACAGTGCACGAAAGAAATAACTGCTGATACTTTTCGTGGAAAAACTCCATTTGCTTTCGCAAGTGCAAATAATGTATTATCGGAAGATTTTGCAAGAAAGATTCAAGAAGAAATCTTAAATATGCCAGATGATGCATGGGATCGTTATGCAAACCCATTTGAAAATAAGTATACAAAATCAGATAAAAACAATATGCCTGAGAATTGCACAGAATTATTTAAAAAACTAACTAGTCAAGAAATGCTTGATTATTTGTCATCATTAATGGGATACGAAATCTTAAACGATCCTACAAAAAATTGGTGGGGTATTCACAAATATGACGATGGCGATAAACTAGATATCCATGTTGATGCAGGTATTCATCCTCAAACAAAACAAAAGAAACAACTTACAATTGGTATATATTTGAGCAAAGATTGGAAAGAGGAGAATGGAGGTCATCTTGAAATGTGGGAAGGTGAAAACTCAACAAACAATGACACAAAGATACACAAATGTATTCACAAAATATTACCACAATTTAATACATTAGTTCTATTTGAATGTAATGATTATGCTTGGCATGGAAATCCTACACCAGTAAGTTGCAAAAATGGAGAAAAGCGGTTGTTTTTAACTTTATCTTACGTTAGTGAACAATATTCTGATTTAAATAAAAAACAAAAAGCATTCTTTGTGAAACGTCCTGAAGATCCCGAAGATCCTGAAAAAGATAAGTTGCGTATACTAAGATGTGATCCTGAAAAATACAAGGAGGTTTATAGAACTTAGAGGTATGTAATAACGTAGAATATATAAATGTGGTGCAAAATGGATTAGATATTGATTATAGATATATCTATATATACAAGTTATATGTAGATATATAGATATATAGATAAATTACAAAATAACAACTTTGAGTGCATTATGAATACTGGATTTAGTCCAACATCTGAAGGTGAACAATTTGATAGTGTTTGGATTAACAAATCTTTTCTATAAGCTCGATCCATTTTTTGCACATATCATCAATTGAATAATAATCATATAGCACTTCTCTTGGTTTATAATTTGTATAAGTATTTTTCAGTTTATAAACTGCTCCTTCGAGATCATCGCCAATTATACCTACTTTATCTTTTTCTTCAGATGATAAATTGGTTAGAAATCCGGTGTTCAACATTATAATTGGAACATCACATAAACAACATTCGATTGCAGCAAGACATTGTGTTTCACTTGGAGACCCTAGTATAAAAAAGTCTGCACAATTATATAATTCACTTAACGTTTCTTGATTAATTCTACTAAATACACGTCCATTTTCTAATTCTACATCTTCTGAGTATTTTGTTACAATGATCCAGAACACATCTTTATGTTCGTGTATAATATTTTTAACTCTACTCCACCCTTTTACTTCATTTAATGCTCCAACAAATATACCAATATGTTTATATTTTTCAGTGTCTATCTGATATTTATTACGCAACTCTTTTTTATCTAATATGGAAAATAGTTTTGTATCAATCCCAAGTGGTATTTGATGTGTAGATCTTTCGTGATAATATTTGTCAACTTCGTTACTGTTTGTGACAATGTAATCTGCATTTTTAAAATTGTACTCCTGTAAATGCGTAGGCCTTTGCATCTTTCTCAAATTATCTTGTATAAACGCAACTTTAGGTTTTGAAGATAAAATTAATGGAAAGAATGTTCCATTTTGAATAATAAGTTTATGATCAGGATAAAAATGATTAATATAATATTCGACTTTTTTTTCAAAAGGAATATTCATTTTTTTTAAGATTGGATTACTATCAAGAACGGGTATATCAACCCTTACAATATTAGGTATACCTTCTAACATAAAGTCCCACAATGTTCGTTCGTCATTTATTCCGTGTAAGTAATCGTTTACCAATATAACCGACATTTTCTAGTGTTATTTTTATATTAATATTTAAATGTTAATTAGTTGTATTATTTACTAGATATTGAATACGTATACTAATATAAAATAACTTTTGTCTATTTCATATATTATCATACCTTATATGTAGTTTACAGATTACATAAATATAATAAAATGTATTATTAAAATTATTATATTTATGAAAGATATAGATTGTGTCTTGTCTCATGTTTTCTTTTAACAATAGTCAGACCTGCTTCAGTCACTGGTAAAGTTACGACGTCTAACTCAGGATGATTATCATATATATACTGAGTTATTTTGTATGAGTCGCCACAGTATCCTGGATCAATATACTCTTTTTTATAGGGATCAGTATCGTGCATAATAATAAATCCATTATAATTTAATATTTTCAATGAATTTTCTAAATCTTTCACTGCGGACTCGTATTTATGGTCAGCATCAATAAAAACTGCATCAAAATTGTCATTGTTACTTTCAAAGAATTCGTCAGTAGTCTTTTTAATAAACGTAAACTTGTTATTTGGACCAATATGATCAACCGTATCAACACCAACACATTTTTTAACAAATGTATTTGCAACTTTGATTACATCACCTTTATATATACCTAACTCCAAAAAGCTTTGGCAATTACATTTTTGTAGAAGATATAAAACTATTGCTTCATGACCACCATTTTTTGTAGGATAAAAAGATCTGGGTTCTTCCATATGTTATATACATAACATCATAGTTATTTTTATATTATATTTTACAAGGTTAATATACAGCATTTTACGATTATTTTAATTATATGTATTTACACATTTGAATATTTAAGTTCGCACAAAAACATCAAAAATGTAAAATCAATAGTAGGAGTTTCACCTACGATGGTCTGTTATATTCTTTTTTTTGTTCTGGTGTAGGTTTGTAATCACTTTTATAGTTAGTTCGTTGTTGATATTCTTTTGCTCGTTGTTTCTCTTTTTCCTTATTTCGTTCATAATACTCTCTTCTACTTGGTGGTGCTGTATATTTTTTGAGATGCTCTTTGGTTGATTGCAGTTCTTGTTTAGTAGATTGTAGTTCTTCTTCCAATGCCTTTATTCTTTCCTCATAATCCATTACGATACTATATATAATAAAAAAATATTTATATCTGTTTATTATATTTTGTGCGAACTTAAATATTCAAAGGTGTATAAAACAAAACATATAATTCTATTTGAATTTATTCTCTAATTTCACCTTCTTGGAAATGATATACAATACTATCAAATGCAGTCATATGATTAATTTTGAGCCTTCGTAATCTTTCCATCAAAACAACATCCCCTGCTAGTAAAGGCTCTCCCTTTTTTGCTATAATTGGTTTAAAAATGTTTTTGGTATCTGTTCTAACATTGCCTTCTGGATAATAACCAGCTACTTCCATATGTTTTTTCTTTATAAGCAATGGCATAAATAATCCACCCTCTTTTAAAGACGGCTCTTTAATTTCATCAACATACTTTAAAAACTCTTCTTCGTTGTAGTCACTATAATTGTTGCCAAAGTTACGTTCTATACCATATGTTCCACTTCGCAATATACCTCTTTCTACTAATCGACTACAAACACATCTGTTATTGTTTATATGTTTAAACAATGTTGTATTCCAATCTGGTGAAAATGCAAAGTCACTATTCAAGAAAACTATATATTCACCTTTTGCTTTCTTTGCAGCTGTGTTCCATGCACGATAAACATTATTAATATACCACTCTTTTTTCTGTTCTTCAGTATTTTCATGAGTATAGTAATTAATATGTGTATTTTCTTTCAAAAAGTTTAATACTTCTGGGTATGCATCGTTTGCAACAAAATAAAACTCATCTCCTTCATTTAATTTCGTATGTTTATGAAACTGATCGTATACAAATTTAAGCCACTTTGAACTTTTATAAATTAAACATACATATGAAACAGTTGGTGCTTTTTTTGATATATTTTCCTGATTTTTTACTTTTTGTTTACAAATCTCAACTATATGAGACATATTTTTTTCAATATCACTGTCAGATAAAGTAGCAGTTTCTGATATAGTATCATAGTTTGCATCATAATAATACAACACTTTATCAATCCTGTGTTGTGTTTGTATATCAGAATGGGCTTGCTTTACCCAGTCCATATCTTCACCATTTTGTTTATCTGGATAATTATATTTTTTTGCAATAGCAGATTTCCATACCATTGTATGTGATGGCTTTCCTCTCCATTCTTGACCGTTGTTAATATCTCCATATTCAAACTCTACACCATATTTACATAGCTTTTCTACTTTACTATTATTTACACAACAAACAACATTATATACAATACAATCTACATCAGGTTGATTGGTAATTGCAGTCATAATTTCGTCAATGTAATCATATGATAATCTGTCATCGTCATCTACAAAAGTTACATACTTTCCTTGTGCCAATTTTAACATATCATCTCTTTTTGTTCCAATCGTTCTCTTTTTATTGTCAAAAAAAGAAATAAGTTCTATGTTATTATATTTTTTTGTCTGGTCTAACAGCTGGTTCATTACTCTTGGATAAAAATACGCAAGCCTACTCGGAACAGTAGGAACTAAAATAGTTAATAAAATATCAGAAGTAGACATTTTTATTATAAATATTCATAAACCAATCTGTCTAAATGATAACAAGTATATTTTAATTAGATATATTTTTTAACCAACTTATCAATTAAGCACACTGGTTCACTTGTTTTTAGTTCGTCTAAGTTCAAACTATTACAATAATCTTTTGCATCTTTTGCTCCATTAAACCAATGAATACCAAAAACATTGGGGTCTGCTTCAATTTTTTCAGGTTGAACATCTGGATTTTTAAACATCATATCTAATTCATTCCATTTAAATGGTAAATAGCAATATGCATCTTCTAACCAAAGTTCAGTTAATTTCATTTGTTTAAGCACATCTTTGGAGTCGGTGTAATGTTCTTTATTGAAAATATGTTGAAACATCTGACATCCCAAACATTGATAATAATCCGGATGATAATATCTTTCTATATGTTTTAATATAGTAGTCAAAATACTATTATTTTTGTTTGATAAAAATAGTCCAACTGGTATTGAATATTTATTTAATTCTTTCCACCAGTATCTATAAATAACCATATTTCTTACAGGTGATTTCTTTCGTAAATTATGATATTTTTCTACGTTATTTGTGTATATAATGTCAAAATCACTCCATAATCCACCATAGTTGTTTAAAATGTATAATCTAAAATAATCGCTTTTAATTACCTCAGAAGCCTCTTTTCTAGAAAATGGAATCTTATCAAAATCAATATAATGAATGTTTACATTATTTATATTTTTAAGCTCATCAAAATAATTCTTGCCAGTGTATTTGTCATTTTGTTCTCCTGTTTTCCACGAGTTTCCTTTTACAGGATTGAGTGGACAGAACACATTTATTTTCCAAAACTCATTATACTTATTAAATGATAATACAGTTAGAAGATTTAAATATGAGAAATTAGATCCGTCCCAGTATAAATGTAAAAGTTTGGGGTAATCAAATGTATGGCAACAATGATGTTGTAACATATTCTCGTATAAGGTTTTATTAACTTCGACTAGTTTTTTGATTGTTTCTGAGTCCCACCATTTGTTTTCGATAGAAGAAGATGCTTCATTCTCTGCTTCTCTTGCATGCCATTGATGAATAACAAAGCCAGCTTCACTTGGATCAATAGTCATAATATTTAAGTTTAAGTTATTTTTTATTGATAATAAAAGTTCATTATCGTCGTATCCATGTCCCTTCGCATATGCTTCATCAAATCCACCTAACATTTTTAAATTATCATTATGTATAGCTGCACAAAAATGATAATGCATAGGTCGAACCACAGGATGGTTATACCAACACAATCCTAATCTCATATTTTTATTATGAAACTCATCGTTATTAATCTTATTTATGTCATTCAATAGTTCCAATGTAATTTCTTCACTTCCACAGTTATAACATGAAAATGATTTATAATCGTTTATTGTTAGGGTTTTCTTTACATACTCCAACAAATTTCCTACGTGAATACATTCTGGATTTTGTATAATAACAATCTTTCCATTTGCTTCACGAAATCCTTTATTATATACAGAACAAGGATTTAATCTTTCACCCTTTTCTTCTTTACTTATTTTAATATAATTAATAGGAAAATTATAGTTAGAAATAACATCACTAAGATCGTGTAGTTTGTTACTGTTATCGTCAACAATAATTACTTCATAATTATATGAATTATATGTTTCCGCAAACTTATCCAATGTTCGTATAGTTTGTGATCTTCGATTATAGTAACCCATCACGATAGAAAAATCATATTTGTATGAAAACATCCTTCTAGTATATTTTATTCTGATACAATACTCCTAAGTATTTTTACATGAAGTTGTTATATAATTACTCAGTAAATTATATAATATATTGCACAAATTATATAATTATTATTTATGATATGTTATGCTGTAGAGGCCTAACCTATGCACGTAAAAACTCTTTTAAATATTGCATAACGAGTTCTGCAGTATTACCACGACCAAGCCAAGATGTATCCATTTTGAAATGACTGCTTTCTTTTACTAATTCTAACCAATTCCATGATTTTTCAAAATTAATGTCTGTATTTGTGTTTGCATTGAACATATAACTACAGTTCGCATTAGCCGATTGAGGTCGCTCTGTATAATCTCTTGGCACAATCACAGGAGTTCCAAATAATGCTGGTTCTTCTTGTCCAGTTCCACTGTCTGAAATAATAAATTTACAATGGTAAATTGTATTCAAATATTCTTTGTAAGACATCAAATCAACTAATTCAACTTTTCCCAGATCGATACCATATTCTTTCATAAGTTTGGTCGTTCTTCCAAAATCAAGCATTTTTAGAGGTAAATCAAACTTACTTATACATGCATTCGCATATTGTATTATATTTCTCATTCTATCTTTGTATTTGAAGTTTTCAGGTCTATGAACATCCAAAAGAATCATATCTTCGCGTTTAGGTTCGATTTTCGGATCAGGTATGAATGGTTGACAAACTTCAGTGATTGTATTTCCTACAACATAAACATCATCTTTTAAGTTTTCATTAGCTAAAAATTTCTTGTATTCGTCATGGTAAACAAAATGAATGTGACTACAGTGATCACAAGTTGTTCTGTTAATTTCTTCTAACATACGTTTATCAAAAGATCGCATACCTGCTTCAATATGGCCTATCTTATAACCTTCCTTGCGTAAAGGAAGTGCAGCACAAACAGTATTTGAATCACCCAAAAACAAAATAATATCTGGTTGTAAATTATGTTCTTTTATTAAATCCATAATGGCAACAGAAAGGTATCCAAGTTGATGATAATGATCAGTTCCCATACCATTTTTACCTGTATCTAGAGTATAATCTGGTTTACGAATATCTAATTCTTTAAAAAAAACACCAGATAAAAGTTCATCGTAATGTTGACCTGTGTGAACTAAGGTATGATTACACCAATCTGCTTCATCTAATTTCTTAAAAATAGAAGACATTCGAATAAAATCAGGGCGAATACCAGATACGGTCATTACATTTTTCTTTTTGTTGGAAGATGTAGATGTAGTAGTAGTTGAAAATTGTGACATTTAATCTAACCACACGATAACTATGTATAATATAAAGACTACGAATCTTTATATTATTTTATATTTTCTAGATTTTCTGGATTGTATCGAAATCTTTCGAAAGGACAAGATAGATCCTCTTTTGAGTTTTCTGGATTGTATCGAAATCTTTCGAAAGAAGAAGATAGATCATCGTCTAATTCATCATCAAATAAAACAGGTCTTTTTTCTATATTTACAGATATATCACGTAAATACTTTAACATTTTTTTGCTGCATCTTTCAAGTCTTCTAACGGGTTGTATGTAATAACATTCCTCAGGTTCGGGTTCGGGTTCTGGATCACTAAGTATAAGGTTCAACTTTTTAGTTAAAATAGTGCGTAATTCTTCAACACCAATATTAAAAAACTCTCGTGAGTTGTTCTCTCTGCATCGAGAAAAGTATGAGTGTATACGTGTCTCCAAACTTCTCCCATCGGGTGTCTTTATAATAAATTCAATAGTAAAAGGGTTGGGAACGCCTGTTGTATACAACTGTTTGGCACGTTTGAATGGGTTGTTTTTTGTCCATCCAATTTTCACGAGATCTCTACTAAATGATTTATTTGTCATACAATATACATATTCTGTTTTATTATCATTCATATACATTATTCACATAAATGATTTTAAGTATATATAATGATTTTCACTGAAGAAGACTTCACTTTTTCGATGTTCTCATTTTTTCGATTTTTTTGTTTTCTTTGTTCTTTTCGATTTTCTAGATTTTTTTGTTCTTTTCGATTTTTGGATTTTCTAGATTTTTTAGTCATTTGATGTTTTTTCCCTCCTTTGCGTGATCCTCTAGGTGCTCCAGGTGGTTCTTTTTCATTACTATTATTATTACTACCCAACGTAAAAGTTGCCGGTTGTAAAAGTGATAGTCCTGTTGGTCGTTGTGGTGCAGGTCGATTTGCATCAACAGCTGTAGGTCTTACTAACGATGGTTGTTGTGGTCCATAATCCTTGTTTTTTTATTTTTTTCGTTGCTCTATGAAGATCATCAGATGAATAATTATCTTCGCTACTAGATGATACTAACGTTGATGGTGGTGGAGCCCTAAACATTATTTAAATATATATTATTTCAATATAATTATTTGATCATGTATATAGTTGCAGCTCGATAATTATCAGAAAGAAAAATGACGAAGTTCTTGGATTTGAATTTCTAAATCTGGGATGTCGAATAATGATACCGTATCATATTCTGTAGTAAGTGTTTTATCTATTGGTTGATCTGTTTCAAAAGGACATACTTGGTTTTCAAGTTCATATTCTTTATTGATGATACAAGCCAATTCGTATTTACTTACTTTTCTTGGTGAATAAATATGACGCACACCTTGCCAAAAAATCTTCTTTACGAGTATTTGAAAAATAATTTTACTTAGTTGTAAACATGTAACACCATTCCACATATGATTTACATATCCGTTTATACTAGTATTTCTATGTCCACGTATCCATTCTAATAACGAATATTTATTTTGTTGTTCTTCGCCAATAATAGATGTGCGAATAATAGTTCCAAAAATAATATTTTCACCGAGTGATTTGGATACACCATAATCATTTGTTTCATCGTGAATATCAAACTCGTTATAATTACCCTTCAATCCTGAAAATACACAATCTGTTGTAATATGTATAAATCTCATACCATTTAATTTACAGATAGTAGAGAGAATATGTGGAAACACAGTGTTTATTTTAAAATAAGATCTGTTTGATGTGCTATTTACATTTCTTGATTGAGGTATGATACCTACACAATTAATTACTAAATCGTCTTTTTTGACATCTATATTATCAAATACATCCTGAATAGCTTTATAACTTGTATTTCCTGCATCAATAACATTTCTATTAACACAAACAATCTCGTATGAATATTGTTGTTTAAAATATTCTTTCAAATATCGCCCAAGCATTCCCGTAGATCCAAATATAATGATTTTCGTTTCTTCCAATATATCGATTGTATCCATTGCAAACTTAACTTAATATAAATATACTGATGACAAATATTTATATTTTTATACCGCAATTAAATATATTGTTTTACAAGTTCATCCACCAAACATTTTGCTTCAGATCCTTTTAGCTTATCTAAATCTAGGTTATTACAATAATTCTTTGAATCGACTGCACTATTAAACCAATGAATACCAAATACATTATCATTCGTTTCATACATAGATGGTTTAATAGATGGGTTTTTATACAACATATCCAATTCATCCCATTTAATGGGCAAATAACAATTGGCATCTGCCATTTCTAATTCTGTAAGTTTTATTTTCTTAAGAATATCATATTTTTCTTGTTGCTTGTTTAAATTACTAAACAAATACATCCACATAGACGCCCCCAAACATTGATAATTATCGATATCATAAAATTTGTGAATGTTCACCATGATAGTTGTTAATACACTGTTCATTTTCTTAGATAAAAATAGACCTACTGGATACACGTGATTATTGGGAATGTCGGGTATATCGTATCTATACATAACCATATTTTTTTGAGCGGAAAGTTTTCTTATATGCCAATTAATAACATTATTTGTGTAAATAATATCAAAATCGCTCCATAAACCACCATATTTATTCAAAACGTATAATCTGAAAAAATCACTTTTAATAACTTCAGATGCGTCTTTAAATTTAAATGGCAAAGTATTAAAATCAATATAATGAATATTCACATTCACGATTTTTTTTAATTCGTCAAAATAATCTTTTCCTATATAATCCACACGTTGTTCATCTCCTTTCCATGATTTTAATTTATTTGGATATTGTGGACAGAAAACATTGACTTTCCACCCATAATTATGTTTGTTGAAAGATAATACAGTAAGCAAATTCAAATATGAAAATGGCGATCCATCCCAATATAAATGTAATAATTTCGGATACTCAAATACATGACTTGCGTGCGTCTGTTGTAGTTTAACAAACAGTAAACGATTCTTTTCTTTCATAGCTTCATAATGTTGTTGAGTAAAATTAGACTCAGCATCTCTTGCGTGCCATTGATGAATTACAAATCCAAAATCAGGACTAATTGTTTTTATCTCTAGACGCAAATTATGTGAAATAGACAATAATATCTCGTTATCATCAAACCAAGCACCTTCTGCATATTCTTCACTGAAACCACCCAACATCTTCAAATTATCATTTAACATAGCTGCACAAAAATGATAATGAACAGGTCGGACTGTTGGATGATTATACCAACAAGTGTTGTTCTTTTTTGTATATTCTTCATCATTAATAAGGCGAATATCGTTTAAGATTTCTACAGTTCGTTCTTCACTTGTACAATTGTAAGCTGAAAATGCAAGATACTCTTTCTGTTTTAAGTTGTGTTTTAAATATCCAAGTAAGTCGCCAATATGAATACATTCTGGATTTTGAATAACAACCATTTTTCCATTTGCTTCACGGAATCCTTTGTTGTATACAGAACAAGGATTTAAACGTCCACCCTTCTCTTGTTCTGAAATAACAATAAGGTTGATGGGAAAACTATATTTTTTTACAAGTTCTGTTAAATCATGATCGGGTTTACTATTATCGTCAACAATAATCACTTCATAAGAATAATTTTTATATGTTTCTTCAAACTTATCTAGAGTTCTCTCTGTTTGTGTTTTACGGTTATAGTATGCCATTACAATAGAATAATCATATTTGTAAGGAAACATTTCAATACGATGAATATAAATTAATATCTCACAACTGTTTATTTTGTTTTTTCCAAATATAGATAAACTCATCATAACTATTCTTTTTTGTTTTTGTCAGAAGTATGGATTCTATACATTCTCCCAAGAGTGGAATCAAAATAGAGTTGTATATATCGCTATTTATGTTAATGATATAGTAACCTCCGTCTTTTAAATATTCCCAACTATTTGAGAATACGGTCGTATACATTTCCTTCCATTCTTCTGGGTTCATTTTTTCACAACATCTATATACTTCAATATTTTTATAGGGAGGGGATGTAAATACCATATCGTATGCAAATGATTCACTTACGGTTTTATAAGATATTTCTTTCGAATCTTCAAATCTTATATTCGCAGAACCTGTGTATTTTTCTTTAAAATCCTTAAAGAAACTTTCGTATCCTGATTTCAAATGTATGTTTTTATCGTAACCCATATAATCAATATTTTCCAATATAGCCCCAATCATTCTACCTCCGAAACCAGCAAATGGGTCTAGTATTTTTGTTGGTTTATATTTTCTGTATATTTGTTGTGCATTTGTTATTTTAAAGGCGTTTATTCTGCCAAAACATAACCCATAAATATAATACCACTTTTTTATTTCACAGTCTTTATATCTATTGTTTTTCTTACAAAAATCTATTAGTGTTTGTATATATTTCTTTCCCTTGTAATACTCTACATTATTCAAAAACTCGATGAAATTAATCCCCTTGTTTCCAACAGTGGCAAGTCTTTCTGAAAAAAAGTAGTGGTCTACAATGTTACATCCAAGTTTACTTCGACCATTCAAAGAAAACAGTTCAAAATCGGGTATATCCACTAATTTTTTCCACTCGTCATTTACCTTCTTCATATTTTTTGGTTTTATTTTTTCACATAACCATTCAAGATCATTATATGATAATTTTTTATTCATCATATAATCAAATTAGAAAAAGAATACACATTGTAACGTTATAATATATTTATTCCTTTGTGTAATCTCAAATACGTATTTTCTAATTGTCTCAATTGTTCAGGATTATTTACACCTTGTAATTGGTATTGTAAGAATTCAGGTATAATGACAGGATTTACTGTATTTTCTCCTACAATATCGTCATCTTGTTTTATCATACCAAATATATCGGTTAGGTAATATTCGTTTTGTTTATTGTTATTATCTATTTTGGGTAGATATTTGCAAAGAACAGTTGTATCTATTAAATACACCCCGCAATTTACTTGTTGAATACATTTATCTAATTCATCGCAATCTTTATCCTCTACAATTTTTTGAAACATACCATCTATATTGGTAATAATACGACCATAACCAGTTGGATCTTCTATTATAGTTGTTCCTAGAACCACGTTTTTACTTGAATTGTAATTTGTTACCAATATATCAATAATATCCATTGATAAAAATGGAACATCTCCGGACAATATCAAACAACTCGTCATATTACTAGACACATCGTCTGATAAATATGGCAAACAACAATGAAGAGCATTTCCTGTTCCCAATGCTTCTGGTTGGTTTACAAAAATAACATTTGATAGATCCTGTTTAAATTTTATCAACGTTTCGGATATAATCTCTTTATACTTCCCAACAATAATTAATATCTTATTAGGATTTAGTAACTGAGCAGTGTTAATAACATGACATAACATAGGTTTACCTGCTATTAAATGTAATACTTTAGGTATTTCAGAATTCATACGTTTACCTAGTCCTCCCGCCATTATAATAGGAATAACACCACTTTTATTTTGTGTTTCCATACTTATACAATTTAAAAACTACTTTTTATATAGTATTAAGATAATAATGTGTGAATTATCGAAATGTTTTGCCGAACTTCCGGAAGATATTATTATAGAGAAAATAATGCCTTATGCATATAACTTGCAAAGTAAATCATTATTACGAGATATTCGATCTTTTACGACAGACTATGCTATAGTTAAGGATATGTATGAAATATATTACAGTCCCATTATATTTTTTAACGACATTATTTCGTTTTGTCATGAACAGCATGGTTATCAAGAACATATACCTAGTTTAGGAGGGGTTGAATATCTTTTCCACCGAAACGCAATATTCAAAGGTAAACCAACTGCATATGTTATTAACTATATTAATTCTGTTCGTAAAGATATGAAGTGGTCAACATGTAGATTTGCGTGGGGATTATTTACACCCGAAGAAAGAACAAGATTTATCAATAAGTTTATTACGCAAGAACACACTGAATTCGAGGTTGATTCTTGGTACGGATCAACTGAAGGATATACATTTTAATTTTGCGTTTCATTTTATCTGGTAGTATATTATATACAATGAACGAAACATATTTACGAGTTGGGGCGACTCTTTTCCATTGCCTCTTTATGTATACCATTGGTATGAGTGCAATCATTTCATCAAATACCTTTTTCATTATTTGTTTACTTATTTTTATGATAGGTGTAAAATATGCCTATTACGTATTTGATAGATGTATACTTACATATTTAGAAGATGGGTGTAAATATCCCTCTGGAGCACAATTATTTAACTGGGCATTAACGGAACAAAACATAAAATCAAAAACGATTGAAGAAATAACAATTAACTTTGCCATCATTATTCTCGTTCAAAAGCTACTTCTATTGTTAATTATAAGATATCACTTTAAAGACCTTCCTCTTTTTGCGAGAAAAATAATTTCTACCTATTTGTATAATGACTATAAACTATAAATTTTTTGAAAAAGAAAGTATGGAAGGATTTATGAAGAAACAATTCCTTCCATCTTTTGTACTAATTACGTTTGGTGTTTATTTAGTCAAAAAAGAGGTTTCGCCAATATATAGTTTTTTTGTTCTATGGGTATTATATTTCTATTCGTATTATTCACATGTTGTTGTTCACTGGATACCTAAAACAATAAATCCACATTTATTACATCATACAGATGATGAGATTCCATTTTTATTAAATTTGGTCATTGAAGGGTCTGTAAATGTATTTTTCTTTGTTTTACTTTATTATGCACAAGTGTATTCAGGGATAGAAATATTCCCCCCTATTCTTATATTGTATTATTGTATCATTTATGTATCTGTTCATTTAATTAATTTTTCTATTTTTGGAAAAGAAAAGAATCATGAAAAGCATCATCATGCAAAAGATAAAAAGTTTTGTAATTATGGACCTGATACAATAGATCATTTTTTAGGAACGAATTGTGATAAAACATGGGCAGATCATACACATTACTTCCCCAACATTTTAGCAAGTTTTTACATATGTTATTTTATATATAAGAAAAAAGAAGTAATTCAAGCGATCAATACAATACTCAAGTCTTTATATTTGGTGTAATATACATTTTATCTGTATATATTACATTAGGGCTAACAAATGTCGACGTGTATCCGAAAAACCCAGAAAAAATATTTAAGTCGTGATTCACCTGCATTTTCAGCTCGAGACTGTAAAGGTCTTAAGAAAATGGGTAATGATGGAAATTATTGGATTTCTAAAAAAGGATCATCTTCTGTATATAGATGGCAACCTATGAACAAAACAACAAAAACAACGAAGACAAAAACAAAAGCAAAAACAAAAAAAGCAAAAACAAAAAAAAATACGAAGAGTAAACTTTTACTTGAAGATATACAGAAAATGGCAAAAAAGTATGATATGAGACCTGTTGGAAATAAAAAAGATTTAGCCGAGCGTATTCTTTTAATGCGAGATACTTTGCCAAAAGATCATAAACTTGCACTTACTGATAAAGATAAGCTTAAATTAGTTGAGTTTCTTTACGGTGAAACAAATGAAACTGAAACAAAATCAAACAAAGGAACTGGTTTATTCAACTTCTTTTAGTTGTAATTGAAAAATTAATTTAATAATACAATGTATATTTTATTATGTGTGGTATTATTGGTATTTATTGCAAACCTAGTTGTAGTAAAGGATCGTGTGCAAAAGTTTTACATAATGGTTTAAAGTATATGCAAAACAGAGGTTATGATTCTGCTGGCATTGTAACTATTCAAGAAAACTCACCTGTTATCCATAAATATGCATCTACAGAGAGTGAGGACTCATTAATGAAACTTAATAACGTATTGTCTCAACATAAGGATAGTAACATTGGGTTTGGACATACAAGATGGGCTACACATGGTTCAAAGACAGACAACAACTCTCATCCTCATAAAAGTAATCAGGGTATTTTTACATTAGTGCATAACGGTATTATTGATAACTATGCTTTTATTAAGATTGAATTATTGAATAACGGGTATACTTTTTACAGTGAAACCGATACTGAAATTATTTGTAATTACCTAGAATACATTTTTCTGAAAAAATGCGAATCTGTTATGGAAAACACAGATAAACTAATTGATGGTGAGTACGAAAAACTTATTATAGAAACCATTGAGGAAATGCAATCAAAAATGTCAGGATCTTGGGGATTAGTTATCTTTTCTTCTTATGCACCTGACACATTGTTTTGTGTTCGTCACGGAAGTCCATTATTAATTGGAAAAAACGATAATGAAGTATTAATTGCTTCCGAACAAGCTGGGTTTGGTAATCGTGTAAATACTTATTTTATACTTAATACAAACGATGTTTGTGTTATACGTTACTGTGACTCATCCAAAGAAATAAAAATAAATACATCATTTACATATTCTTACAAAAAGACAAATACACAAGTAATAAGAGATTCTCCAGCTCCATATCCACATTGGACGATTCGAGAAATATATGAACAAGAAAAATCAGCTAGGAATGCAATAAGTATGGGTGGTCGTGTTCTTTCAAAAAAAGAAGTTCGATTAGGTGGATTACATGATCATAAAGATATTATCACAACTGCTACAAATATAATTTTACTTGGGTGTGGAACTTCTTATCATTCCGGATTTATTGCTAGAGAATATTTTAAGAGATTGTGTAATGTTAACTGTGTTCTTTTGTTTGACGGCGCAGAATTTACCGAACAAGATATTCCAAAGAATGGAGATAGTATAGCTATTTTCATTTCTCAATCTGGAGAAACGAAGGATCTTCATAGATGTATATCTATTGCAAAAGCAAATAACGTATTTACTGTTGGTGTTGTTAATGTTGTGGATTCTTTAATAGCTAGAGAAGTAAATTGTGGTGTATATTTGAATGCAGGAACAGAAGTAGCGGTTGCATCAACAAAGTCATTTACATCTCAGTCTATTGTTTTAACAATGATTGCTATATGGATTGGGCAACAAAAAAAGATAAATGCATACAAAAGGACAGAATGTATTACAGATATACAAAATCTCAGTCAACATATTTCTCAAACATTACGTATATCAAACGAAAGAATTACGGATGGTATATTGAGTATATTTGATGGACGTCCTAGTTGTTTTCTTCTTGGTAAAGGGATGGGCGAAGGAACTGCAAGAGAAGGTGCATTAAAAATAAAAGAAATTACATATGTGCACGCAGAGGGTTATTCATCATCTGCATTAAAACATGGACCTTTTGCATTATTAGATAAGGGATTTCCAGTAATTTTATTTTCACCTAGCGATGAACATTTTGCCAAAAATCAAAATGCATTCCAAGAGGTTTATTCAAGAGGTGCATCTATTATTGTAATTCATGATGATTTGATTAGTAATAATGAAAATGAAAAACAAGAAGCAGAAAATAAAAATGTTTTTGAATCTGCAGTATTACAGATAAGGGTTCCAAAAAATCCGACGTTTCAATCTATACTAAATATGATACCTATTCAAATGTTGGCTTATAAACTAGCTGTGCGTAAAGGAATAAATCCAGATAAACCTAAAAATTTGGCTAAGGTAGTTACTGTTGAATAAATAATGCGTTATAACGATATAAATGATGTGTTGTTAATAATATAATATACAACCACAACACATTATTTCAAAAAATGATAACGGAAATGAATATACATAATGATATTTTGGAAAGACTTGAAAAGTTCATTGAAACGCGTTCCATTCCAAACATTATATTCCACGGTATATCTGGTTCTGGAAAACGAACATTAATGAACAAGTTCATAAAAATGATTTATAATGACAACAAAGATGCAATTAAAAATTATGTATTATATGTAAACTGTGCACAGGGTAAAGGCATTAAGTTTATTCGGGAAGATTTGAAATTATTTGCAAAAACACATATAAATACACATGGTGGTGTATTTTTTAAAAGTATTATATTGTTAAATGCTGACAAATTAACAATTGATGCACAGTCTGCATTACGAAGATGTATTGAGGTTTTTAGTCATACAACAAGATTTTTTATTGTGGTAGAAGACAAATATAAACTTCTCAAACCAATATTATCTCGATTTTGTGAAATATATGTGCAGGAGGTTGTAGTAGATGATAGCCCGATTAACCTAAACAAATATATAGTAGAACAGACAGACGGGTATCTTGATAGAGAATTAGAGAAGAAGAATGTTTTAAAGCGGATGATGAATAAATTACAGAAAGAATTAACTTTAGAGAATATCCGTGAAAGTTCAAAAAACATTTTTCATAAAGGATTTAATTCACTAGATGTGATTTCTTACTTTGAACAGCAAACACTTGCAAAAATCGATAATTTTAAAAAGCAAAACATTTTATTTCATTTTCATCAAACTCGCAGAGAATACAGAAATGAGATATTGTGTATTTTCTTTATCTTATATTCCTTCTTTTTGTGTTCAGAATCCAATTTAGAAAATATGATACATATGTAAATAGAATCGTAATGGATGATTTTACTACATCAGGATTACACGAAGCTAAAAATGAATGGGGTGCAAGATTATTGACTATTTTAACTCCTCATATTATTGATGGATTTCGATCTATCCTTGATGAATCCGTGAACTTATGTGTTGGAAATGATGAGATGGATAAGTATTTAATGACATTTCAAAATCTTATCGCACGTATCCCAAAATGGAGTGCTGAAATTATTCAAAGAGAAACAAGTAGAATTATTGAAAAAAGTGGATGTCAGTATTTAGAAGATCTAATTACTTGTGTTCATGTTATTCAATTAAAAATACTTACTTCTGTGCGAGTTGGACAAAAGCCAAAGAAGGTGGATATTGATATTATGAACATCAATGATTTTATCCATAAGGTCTACATTAACTGCGCGAGACAAGTTTACAAAAATGTATATTTGTTTGATATTAATGCTGCGGCATTATTAAAGCAAAAGCATAATCGTGAACTTGAAATTATTGTACAAGAATGTATTTTAAATACGGTTCGTGATAGTATTCCAATTCAAACAATTTTACGTTGTTATCTCGATGAAACAACAGAAGAAAATGTTGATGAAGAGGTAAAAGAAGAAATTGTATCAGAGGAACAAGAACCTGATAAAGATACAAAAGTGTTATCAAATAGTAACACAGAAGATTTAAATGGCGGAGATGATAATGTTTCGTTGCCTGGTTTAAATATTGTAAAAACCGAAAACACAGATTCAACAGGTATTTCCAGCTCTGAAGAAAATATGATTGTTCCAGATATTCCTGGTCTTAGTTTTAGCAATGTAGACAGAGCAATGGATACAAATAATAATGAAACAAATGTAACTGCGCCAAAAGATATCGATACATTGGAAAAAATAAGTCAAAAAGCACACGAGATTAGAAAACAAGAAGCTATGGAGGATGATGACGATGATGAAGATAAAATAACTATTTCTACCGAACCTGTTAATTTAGATGTTTTAGATGTTCACAATATTAATGGTGGAGATCCTGTAAAACTTCAATCTGAAATATTGAATGAAATTGAGATTCTTGAGTAATATGCGTTATATATTGTATAAGTTTATCATAATATACAATATATTATTATGAGCGGATTAGCTGTAGCAACTATTTCGACAATTATTTATACTATAGCATATATCGCTAGAGAAAAATATCACAAAAAGGAAAAAATAGTTCCTGTACAGGTGTTGCAGACATCTCTTATCTGTTTTATAAGTGTTTGGTTAGGTGTTTTTTTACTTGATCAAATGAAAGATTCTGAACTTACAGAGATATTACCTGATTCTATGAAAGAAATTGCAAAATCTGCAACAGGTGGAACAAAAACACCTGTGGTTTTTACTGGTAATCCCGGTTTTTAATTTTCATATTGTTTTTAATAGAAAACACATTATGAAAAAGAATTCTTGAATACTGTAATATTATCAATATCCATTATAAACTTTTTGAACTTTTTATCGATATCTTTATTTGGAAGTTTAAATGATTTAAACTCAGGACGATTTAATTGTGCGTCTGGTGTATGATTATGAACATGTCTGGCTATCATTTTATACAATTTAAAAGAAGGATATCGTTCATCTCCGTTTTTCTTATAAAGAATATTTAATCCGTTATCATCCAAACACCATTCATAAATAAGTTTGGAAACAGGATTATCTAAATCTTCTTCTTCGTCTTCAATAAGTTCATCATAAATAGAACACGCTAATCTGCACAAATCAAAACTCATATTTGGTTCTAATCTTGGTTTTGATTCATTGAAATAAGGTTCTGTATTATATTGTGTTGCTGCATCTTGACCTGGTTTAAAACTGTCACTACACATTAATACGTCGTTATACTTGTAAATGCTTCTTCCGAAATCAATAATTTTTGCAATTCTTCCAAATGTTGGCACTTTGTAATAATCACCCTTGTATCGATAATACAAAAACTTCTTGTTTGTTGGAGTAAACATAACATTATTTGTATGTAAATCATTGTGTGTAAAGGAAAATATATTTTGATATGTTATTAAAATCATAATAATTTGCATTAAAACAGAAAACCATTCGTCATCTGATAAATCATTATTAATCATCAGTTTATCAAGGGTATATTCCATTTTTTCCATAAATACTAATTCAACTGGATAACGAGGTATAGTTGCCATTATAATTTCATCGCTTTCATCACTTTCAGTTTCAGAACCAGAATCAGAATAATCGTCACTATCTTCATCACTACTTTCATCACCCTTTCTACTACCATTACTTTTACTTGTATGAGAAGTTCTAGATGAACAGTTTGATGATTCATCATCATCGTCACTGTCACTGTTATTTGGTTTCTCTAATTTAATATTACTTTCATTTGTATCATTGACAACATCAATTACTTGCAAATCAGTTTCTGCCAGTTCATCAAGTGACATTAAATTATCAGTTTCATCATTCAATAACAAATCAGAAGATTCTACATCAAATATATCATCAAACATGTCTTCGTGTATGGATTTAATAGAAGATCCTGATTTTGACCGGTTTCGTTGTTTTTCATTTGTTTCATTGGTATCACTTTTCTTTATATTTTTATTTCCACTACTGTGTATTTTAATAATGGGACGATTTCTATACGATCCTTCATCACGTTGTAATTGTGCCACAATTCGTGAATAATCTTCTACATTGAAATCTTTGTTTTTATGTTTATTGAAAAAACTTGATTTCACTAAATATTCTATGTCGTCGTATACATTGACTTTTAAATCTTTTTTAATACCCATACAACAACCATAATATTCAACACCATGAAGAAAATTAAAATGTGTATGTAGTAAGTTTGTAAAATATACAAATAAACCATCTACATACCCACTATTGTTGGGATCACATATACTTTCGTGACATTCGGACAAATTAGACTTTTTTGGAATATTGAATAATCGTGTATCTGTAAAATCTTTACCAATCATATATTTGTATGGATCAACTAACGGAACCACCTTGCAAAAAACATCTGTTGATTTTAATTTGGCAGTTTCAGTAGATTTTAAAACAGCATTAAATATATTTTCCGTTTTCTTGGCCTTTAATTCTACAATATACCATAAATGGTTCAAATTAATTGTATCATAATTTGTTTCGTTCGTATTGAAAAAATTATCATAAATAGGAACATAGTTCTGAACTTGTTCCATATTCATTAATTCTGCTGTTTCCAATGTAGAAAGTAATTTTTCATTTTTTCTTTTGATGTAGTTTATTTTGACATTATCTTTACTTTCTGTCATTAATTGTACTGAATACTATGAGACTATGAAATATAAATATATGAACCTTTTAACTTATTTTTTTGAAATGCGTTAAAACATTTACAGAAACATCTACTATAAGGTTAAATGACCCTCGAATTAAAAAAATTTGATATGAAAACCATTAGTTTTAAACCAGATGAATCTAAAGGACCCGTTTGTGTTCTTGTTGGAAGACGTGATACTGGTAAAAGTTTTTTGGTAAGAGATTTACTTTTTTATCAACAAGATATACCTGTTGGTGTAGTTATAGCCGGAACTGAAGAAGGAAATGGTTTTTATGGTAAACTTGTGCCTAAATTGTTTATTCATAACGAATATAGGTCTGATATTATTGAAAATATCTTAAAAAGACAAAAAAATGTCCTTAAACAAATTAAGAAAGAAGTTGAAACTAGACGTAGAAGCACGATTGATCCAAGAACGTTTGTTATACTGGATGATTGTTTGTATGATAATACTTGGTCTCGAGACAAGTTAATGAGATTATTGTTTATGAATGGACGTCATTGGAAAATTATGTTGATTATCACTATGCAATATCCACTAGGCATTCCTCCAACACTAAGAACAAATATTGATTTTGTATTTATATTGAGAGAACCCTATATCGCAAATCGAAAAAGATTATATGAAAATTATGCTGGTATGTTTCCCACACTTGAATCTTTTTGTCAAGTAATGGATCAATGTACAGAGAATTATGAGTGTTTGGTTATCAATAACAATTCAAAATCAAACAAACTGAGTGAACAAGTTTTCTGGTATAAAGCAGATGGTCACCGTGATTTTAGACTTGGATCAAAAGAGTTTTGGGAATTATCTAAGAATGTTCCTTCTGATGATGAGGATGAAAAATATGATCCAGCAAATGTGAAGAAAAAGGGTGGTGGACCAAAAATCAATGTGAAAAAGACGAAATGGTAGTATTAATATATGCTAGTGTATCATTGGGAGAATCTACTGAAACACCCTTTACATCTACGTGATGTATTAAATTATGATCGTTTCCACCTTGTTTATATTTATCTCCGAAATAGTGAATATCATCATAAAAAGGTGTCAAATGTTCCATAACTTGTGTTTTATCCCATTCAATAGGATGAATTGCAATACCCACTTGTCCTCCTTCGCATATACATAATTTATCATAAACACCAAGTTCTTTTGCACGATGAATTAAAATAGATAATAATTCTTTTCTATGATAATTTTTATTGTCAGATTCAATAAATTGTGATCTTTCAGAAATAGTTGCGCTCATACCAACCAAAGAAATATACACAATTCCAGTTCGTAAATCTATAAAGTTTCCAGATATTGTATGTTGGGATCTAGATAAATAATATAAACTGTCGCGTATAAGAGATTGTATATGCGGATAAAGTGTATGATGTCTTATATTTTTTACATATACAGGATCTTTTATTTTTTCACCAAACTCGTTTGATTTATAATATACACACCCACTTTCTGAAAAATAATGACTAAACTGAACACCATCAATTTGTCTTTCGATTGTATCTATTTTCCCTCCTCCAACAATACCAATATCCACACCACTTTTTTGCAATGTATCCAAAGCTTGTTTCATATCATCTTTCATAATTTGACCAGATTCAGCCAAAGTGCCATCAACGTCAAATAAAAATAGTTTTCTTCTTATCATACTATGCATAGTTGTAGCAGACATCTTGTAATATACATAAGTTTATCAAATCTATCTATATTATTTACTTTTACATTTTTATCATTTTATTGAGATTATTTAATCCTTATCTTTATCGTCACCAGCCTTTGCAAACTCAGATAGTTTACTTAGACCCTTATCAGTATCCTTGTCTGTAACAATATTATCACCTTCAAACAATTCAGAACGAATGTCTGCAACAGAAACAATGTCATTCTTTTCAAGAGCATCCTCTTGTGTATTTTTGCCTACTGTAATAAGATTACCCTCATTATCAATATCTTGAGTTAATACCGTGTTTGCTTTTTGTGCATCTTCAATATTCTTCTCAATGGCTTGACGTTTGGTATCCTTGACACGCTTATCGAATGATTCTTTTGCAAACTCTTGATTCTTATTCTTCTCGTGCATAAGTTGATTAAGCTCATCTTCCATAAACTCAACTCTTCCAGTTTTGTATGCATCTGGTTCCCAGGGCATCCAAAGACCAACCGGGCCAACATACACATCATGATGAGGATCGATTTCACGTAACATCTTACAGCGAAGTTCTGCTTCATCTTGTGTAGGATATACACCACGAACTTTCATTCCACGGACAGATGTTTGAAAGTTGTTTGTTCTATTGAACTCTTCAGTCAACTTATCTTCGTGGACATCTAGAAAGTTCTTATAATCACTGTAGAGATCGTTCTCTTTTAGGGAATCTATCTCCTCCTTTGCAAATTCTTTAAAGTCATCCAATAATGTTTCACTTGATATGTTAAATTTGTAAGAAACAAAGTTAAGAAACTGATGATACTTCTCCATAGACTTTGACAACTGAAACTGTTTCACAAATTCTTGAAAAAGAAACACATCCTTCTTTTTTAATATAGTTTCGGGAGATACAAAAGACACACATACAAACTTTTGGTTTGCAATAGGTTTATCTTCATCCAAAACATCTACATACTTTTTGTTTGGTGTATTGTCTGGATTAAGACGTTTTTCAAATGCTGACTCTTCTAGTTGCGATTGAGACATATACAATATAGTTACTTTCGTATTTAAGTAGTTTTGAGTCTTCATAAATCTAAGTCATTTATTTAGCAAATTAGTTTTATACGCCGCAAAAATAATAATCTAATAAATAATTTTCTCCTTATTAATTATAACAATCATGTTCGACGTGGCCGAATTAGTAAAACGCGTTATTAAGTATCTTGTAGAGGGCGTAATGGTCGCTATAGCCGCTTATGCCATCCCTAAGAAATCCTTAAACATGGAAGAAATTGCTCTTTTAGCTTTGACTGCTGCTGCTACTTTCAGCATTTTGGATACCTATATCCCTAGTATGGGTGTAACCTCCCGTTCTGGTGCAGGATTTGGTATTGGTGCCAACCTAGTAGGATTCCCTGGGGGACTCTAAGATCACATCATGATTCCCAAATATTAAAGATTTTGTAATAAAGTGTAACAATTGATAATATTAACTACTGTAGTAATAATAACTATTGTAACAATACTAACTATCAAATTATTATGTATAAATTAATAATAATTTGATGTATGCTAACAAAATTAAACAGTTGCAATAAATTCCCAGTCTAATTCATCACATATTTTTTTCCATATTGTATCTTGTTCAATAAGTTTTTCCCTGTCCTTTAGCATAGGTATGTGTTTAATATACTCTTTTTGATCAAGAAGTTCAAATAATTTGTATAAGACATAATAGTAATGTAAAAAATTCACTCTATAATCAGGACAATGTTTTGCATATGGATATTGTATTTCCATAAAGAAATTACAAAGGATTTCTTCTAGTTCTTGACTTATGATAACTGGACGAATACCTAATTTGTTCTTGATAAAATTAATGTGTTCATAATATTTGTTATAACCCAATTTTTTCAATAAGTCTTTGCATTTGTAGTAGGTAAGATCTGTAATATCAATACGTTCCTTCTTTATCTGAAGTTTCAAGTTTTCAATAACTTCATCTGGTATTTGTGTAGTTTCTTTTCCTTGAAATTGAGAAAGAATTTCTTTGAAGTGATTGATTTTCTTATAAGCATAGAAACATACTTCTTTTGGAGGTTCTTTATAAGATGGTTTATCATTTTCAATAAGATATTTGACACTATTGCTACATTTATTACATATGAGAACCCCTTCATCTTCTATGGGAATAAGTTCTCCTTTCAAACATTTTTGACACACATCAGTTGGATATACGTACTTGTTTACATCTAGAAACTCGTTGTCTATGTTGGAAAGGTATTTTTGAATGATATTAGAATTATTCTTTTCAACATCTTGTTTAATATTCTCGACATCGCTATTTATTTTAAAAAACGTTTCTAGTTTCTTTGAATTTTGAGATTCAGATTCTCCTTCTGAAACCTTTTTCTTGTTCTCAAAATATTCAAATATATATTCGGAATTATCAAGCATATAATTGATTTTTTTATTTTTTAATCGTGTTACATCTTTTCGCAGATCCTTTTTTTTATCTATTTTATCAAGATATTGTTCTAATTTTACACCATTTTTTGGAACTGGTTGTTTACGAAGTTTATTGGATAGTTTTCTCTCTTCTTGTTCTAGTTCCTTTATTTTTTCTTCATCTTTAGAAAAACCTTCCATTTGTTCACTATGTTTTGAATCAAGTGTAATTGTGCTTTTCTTATCTACTACTATTTTTTTCGTTGTTTTGGGTTTGAAGGTTGGCATTGAAAATTATTAACTTGAAGTAATCTTTATAGAATAAGTGTTTTTTACTTTATTTTGTATTTTCACAAATATATATTTTACAGTAAAAAGTGAAATATATGATATAGAATTATTGTAGAATACGCAAACAACATAAATTATAAAATGGATGTCAAATTAATATCGAAACTTACAGGTGACAACATAAAGATGGACAGAAAACTATTCGCAAAGATGACATTTATATACAATGCTGTTCAAGATGGATGGACTGTACATAAGAAAAAGGACAATTATATATTTACCCG